ATACTATATATATAATAAATTAATACTAAGATTAAAAAAGGTTAGATAAAATCTATATTTTTAGCGCCGCCATTTTTTGATAAAAAAATACCAAAAAATACTTCCCATTTCTATTATGCAAAAATAATGTATAAATAATTATTTTAACAAAATTAACCCGCTAGATGCACTCTAATTGTAATATACCGGTGTAACAAGTTACACCGCTTTGCAAATTTAGCGCACTAAAATATAAACTAACGGCCCTCTGGAATAAATTCAGTAGGGTCTTTTCTTATATATATAATATAATAATAACAATTAAAATAAAAAAATTATTTTAATATTTTTAACCCGCGGTGCTAACTTAATATGTAATATACCGGTGAACGACAGTTCACCGCTTCTCAATTCGTTTCACTCATATAAATCTAATCCCGACATATAAAATATGTGCGGGATATTTTTTTGAAATTAATTAACCCGATATTAACATATCGAACGTAATATACTAGTGAACAAAGTTCACTACTTTGAAACCTAAATCGCCCCGGTCTAACGATCGGGGCTTTTTTATTATTAAGCATAAACAAAGTTGGCCCATTTTAAAAATGCTCCAAACCCCTCGCATTCGCTCGTCTGCTGTGAAGATAAACAACTCGCAGAGGATCGTACACGGACAACCGTTTAACGTATTCGGGCTTTAGCCCTCGATACTACTTTATATATATAATTGTCCTAATATTATTTAAATTTAAATAAGCGTCACTATTATTATCTAAATATAATAATTTATTTTAATATAATTAAAAAACCGTTCGCCTAAAATATTCGGTGTCCATTCTCTCTATCCAGGACAACCTAGTAAAAGAGGAAACAGTATAACGCCGGAACCAGAGCAATAAATTCCAGCTAACTGGTTAGAGCTTTCAAACTCTAACAACTTGGAATGATTAGTACTCGATAATAATTGTATCCTAATAATTAATATTAATTATTATATAAATTAATCTCGTACTAAGCAGAGCCTTCGTCACGAACTATAACACAGAAAATTGTATATACGCTACGCTAATACAACCAGCCAACTTCGCTGCGCTATCTTTGATCTGGATCGAAGCAAGACATTCTTTTATAATTAATTTTTAATAAAAGAACCAAAAGGGATTCGCCACCTGAAATAACCTTCGCTCCTAAATTAAATCCGGAGTCTCAGAACATTTATTCCTAGCGGAAATAACCGGCGGCTCAAAATAATTGAATTATTTAAATTCAATTCTAATCACTACTATTCACCTAATTGAATAACTAATAGCAGTGTCCTTAATGATATAACTAACTAATATAATCTTATTATATATACATATATAATAATCTTAACTAACATTACTTTTAGATAAAGTAATACAAAATATATATGGGGGGCGAAAAATATTCGAAATTTCCCAAGCCTCAATTTCAGATTTTTCAGCCCGGAATTTCGCTTTTATTATATATTCGCCATAGTATACCGCTCACTACGTTACTCGCTGATGCTCGTCTCTTACTGACAGCTTCACTGCGTTTGCTGTATAAGAACGTTTGCTATACGGCCTTCGCTTCGCTCGGCCTCCTTATACTATACATATAGATAGCTTAAGGCAGTCGCTTAAAATCGGTCGCTCCCGCTCCCTCTTCGCTTCTTTATCTAACCTATCTATATCCTTCGGATCGACTACTATAAGCTAAAAGCTTAATACTTACAACTTACTTCTCTTAATAAGAGAAGATTACAAGAGAATACACTATATACTAATACATATAATATAATCGCTCGCTATCGCTCGCTTATAATATAATATATATAATATATAATAAATACTTACTTTCTTAAGAAGAAAGATAACAAAGAAAATATACGCTCGCTTCGCTCGCTCATACTAAATATAATAAATAAATACTTACTCTCTTAAGAAGAGAGTAACAGAGAACTCTAATAATAAATAATAAACTACTTACTTCTCTAAAAGAGAAGATAACAAGAGACTACACATTGCCTCGCTATCGCTCGGCATTTAAATAAATAAAATAAATATGCTTACTCTCTTAACAAGAGAGATAACAGAGAATATTATAACGGCCGGCTCACATGCGTTCGCACGGTCTATTATACAAACAATTTATGATCGCTCGCTGGCGCTCGCTCAAATAGGGCGCTCGTGTGGCTTTACCAAGCGTTAATAACTCCACGCTATAAGTAATCATAGCCATCCAATTTAATATCATATGGTGACGCATATAATATTCAAAAAAAATAATTTTAGTACATACATATATACTGTATTAAAACTATGCTTCAATATATATGTATATATTAAAATAATTTTTAAGAATTCAGACCGGACTTTATATATACAGGACACCGGTTTAAAAAAATAAGGTTTAGATAACAGATGCGACCCACTCCCGTGTGCTCCATTATCTAAACCTTTATAAACTAACCTTGAGCTTCTTCTGTAGCTTGTGTTTGGTTAGATACCATAACAATATCTTCGCTACTATCACCAGTGCTACCGAAAGATTTCTTAATACTTCTGATTTCATCAGATTTACTTAACTCAGACCAGGATGCTTTTGCTTCGTCAGTAATTACTGATACGCCACCAATGCCTAATTCAGCGACCTTTTTAAGACCGCCAAACAAACCTTTGGAGGCAATCTTGATACCGCCGATACCAGCATCTTTAGTGATGCCAGCTACGAAGCCAACTTTCTTACCGCCCCAGTTCAATAGGCCAGTAGCTGTAGACTTAACCTTAGCCATTTTATAGGCTGTGATGATGTCGTCTACTACTTCATCATCACATTCAATAGTAACAGCGTTATCTTCTGCTGTAACAGTAGCATTAAACTCTTGCTCTGCTTTTTCTTGGATATACGCCAAAAGATTTTTATTTTGATTTACAAGTTTAAAAGTTGCCATTCTATGGTTCCTCCTTATTTAAATAAAAAATAAGGGAGCCATGTCGGCCCCCTTTAGATTAAAATACACCGTCTACAGATTCAACTTTGCGATTAGGGATTTCTCTAACCAAGTTAAATACTTTTGTAGCCAATGCGTTCACTGCACGACTAGATGCAGTTTCTGGACGGCGAGCGTACAAATCACCATTGTGACGAGTAGCAACTGGATATTCATAGTTGCCTTTCATGCCGTTAGTGAATGTAATACCTTCAGCTGTTTTGCCATCTACGAATTTCAATACTTGACCTTCTTCGACTACTACACCTTCTGGAACTGTGATATCAAAACCACTAAGTTCGGATTGACGAGTAATACGCAATTGAACACCAGCTGTTTTACTAGCTTCTAATGCTTCTGCCAAGCGAGTATAAGCAACTGTATGTTCTGGAGTATCGTACTCAGAAGTTGCTTGTTCTGCAGATTCTTCTGCATCGTTACCTTTAGCCAATAAACCCATCAATTGATAAGTTTTAATAGCTACAGAATCAGGTAATACTAATTGACCAATCATTTGGTCATAATTTGCGGAACGTTCCGCCAAAAGATTGATAATGTCTGCAGTATGCAAGGTAGCAACTGGAACGAACGCACCTTCACGTTTCTCCAGCTTCTCTACGTTTTCTTTGCCCCAAGCTACGAAACCTCGAGCGAAACCGCCCAATTTAGTACCACCTAAAACTGCTGTTACGATAATGTTAGCCATGATAAGCTCCTTTTCTGCTCGATGAGGGCCGAGCAACCCAAAATATTATTTAAAAATTTACTGCCTCCCTTTATAAGACAGTATCCAATATACTAATATAATATAATATATATTAATATACTCGATACTGCCGTCGTCTAGTTTTCATCGACGACAGTTGTAATAGTAGAGAGGAGGAGAACTAGATATTTACTATCTGGATAAACAGCACAGTCCTGAATGAATAGGATTGTTGTTTATAGGAGTTCAGAAAGAGGTTTTTTAGGAACTCAAGACTATGCCGTTTATCCAAGCAGTAAATCCCGCGAAAAAGATTTCGGGCCGGAGGCGACCGAATGTCGTACCGTACCAAGCCGTAAATTACGCAAAAAAAGAAAAGGAAGAAGCGATATGATGTGATATCGACTTCTTCCGTAGCCACACTGAATGACTATTTTCTAGTTGCTTTTACAACTAGGTCAGTTAATACATAACCAAGCATGAAGAAAAATGCTCTGAACAACCCAGGTTGCTCAGCATAAAATTTGTCTAATTTAACGATTAATTTATCCATGATAATCCTCCTATGCGATAAATAAAGAAACGATGCTGTAACCTAAAGCGAAAAATGCCACACGGTAGGACCATGGGCTAACTTCAAACCAGATATTTAAATAATTTTTTACAGTAGACATGATGTGTCCTCCCTTTTAAATAATAAATTATGCGGGCGCTAAATATTCATTTATCTAACGCCCATTAATAATTAATAATACTAGTCAGCCATAACCATCTTATAGCCAACTTCATTTTTGCTAACAAGTTGAGCACCTGGATACTCTTTTAATACGGACATAGTGCTGTCCTCAGAGTAAATGCTCAAATAATCATTATTTAATTTTAAAGTATAAAGATAAGTAATTGTCAACATAATTTTTACCTCCCATATGTTGAATACTAGAATGAGGGAAATTCCCTCAAAGAAGATTTCGGGCCGGAGGCCACAACATTATTTAATTAAATGTTTGAGCCGTGATAAGCCGTAAAATGGGACCGCGTAAACAATCCCTTTATTTAAACTCCCATCTTTCTTTCTAGTTAAAGTTCCCATATATGCTACCTTCATACCACGTATAGTTAAATACTCAGGACGGAAGCCAACAGCAATACCATTAGCTTCCATATAAAACCAATCAATAGCATCAATAATGCTATCGCACTTTGCAATATAAGGTTCGGCAAGATTACCGAAAAATACGTATTTCATAATTTCCTCCTCATAAGAATAACGTATTAAAGGGAAAATTCCCTCAAAGAAAATTTCGCCCCGGCGGGGCATACTGTTACTAGTAAACTGACACCGCCGGATCGGCTAAATTAAAGAAATAAAAATAAGTTTATATAAAATATATATTAAGGACTATGCCGAAATACATATAAAGGTGACAGTCGAATATTCGACGACTAGAGACGAAATGACCGGACGATAGTCCACCGTCATGAGCGCCAGGAGTCGAATATGGTCCCGCATACGGGCGACTGCCACCGGACAAATTTTTTAAATAAATCGTATTTAGCTACAGATATAATATCCATAAACTAAATACGATTTATTTTATTTTACAAATGTTGCACGTACTGCCATACGTTTTCTAGGCATTTTAAATGCACGATGCAATAATGCACGTGTTTCATCGTCTTCGATACAGTCTGTTAATATCCAGGAGTTTTTTGCTTCTGGTGTTTTGAATTCAACATTGAGACCGTAAGTTTCTTCCATAGTATTAATAATGGAGGCGCGATAAATATCTCTATTATTTAACGCCATACCTAATACTAGATTGTGAACTTCTTTAGTAATATTATTTAACATGACAATCTCCTCTGCCGGTATTTTTACATGGAACGGTCGCCATGAATATAATAATGAGAGAGAATTTCCCTCATAATAGATTTCGGGGCGGAGCCCTACTATCCTTAGATAGCAGAGTTCACGCCCTATAAAAAAATAAAAAAGACGGGACAACCGTTAAGGATTGAAGAGAGATGTTTATTATTCTTTGCCTTAATCCCTAGCGGGCCCCGGAGGGGGATCTGCTACTATGCTTTACGTAACAACAATGTGGCAGACTTAATATCTTCACCGTAACCATCTTTCTTAATTACGTTGAATAACACATCGTCAACTTTTACTTCGCCACAGAAGTGAGAAATAAAAGTTTTATCTCCTACAATTTCACAGGAGATGATCTTAACAAGTTTACCTGCAGAGCCTTCTTTCATAGATTCTACATACAAACCGTCTCCTTGCTTCCCTTTACTATTAGGAAGCAAGAAGAATTTATAACCCTTTTCTTGCGCCAAGAAAATATTTTTGGATACATTTTCACTATCGCTACTACGAACAGCGAAGATAGGTTCTTCTGTAGGCGCCTCTAATGTTTCGAGAATATGAACAACGATGAACAGACCACCATCTTCTCTTCTAAACACTGGTTGCACACCAGTAACAGAAGTAGATGTGAAGAAACGGCCATCTAAAGAACGACCGTTTTCAAACACCACTTGATCGCCGTCAAGAATGTTGTTGTTGGAAGGATCGATGCAGAACACATCGATGTCTTTCATTAATGGAGAACTTGCTAAATCTTGTTCCCCATTTTTTCTGCGCCAGATAGCACCACTTGTGATACTGTTCATTACAAGCTCGTACTCTAATACAGAGCTGGCAAAATTGAAGCCACTGTTTTTAGCGGCTTCATATTTGTCTTCCGCATCGCCTAAATACATGCGAATAGTGTTCGCAATGTATTCTTTAGCTTTGCTAAAGTTACCTTCGATATCTAAGCCTTTGATATCGATAGATTCGGACTTGCTCAAGTCTGCGCAGATTTTGTTGTATGTATCAAAGAAGCCTTTAGCTGGCAACTTTTCAATATTACCTGCGATACCATTAGCTTCTAGTACAACATTAATTTCCTCTACTGCACGAACTGCAGCCTCTAACTGTAATTCGTACATTGTATCTTTTAAATAAATAACCTCTTGTTGTTTTTTCATTTTGAACTCCTTGCCGGATTAACGTGTCGGTCGCACAATGAATTAATTATTTAACTCTGCTATCCTCCTCTACGAAGAATTTAGATTCTTCTTCGTTCCACTTAATTTTAGGAGGAGCAGATCGACGTGCTTGTTTGATGCCGTCGAACAAGAAGCTTAATGGATCCCACACCTTTAAGCCTGTTTTAGCACTATCTATAATCATGCCAATTACTGCAGGTGCAGCTTCTAGCACATCTTCTAAATATGCTTTAATAGATTCTGCACTGCGATCAGACGCAACGAAAGACATTGTAATGCTTTCAATTTTAGCATTACGCACGTCCTCCATTGCAATATCTTCATCACCAACATAATAACGAGAATATTCTACGTTGCCATCGAATTCATTACCAAATTCTTTAGCAATGTTTTCTTGCAATTTTTTAATAAGTTCTGCATTGTCCAAGTTTTGCAATACTGTGATTGCTGTGCTTGTCGCGACACAAAACTCACCAACGTCTGTGTTACCTGTACTAATGTTAGCGTTAAATACGCCTTCCATTAGCTCAGAGAAATTATTAAAAGTAACAGAAGAAGCTTCACCGATATCGTCTGGAATATCGACAGATCTTTGTTTCCAGTCAGCGAAGATTTGAGCATCCTCGCCAACTAGGAACATAAAGCCATCTGTATCGAAATCAGATCCACCAGTTAAACCTTTAAATACAGAACTACCAGAACATAAGAAAGTTGTTTCTGGTAAGCTTTTAGCAACTTCAATTGCCAACATCTTAAATGCAGGCTTTAAGTCGCTTTCTTCAATACGTTCGATATACTCAGCTTTGCCGAGCATACGAACGTGTGCAAATTCACTTCTTGCGCTATGAGGGAAACGTACAACATATGCTTCGCCATGTTGCAACAAACGTTTATTTGTTACCAATACTTCATCATCTGCAAGAATGCCTTGAGAAAACATCCATACAGTATCACCTGCACCTCTAAGATATCTGGAGTCAGAATCTCCAGACATCTTTAAAGACTTAATTACTTTGCTCATGTTCTTTGCTAAGCTATTTGCTTTAGCAGAGAATACATATTTATCATATGCAACTCTACCATCAGCAAGAATGGCGGCATCTACACCAGTGCCTCCAAATGAGCCCTCAGTGTAGGACTCAAATTGTTTAACAGTTTCTTTTGTTAATTTTTCTACTAGATATTGTTTTTTCATGATTATTCTCCTCTTATTATTTAAATTAAATGTGTTGAATCAATTGACTCGACACTTTTGCTTGCGTCGATTCAATAATCTGAAGAACTTTAAATGTGTTCTCCTTCGGATCTATGTAACCTGGGACGGCTTTAAAGCCGTTAAAATCGGTTACATATAATAATTTGCCGCATGGATTACCGACAATCCATACAGCTGGTTCTTCACCAGAATAGTCTCTGTCTACTTCAGACAGAGACATTACAGAGTATTGTTTGCACTCTGCTGCCAATGCCCAAAATCCGGACATATTTTTAACTGGCAAACTACCAGTTTTAGTACATCCGGAAACACGAGCCTGTAGATATAATGGTTTATCTTTTGGACAGCCATATAACTCGCAAAAATCATAATGCGAATGATATGATTGACCATCCATGTTATCTTCTGTACCGAATATTGCCATGTTATCAAATATCATGAAGCAATATTCGTTAAGGTCGACAACGAATTCTTTACCGTTGGCAGACCATAAGTTGCCATATGTAGAAAGTTTAGTCGCCTTTCCGACCTTAAGAGTCTTTTCTCCTTCAAAGCTACCAATACCATGGTTAACTTTTTTCAATTTGGTTAACCATTTATCTAACAATTCTTCTTTAACAGCAAAGCGTTTTCCTTGTCTTAACGCACTTGCCGATAAAGAGATTGGTACATATACATCTCCTTCAAATGTAAAAGAATTACATGCATCTTCTTTCTCTTTGAAGTTCCCTACAATAAGTAAAAGATCATCAATAATGTTTTCGACGTTGGCCATCGACTTTTCTGTCAATCGATAGTCTCCATCGAAATTAATGCCTTTGCCCTTAACTACAACAGCGGATTCTTTAACATCTTCCATTGTAATGGCACCAGTTACATTTGCGCCAACTACATCGAGAATGCAAGATTCTTCGCTAATAATTAGACATCTAATATTAGCTGTTTTTAATTCTTGAAGAGTTGCTTTATGTTGCAACCAATCACCACTATTATTAACTTTTTTTGTTGCTGCAAATGCTTTCTTTAATTCTAACATACTTTTCATTTTGAATTCCTCCTCTAAAAACAATTATTTTGTTAGATAATCATAGCTCACTAATGGAGCATTGTTATCTATCATAAACTGGATGGCAGCTTCTCTACCGGCAAATTTTTTGTACTTTCTGCCGGTAAAACCGTCTGTAGAATCTTTGCACTGAGACCATGTGCGGAATACACCCGGCATATAGCCTCGTGCTACAGCATAGTAAGGCAGTGACATAATCTTGTCTGTTACTGTTTTAAGGTCACATTTTGTATGACCATCCATTGTTGCAAGCATAAGAACATTCCTACATTCCCTTTCTTGCAAGAAACATACATCTCCTATTCTTCCTTTCATAGTTCTTATGCCTTTCTTGGCATAATACTTTTGAGCAGAGTCTAAGAGATCCATATAATCTCTTGCACTATTCTTTGTTTCGATTGCCAATGTTTCTAAATTTAAATAAGTTGTTGTTGTCATGATCTTTTCCTCCTTATGACATACAATGATATACATTACTATAGTTTATAGTCATACAGCTGGACTATGTTACTGAGCCTATCTAATTACTTGTAGATAGGAACAGCAATCTTTTCTCCTGGATGGATTGATCTGCTTGTCACTCCTCCTTCCATCTTAGCTGATTTAGCAACAGATGTTGCAACAGCTTCGCGAATGTCATAGTTGACATCCGTGTTACGATTAGCATCTTCTATGATGCTTGTAATAGTTTCACCTCCTTTAACAACATGCATTTCGTAGTGATCTGGTGCAACTGGTGTTGCAAACCACATTGTCATTCCTACTACTGTTGCTACCATTACTGTTGCTACTGTCTTTTTCATAATAATCCTCCTAGTTGCTTTTAACGTCTTCCCAAGACTAATAATTAAATGGCAGACATCATTATGTATGTCTGCACGGTCTCGAGGCCAAGCTCTCCATCAAATAACACCCTGAATCAAAGCAGGGGGGGCGAACTTTAGCTCCGAGGCCACTTATATATAAAACACTTACCCCTTTGATCCAAAACCAAAATTTGGCCCTATATAAGCATTCTCATTTACAAAGCATAATTGATAATACAACCACTGCCTAACAATCTAACCTTCCTCACACAAAACAAAAAAAAGAGAAAGACAAAAATAAAAAACACATCACACAAAACGCGTCATTATAAAAATATACACCACAAAAATTTCCCTTATATAGCGAACATATGTACGGATCAATCTAACGATTGGTCCAGACAAAAAGAAAACCCGTAGCTTCCTACGGGTTAGTGTTCTTTAATTTAAATATATCAGCGATAACATGATCGACTAATATTTTACTATGTTCAACTTCGTCAAACAAATAAAAAGCTATAAGAATACATCGTTTATCCTCTTTACTTAATCGATAACTCATTTTATCGTATTTCATAAGTAAATTTACGCTCCATAAATTTCTTAATTGCCATACTTGTGCTTTAGGATGCAATCTTTTCATGATCGTATAATAATAATTGAATATCATGAAAACGAGAAATTCTTCGTTCTGAACGCGGTAATTAATATATTTTTTATGTTCCTTAATTAACTTGCGTATGAGTAATACTATCTTGATTTCTCGAGCGCCGTTCATTACTGTCATTGTTTAAATCTCACCTTCGTTTCGCTACGCTCGTATCATAAAATTCACACATACCGTCAAGTATTTTATTATATATAATTATAAAATTAGAATTTTCGAAGTGTTTAAAATAATATAATATAACGACATTGATAAAAGCTTTAACATCGTCGGCTAACGGTATCCGACTTTTAAAATATTTTACGTATTCGCTAACTTCGACAAAGTTAGTATCGGAAAGATGATCGTGCCAACTATCTTTAAAATCGTATAATAAACGATGTGCTATATTATAAATATCGGATATCATTACATAGAGGTCGGACGGATAACTAATTCTCCAATGATTTGAACGAAGAAACTGATTTATATAAAGTATCATATCTTCTTTTAATTTAGCGCAGTGTATATCATATTCTTCTTCGTTAAAATATTTAGCAATGCTCATTATTTAAATTTCTCCCGAGCCAGATCGACAAGATCTTTTAATTTAGAATTATTATATTCAGTTGCGTTATAATTAAATAATGCAACGTTTATTATCTTCTTTTCTTTTTTAGACGGATAATATTTATTTTTTACTTTATGAGCCATAACGAGATTAAAATGAAATTTCGAGGCAATCGGTTGTATTCTATCTCTCGGATAAGATGCTTTAAATATAGAATAAAATAAATTATAAACGAAATGTACGACGAAACTTTTATCGTGTATCTTATATTTTCTATATCGAAAATTAGAATTAATAAGTTTATATATATATTCGACAAGTCCCTTTTGTCTATCCATCTATAACTTTCCTCCAAACAAATTTTTACTTCGTTCGATAATGTCCTCTACAAGTAGAAATAAAAATCTATAATTCTTCTGGTAATAATAAAAAGAAATTAACGTAATCAACTTACGATATTTTTCCGGTAAAATATATTTTGTATCTTGTTGAATTAAAAGATGTGATCTAGTAGCACCAACATTTTTTAATACATGATGACCAGGCGATAATTCTCTTATTATATCTTTATAAATATAATAAATAGTACAGACTATATTTTCAGAGGCTTTATTTATATATCGAGATTTAGCTGATTCTATAGAATTAATATATTTAAGTACGGCTATCGTTCTATTTTTGGCATTCATATTTTCCTTCTCGTATTGTTTTACAAATTTTATCGGATAAGTTCCATGGCAGATCGCGAATATTATTATATAATAGATACGTAATTTTTATATAATGAAGTGCTTTTTCGTCTTTGAATTTTGACAAGGAGCTGTAGGCGCTGTCGGTAATAACTTCTCTTACGTCTTCTTCATTTGCATCGCTAAGATTACCATAACGCACATTAACGAACTCGGATAACACGTCCAATAATATTCTATATAAATCAGATACAACTCTAAATTTATTTAAACTATTATTAAGCCGCCAAGAATCCTCATCGACCATTTTGTACAAATAAAATATTAGAGATACTCTAGTTTCATAATAGTCCATTATCTAACCTCATTTGTTTAATTATTATACCTGTTAAATCTTTATCTTGTCGATATTTGTTATAATATAAAATACTAAGTTCGATATATTTCTTCTCGCCTTCGGTAAGCATATTTTTATTGCTACAATCTATAATATAATAATAAATAGAAGTATAACTAATAGATCCGAGTTTTAAATAATCGCTATGAATAAAATCGGCAAGCGCAAGTACAGATAGATTATAGATATCGGCTACTTCATAATATCGTTGATTATAATGTTTAGAAGTCCACCACGTCTTATATACGAGAATCGAAATATAATGAATGATATCGAACTTAAAATTCTCAATATTGCGTATATCTAAAGAATTTAACATCTCGTACTCCTCTTATTTTATCTTTATATAGATTAAAATATCGTTCATCACATTTATTAAACATATAGAACGAATTAACAATCATCATAATAAGAACTTTAATTCGCTCGCCTAAGATATTATAATTATTATGTTCTCTATCGATAAGACCTTGATAATCTAAAGAGTACGATCGCATTTCGTTATACAACGATATATTATGTTCGTCTCTTACGATATTCATTAATAGACGAAAAGCTTCGTTCGATATCGGTAAAAAATCGAGAGTGCCTCGAGTATAAGGAGATAATTGAACCAGCATTATAAATAAAAGTTTGTGAATCATAGCGGCCCGTGGATATTTCATACTTTCCTCCATAATAAAAAAATCCTCCATATAATATATTGTTATTATATCATATGGAGGATTAAAATTAAAGGCTAAATACGCTTACATCGTCGCCATTTGGAGTAAGACCGCGCATGTATAAAGTATTACCTTCGACAAAGAAAGATTTTACTTCTTGTTCTCCCTGATAACCGGCAATAACGTCGGTTGCTACACCTTTTACCAGGATGGCGAAACAACCTGTCATATAATTATACCAACCGCTATGACCATCGGATGCGGATTGTTGAATAGAAGAATAAACAATAATTTGTTGCCAATCTGACGGGAGATCGCAAACCTTAAATTTTCGGTTAGAGCGATCTGTTGCATTTCTAGCAGTAACACGACCGCTCCAAATTTTATTAGCAGAAATCTTAGCAAATGTAGAGCCACCGCCACCTTTAGGCATATTATTTACTTTGTTATTTAACATTTCGATTTCTTCCTGAAGGGCAAATTGTTTAACTTCTTTTGTCGTAGAATTATACCAACCTGGACGGCTAACGCAACATAAATTAGTTTCGTAAGTGTTACCGTCGTAATCACCTAAGTCTAGATGAGCTTTACCTTGCGCGATTTCTTCTAGAGTAGAACCAGAACCGATACGATGATATTTGCCAGTACCGGGGCCTGTTTCCATAAGAATCGGATTACTATAAGCAAATTTAAGAGGACCAGTAATAGTGTCGCCATTTTTATTTAACTTATTATCTAACTCTGTCGTTAAACCATCGGAGAGTTTTTCTTTCGTAACAGAACGATCTCGTAATTTTCGAGTCGTAACACTAGCATCAGGATGATCGATTTCATCTAGAGTGCGATGTTTAGATAACTCTCCTTTAAGATCGTTAAGCTTTTTAAGTGCTCCACTACCGGCATTATCTAAAGACGATTTCAATTCATTCTTTAAATTATTTAACAGCGAGTCGATCTGATCTTTTAAATAATATTTAGCAATAAGATCGCCCAACAAGTTATCGACTTGATCTTTTGTATAATGATCTTTTAATAGTTTAGCTTTAGACGGGAATAATTTATATAATAAGAAAGCACTTAACGCTTTATCCTCACTAAAGTTCGTTTCGCCTTCAACATATTCGTCGGACGAAATAACTTCTTTTTTATCGACATGCTGTACTCTGTCTTTCAATCGATTAAGCATCTCGGCACGTTTAGGCTCGCTTTCACGGACGCTAAACTCATAATCGTATATATTAGTTTCTGGCATATGAATATGTCCTTTCGTAGATTTAAAATATATACTACTATATTACAGAAAAAATCCCCGCACTAAGTACGGGGATATATTTTATTATAAATGATCGTTAGGTTGTAAATAAACTATACGCCAAGATCCAGGGCCTTCTGTCGACTCTGCGATATAAAGTGTATTATTATCTATTATCATTTGTCCAGCAAACGCTGGTGCTTGTGTCATATCGGTTGCCATAAGTTTGTCGATACGAACATAATCTTTTAATTTATCCCCGACATCGGCAGCATTAACGACCCATTTAGTACCGTTCCAGAATACCGGCATATCGAGTGTCGTATCGAAATACTGTTGACCGACAACTAAATGTTCAGTCGGACGTTTTTCTGTCGGACCAGAATGGATAACTGGTATAGTTTCATATGTCATATTAGACATAATATTAAGACTATTGCCAGGTTTAAAGTAGATTTCCATATTGAAATCTTCTGGCGCTTTAACGACGTCGGCTTTATAAACTTCAGGGATGCTAAGCTTCATTGTCTTAGCAGTAGGATCGGCTTCGATAATCGGGAAGCTACCCTTACCTAACGATTCAATAGAAGCACCGGCTTCGACTGGTTTGCCAGCATGAGAACCGTTTTGCCATACTGGATATACATCGAATCCGACCGTTACAGTACGGTCACCATGATTTGTAACGGAAGTCGGTTTATCGTGTACATATTCTGTATCAGTTGTATATTTATATGTCGATACATAACCTAAATGACCGGTAGCCTTCGGATCAGATTCTATATATAAGTCACCGGCTACGCCTGCAGCATAATGACTATAATCATTATCTTTAACGTCGATCTTCGGTTCGCCTTTAGCATTAAAGTAAATAGCAGAACCTTCTTCTTGGAAAAGTTGATTTTTATCATTAGGCTTCATTTCCCGAATCGTACGATCTCGACCGACGAAAACTCGTGTCTTAGCATTTTCTTCGGCACGAACTTCGAATCTTCGATTTACATAACCTTTAGCTCCATACTCATCGGTAGAACCTAAGTTAGTAAATAACTTTAATTTATCGGATTCTTCGACACCGTTAGGAGCAATCGATAATATAGGAGAATCGATCCAAGAGAATAAATAACGATCGGTAAGAGCCGCAAAGTTTTGAACAAAGTTAGGGAATTTCAAATTATTAACTTTGATCTCAGCTTTATCTTCATTATTAGATTCAATCTTAATAAATGGAACTGGATAATTTCCGTCTGGCAAATATTGAGCATCACCAGAGTGCGTAATATCCAAAGTAATATTATTTAACTCAGTAGAAGCTATAGCAAAAATATCGAGAAGATTAGTCGATAGATTCCAGCGACCAGTTAATTTAAGATTACTTAACTTATTAACATAAAGCATAACGGACGATACATTAGCTAAATCAAAATCGTCGCTATAATGAATCGTTACATTATCGATATCGGCATAAGAATAAGAAGAAACACCCATATTACAATTATTAGAAATAATATTACTAACTGTATTACCGATACCATCTGTAGCTTCTATTTGTATAGAATATTGACCATAATCGGTAATAATATTATCGATCGTAGAATAATGTATCTCACGACTCAAATCAATATTTTGACCTTGATTATCTTTGGTGTTAGCCATCTTCATATTTTTTAAGACGAGATTATAATGACGCATATCGAGATTATTGTCGTCATTTATAAATTTAATATAGCTACCGCTAATATCTTCTCGTGCTACTTTAAAGGAGAAGCCTTTAATAGTCGTATTATAAACATCGTGATGGTCGCCATTATTATTGTCGGTACAACTCAAAATAAAGCCGATAGTATCGACACTAGAATTAGATTCATCGTGATCACAATTAATAACGGCACCATGCAATGTTTCAGATTTAACGACTAATTCTTTACTGCGATCTTGAGGACAAATAATTTTTACTTTGTCACTAATCTTATAAGTACCGTCAGGAAAGAGAACTTCTGTATAACCTTCGGCGTTCGCCTTCGTAAAGATTTCATTTAACTTAGCTGTAACGTCAGTTGCGCCTGTATTATCGACGCCTTCTGTAACGACGTTAAGAGATCGTTTGTTACCAGTTAAAGATTGAAGCTCTGTCTTCTTAACGAACAGCTCATCGGTTTTAACTTTATTATAAATCGCTTTATCGTAATGATAAGTCGTAAGTACTGTATAAGAATTTGTACCGTTATAGTGTTTTAGTTCTTTGCCTAAAATGGTTGTTAAATTACGTTTATCGCCGACCTCTAAATTGTTATTAGCATTAATTTTAGCCATAACATAGTTAGTAGCTTTATCAACAGATTGACCATGATAACCGACTTGATTGCCGACTACGATACCGTTGTTTAAAAAGTCGTTATTAATATTATTATAATAACTTCTTGCAAAATCGTATTTATAAATACGAATATAGTCGTGGCTATTAGCCGCCATATAAATAGCACCGTCAACTAAAGCAAAATCTTCGATTTCGGCCTTCGGTTCAAATTCGAGTTCTCTAACGATAGTAGCCGTATTATCGTTAATTTCGACTTCGACGATGCGTCTCATTAAACTGAATATAACTTTGTTACCGACAAACAAAGCACCGTTAGAATCGTTATTTTTCTCGTTTACGGTGATCGTGTATTCTTTACCGTTGGTCAAATCGCTGTTAGCGTAAATTTTAATTTTACGAGTGCTATTATCTTCGCCCGGTAAGATACTAACATATTGACCGGTAACATTGTTATAGCCTACGTTATAAAAACGATCGGTATAATCTTTATATTCACCTGCATTTAAATTATCATCGATCGCGTAAATACGATTACCGTTAGCTGCACCATTAGTAGCCCGTAGTTTTCCGTCAAAGAATAAAGTATTACAGTGGCCAAGTTTATCGGCGCCAGTATTTTCGACACTACGCGTGATACCAAAATCTTTATTTAACTCGTATAAGATTTGTGTCGTACTATCAGCATTAATACAAGCTACGATAAATTTTTCAGTCTGAGGGTTATAAGTAAAACCTTGGCACTGATTTACCTTTTCTTTATCGAAAGGAACTTCGGCTACTAACGCGATATTTTCAGCATATTGCATTACTGGCTTTTGATTCTTCTTGAGAATAGAACTTAAACCTTGCGCAATTTCAGAAATAATAGACATAGTGTCTCCTTATTATAAATAATTGATTCCATTCATCTTAGCGATTTCACGAGCACGGTTACGAATCCAATTACCGCCTGCAGTATGTAAACCGTCTTCAGTACGAGTATGACATTCTGGAACGAGTATATCAAGATCCCAACGTTCTGCCGGATAATCGTATAAATCTTGACGTGCTAAGCAACGTTCACCGTGAGTAAATACTTGGCTTAACGGTAAGCCCCAAGATACGCAACATAAATAGATTACAGTAGCCATTGCTTCGAGTTGTAATGCATTAACTGGTTCTGCACCTGGTATGTATGTGGAATAACCTGTAAAGCCGTCGCCATTTAATTCAGAGCCATAATTAGAGCAAGCCGAGATGCCAAAGTTATTTGTATTTTCACGATAACAGTGACTAGCGCGATTATCTAAATCTTGCATTATATGTACGTTACCAGATCCATCGATACACATATGATAATCATCGAACAACTGGTCGTAATGACCAGCTGTCCAATGTAAAGTAATCATAGTATTCGAAGAACCTTGTTGTTGAATAGTCGGATAAATATTTTTAACTACATTATCGCGAACTTGTTTTAATTGTTCTTCGTATGTCATTATTGTCTACCCCATGGATCACGTTGATATAAACCTAACATAATATTCCATATTTCTTGAGAAACACTGAATTGAACTTCGTCGTTTCTATGTTCCATAGGAATATCTTCACTAACAAAAGATCCATCAGCTTGTTTAGTCATAGAATAAACTTCTTGATTGTAACAAGCAACTAATGGATTCTCGTTAAACTTATTTCCGGTGTCGGCAATCTTAACTTTAAATGTATTATTCGCAGCATTTTCTTCGTAAGTTACATTATCGCGAATATAATTGAAGTCCATGCTTACGATGTCAGGATCAATAGCGGACCAATCTTCTTCAGGATTTAACGCCAATTGAAGAGAAGTTTGTTCTAATTGACTATCACCAAAGAATCCTTCTTCTTCTGGTTGAATGAAGCAGTTATTATGTCTAAACATAAAATCGATAGAACGATACATAATAGGATGAATCATAGATTTTAATTTAGATAAAATAAAATTAGAATGTTCTAATCCCATATCGATATCGAATATTTTTTGATACGGTTCGCCAGAATATAAAACATATTTAATATGTTTAGAAGTCGTTAAATCTTTTTTAAGATCGGTAAGATTACCTTCGCCGCCATTTAAGTTAGGCAATAAATTTTTAATGTCGTCGAAGCCTAACTGCGTATAGTTTTTATTATAAGGCAAACTAGTTTGATTAGTAAAATCAATAGCTAACGGCATAGATTTAACATCGTCGATATTGAATTCTTTACTATAAACACCGTCAGCAGTTTTGTCGAGAGATTGACTGAATACAGAAAATTCTGGATTAAGACCTTTAATATATACTGTTTCTTTTTTCTTATTAGTAACAGAGTTGTCTTTTACTGTCGCGATAACTTTACCAGTGTTATCGTTATAAGCAAAAGCTGGACTAAACTGGTTGCCAAATAAGAAATTAGCATTTGCAATTAAAGAAGTATCTGCAATTTCAGAAAGATCGATTTGACCGATATTTTGATTTTTATTATTTTCAAAGTGAACTCTATTATTATCGCTAAATGGAAGTTTATTTAAATTTTTAATTGCGTTCCAATCAACAATAATTTTAGCTACTTCACCTTTCTTAATAGTATATTCTTTATTGAGCACAGAAAACTTAATTGTCGTTTTCATATGATTAATAACTTCGAATCTATTTTTAGATTGATTCCAGAAAACATCGACATTAAGTTTTTCGACAGGAACATCGAATTTTTCAATTACGCCAATATTAGGTTCTGTCTTACTATGATTAGTATATAAGAACATACAAGGAGAATATTCGTTAATAATTTCTTGAGGAGTTTTTGTAGCAGTATAATTTTCTGGTTTTGTTTCGCTATATGCAAAGTTTACAATCGCTAAGAAATCGTCGTCTTCTTCTCCGGTTCTAGTTAAAATAGGAACGGTAAGATTATTAATCTCACCGTCTTTGTTGAATTGAGAAGCAACACCATTCACTTCGACATAAGATTTAAATGGGCCAGATAAGGAAACTACATAATTGGTCCCTTGTTTTTCTAAAGATATAATACCGATTTTATATGGATCAGTAATATCGCTATTTACTAATTCCTTTAAGTAAACATCGACTTCGGAAGAAAATGGAGCATCTTTAGAATCGAGAACACCTTTGAATACTTCTTTAAAGATTAATTTTTTAACTCCGTCGATATATTCAGAGATTTCTTGAATTTGATTGTTTTCAGACATGTTGAATTATCCTTTTAATTATCTATTATAAATGATCATAGTATTCTGTCGAGATTAAGATACCAGCTGCTTCAAGTGCATCGCGTTCGCTAAATAAATATTCTGCTAAGCCTAAATCTCTTTCTACGTTGTTTTGTGTACTTGTATTATAGTTTATAAGAACGTGACAATCTCCATCTTTTTTATAAGCTTTAATAGAATTAATACTTTTTATTCCTGGGCTAAAATTAAATGTTCTCGACGTTCTTGAATATTTATCGCCACATAAAGTGAAAGTTAAATTATCTATATTCTTTGGCAAATTATCAGATGAAAGAAGATCGACAGCTCCAGATACTTCTGTATCAGAAATAGTTTTATATATATTATCGACAGTATATAAATCTCGATTAAGATCTGTACGGTATCCATATTCATTCTTTGCTAAGCTACAAGATTTCCCGTTAAAGTTAAATGCTTTAAGCTCTTCAAAAGAATAATCATAATAAAAAGCAGATTGATCGGTAAGAATACGAATGCAATTTTGATTTAAAATATTATGTGCATTAGGATTTTCGATTTCTTTTTTCCAAGGATAATTAAAGTTATTTTTAATCTTTAATTTTATTTCTGTTGTATCTGGTTTTATTTTTGATAAAAGATCGACAGTAATCTTAGAACCAAATTCTTCAGAATTTTGTCCGACCGGGATAGTTTTTGTTTCGCCTAAATATTCTATTTCTAATGGTTCATGATAATTATTTACGATATGATGTAAATAATTAACATCATCACTAAACAATTTTTCATAAAGAAAATACTGTTCATAAAAAACTGATGGAAGATCTGTTTTTGAATGATCCATTGCAAAAGGAATTTGTGCATTTGTTTTTAAATTAATATTGTCTTTAAACTTACCTTCATAATCAAAAGAAATAGGAATATCTGTTACAAGTTCATTAAATTTTTCAGCAACTCTTGTAGCTTCACTAATGGTTGCTTCACCATTTTCATTGGTCGTAAATTTAATTCCTTTTATGTTATATTTTGTATTAGAAAGAAGACCAGTAATCTTTAACTTACTTATATCATTTGGAACAGATACGAATGGCCGGTTCGGGAAAAATCTACTAAACATATTACTAGCAAACAAATAGCCGACTTCGACATGATTAATATCAGTATTAGTTTTATCCACAGAAAGAATATCGATACATTTTTTTAAGTATTCACTATCTTCAGGTTTTTGATATGACGTTTGTAATTTCTTATTTTTAGGAGCCCACAAGAATTTAACATACGGGAATGGATTTTCTTCGTCGATATTAGCCTCAATAGTAATAATACTATCTTCTGGAACATTATGAGGAACATCGTTTATTTCTAAATAACTAAAAGGTTGAGCACTAATATCAAAAATATATTTATTTTCTTTTTGAGTAACATTGTTAATTCTCAATGGAGCAATACTCGTATATCCTTGAAGCACTCTTTTTAGATAATATACGATTTCTTCTGGGAATGGAGCATTATTTTCTTTTAATGCTTTTTCTATTAAAGAAACAACTGTATAAGGTTTATAAGCCGTAATCTCGTTAGCTATATCTTGTATTTTATTATCAGGCATGTATACTCCTTATTTATTTAATCGATGCTTTTATTAATTTTACATTATTAGTAACAAAAATTGTCGGAGTGATTGATTTACCGATCATGTTGCCATCTTTATCACAAATGAATATTTTTTTATTATTTTCATCCATAGCGAGAATTTCAGCCTTGGATACTGGAATACCACCATTGGCTTCAGTTTGAGACGGTACTTTTATAACGGAGCCCATGAAATTAACATAGTATCCGGCTTCGCCGAAAAATTTAGTATTAGCAAGAATCGGTTTAATTCTTGCCGGGAACTCTTGATCGTTAGTTCTATCGATAGCAGTATTTACAGTTAATCGAACATTATTTAACTCTTCTTGAGTTAAAAGATTTGTAACATCAACAGTCAATACTTCTGTTCCTTCAGAGTTTTTTGCGACAGCTTGATTATAGCCAGAGTTTTTATGAGTCTCTAAGAATTCATCTAAGTCGAACGGAACATCGACATGATTACCATCTAAAACAATATGTTCTTGACCATTAAATACTATTTTTACCGGCACATTAGAAGTGTTCGTAAGTTTAACAAATCCTTTTCCAGTACTATTTTCAGCATTTGTTTTATCTAACCATGTAGCTGTAACACTATATTCAGCAACAACATTATTAATATATTTTAATACGCCGATAGCAGGTTCTTCGATTTTTTCGTTTACCATTAAAAAATTAGAAAATTCTACAGTGTCAATAATATTTTGAGCAGTCTTATCGTTTGTATAACTAGCTGGTTTTTCTTTTTTATAAGGAAAATTGACTACAGAAATATAAAAATTAAGAATATCATCTGCCTTAATTAAAGCCGGCACGCTAAAATCAGCTATTTTACCTTCACTATCAAAATTAGTAGGAACTCCATTAATTTCGATATAACTATCGAATGTACCTGTTAATGATACAATATAACTATTATTTTCTTTTCTAATAGAACTTAAATTAATTCCGCTAGGTTCTGTTGTTATATTATTAAATAACAAATTTAAATAATGCTTTGTATTTTCAGGGAATGGAGCTTTCTTTTCTTTTAAGTAATCACTTAAAATTTTAAAGAAGATTTTATTTTTATATTCTAAAATTTCTTCAGAAATATTTTGTATTTGATCAGACATATATATCTCCTTAACCTATGCGTTTCCACATATTAACAACGATATATGGAGGCATATTATTGTGAGGTTGGTTTTTGCCGGATGGTAACATATTTATATTTAAATTGATAGTATGATTATGAGAAGCATCAATAACATAATTTCGTCCTGGTGAAGAATTTCCACCATCCTTAGCATAAATTCCATATTCACTTTCTTTTGAAACTATTCCAAAACCATCTCTATATGGAACATCTGTTATATCTCCATTTGGTCTAATAGATGAAGAAAATTTGCCAACTAATTTTGCTGTACTTGTAGTATTACCATTAATATTATTAACATCGTGACTATGAGAAGCTAATTCATCTTCGGTTAGACGATGTTCTTTTTCGCCACCAATTTGTCCGAGATTAAAACCATCACCACTATTAACTAGCATACGGCCAGAAGGCATACGTTCCCAGCTGCCACCAAAAATAGCAGAAGGCTCGACGTTGTTAACGTTCATATAAATAGAACCAACCGGATATAATTGACCAGCTAATCGGTTAAGTTGATCCAAAGTTGAACTTAATTTTTTATTTAACTGCCCTACAGTTGCCGCATCGTTAGCTTCGACTCCGTCTGCGACATTACTAATAATACGTTTAGTCGTATCATTGCCGACAGATACTTGGTTAGCGAGCGTAGCAATCGAATCCGCACCTAATGCAACACTATTTTCACCAGTTGCTGAAGCATTAACGCCAACGGAAGTACCACGGCCCAAAATAGAATTACCGATAGACATTGCTTTATCTCTGAGCTTGTACGCAATTGTCGTAGCGATTTTTGCACGACCGCTCTCAGTAGATATAGAAATATTATCACCAGCAATAATGCCATTAACACCTGTTCTTTCATCGATCTCCTCTTTAGTATACGTTTCGTCACGGCCTATAAATAATTTAGCTGTTTGCGTCTTTGTATAGTAAGGACTTAAATCGACTTCGGCACTAATTTCGTTATCACTATTAATGCTAATAGAACTACCGGCTTTTAGTTTATTTTGTTTCGATTCTTTTAAATTTTGAATATCTTCAAAATTCTGAATCATTTCGTCGGGATCTTGAATATAGATCTCGCTTTTTTTATATTTATTATTACTCTTAGCAGTCTTTAATTGCAATGCATTTAAAATATTGACCTTAAGAGATTCGACTTTTAATTTATTCACGCCTATATTCCTTTCGTCGTTAAATAATTGAACGCAAGTATATTACAATATTATTTAACACGTCTAAAGAAATTAATGCGATTTGCAAGCATACATCTTAAAGGATGTTTTGCTCCATTTGCGCTAATAAACTTATATCCCAGATAAATACTTTTTTTAAATAGTCGACACCATCTGCGATCATCTTTAATACAGAAAATATTATTTTTAGTATCGATAGCTACAAAGAAATCTTTTTCGCTGACGCAAACTTTTACGTCGGACGGGTTTACAGTTTTGCCAAAAACATAATAAGCAAATCCATAACCACAATTTCGATATAGCCAAGCACAACGACATACATATCGTTGGAATCTTTCTTTTAGAGTAAAGTTATCGTCGATAAGATCGACGTATCCAGGAATCATATATCCGTCGCCTTTGCTTTCAAAATGATATAGATAATGTTTATTAAAATCGTATTGAGCGAATTTTGGAACATTGTTTTCGTAGATCATCCAGGCGACATCTAAACAATTATCGTAAGTTTGCCATAATTTAAAAATTTTAGGAAGATTTCCGTATTTATCGGCAAATAAAACGACGAACCAATTTGTTAGATAGCATAATGCCATGCAGAGCAAATTTGCTCCGCATAACACTAACCATTTTAAATAATACTTATTCGGCATCATTTTTTTCCTTATAGCTACCAACTTCGCTATTATATTTACTATTAATAAATTTATTAGCGACTTGAGTAACGGCAGAACCACCGCCAGCTAAGCTAGCAAGTGTTTCATAGTGTTGCCAGTTGTGACCGGTAATAACTAAATATAACGTTACTCCGATCAACAAAAGCAACAAGGAGAAGGAGATGACACGCGTATAACTTAACTGTCCGTTTTCAAATAACATCATTCTAAATAATTTAGTCATCTTTCTTTTCCCTCAATTTAAGCTTAAGTTCGCCAAGAGAAACAGCCTCTAATCGATTTAGCACAGCGTCATCGAGTTTAGAAATTATATCCTGATTATATTTTATCAACATATAATTTTCTTTAAAACTCCACAACTCAGTCATAATAACTACTAAGTAGCATATGATAGAAATAGCATCGACTAACTGAGCAAATCCACTATGAACCGTAATCGGTATCTTAATTACGTCGATACCGAAGGCGAATAAGCATAATAAAGAATATTGAAAAAGTTTAAAAACAAAGCCGCGATAAAACACGCGGCTTGATTTTTGCTGTCCCCAACCACCCCAGAACACTTCTATGATGGTCTTGTAATGCCATAAGCTATGTTTAATTATTGTTAAACTAAATAACTTCATTATCGTATCGATAATAATAAGGATAAAGCTTATGCAAAAAAACATAACTAAGCGTTCTACGGCATCAGGGGCATAATTATTTAAAAATGTGAAAAAGTTAAATAATTGCATAGTCTTTTCCTTAAAGTGTAGACGAGAGAAGATTTAGAACTCTAAGGAAAGGCAATATATTATTCACCTTTTAATGCTTTAATTGCATCGAGAATAGGTTGCAAGTCAGCTTGAGTGATAAAGCCTTTTTCTTTTAACTTAGTTTCGATATCTTCAAGTTTTAAATATTTAGCTTCTGCTTGAGCTTGAGTTTCGTAAGCACTTAAATCTGGAGCATGGATTCCATCTACAGTATTTTTCAATTCTGCGATTTTGCCTTCCAACGCTTCTTTAGCTTCATTAACTTTACCTTCAGCAGTTGTAACAGCACCATTGACAAGAGCCTGTGCAGCTTCTTCGGTAACTAACTCGCCTTTAAGTTCAGCTTTAGCGTTGTCAATATCTTCATGAGATGCATAGCCTTTGCCGGTAAGGATTTCATCTAATTTAGTTTTTTGATCTTCAGTGAAATCTGTAGGAGCAGCTTTACCTTCTAATGCAGTTACACGAGTATCGATAGCTGGAACAGTAGTATCTTTTAAAGTATTGATACTAGCTCTTAATTGACCAATGTTAGTATCCATACTTGCACTATAGCTACCAAGATCTGCATTTGTAGCATAGTTCTTATCACGAAGGATAGATTCTACTACACCTTTTTGATCTTCTGTTAAAGTATCTTTTGGACCATATTTAGCATCGGATTCAGCTTTCTTAGCATAAGGAGTTAAGTCAACACTTACGCCAGAAGCTGTAACAGTTTTAGTACCTTCGTCATAAGATAAACCAGAACCGAATGTTAATTTATCTTGTTTACCGGCAATAGTCGGATCGGCTTCGATAATATCGGTTACGCCTTGAGCTGTTACGTAAGTACCTTTAGTAGCATATAAACCGTCGGCAGTATCTTTATCTAAGAATGCTTTAGCCGTAATAGCATTGTTAATAGCGTTAGTAAATGCAGGACTAGTAGCAACATTATCTAAATCGCCACGAGTCATATAATCGCCACGAGCTTGGAATACGTTTTGAGCAGCCGTTAAATCAAGTTTACCAGCAAGAGCCGTATTCACTTCATCGATCTTAGATTTGTTTTTACCGATTTGATCATCGACATATTCGATAGTAGCATAGTTACCTACACCTTGATACAAACGATCGGATTCGTCTTTAGTGATATAACCATCTTTAAGAGTTTTAGTTAACTCTTCTTTAGTAACGTAGTTACCTTTAAGTTGGAAAATACCTTTAAGAGTTTCAAGATTAGTCGCAAGTTTAGCATCGATAGCAGCATCTGTTTCGTCAGCTGTCATCATGTCGTCTTTAATACGAGCAATTTCTGTACCGTATGTATCGCGAGCCCAATTTGCAAATTCTACTTTAGTTTGGTAAGCAGCAGCAGCTTCTTCAGATTTAGTTTTAATAGCTTCTTCTAAAGCAGTTTTAGCAGCAGCTAATGCATTTTCTTGAACTTTAATTGCAGCGTTAAGAGTTGTTTTAGCTCCTTCCAAGTCAGTAGTTGCTACTTTATCATTAAGAGCATCTTTATCGGCTTTTTTAGCAAGTTCAGCAAGAATAGAATTTACGGCAGATTTATTATCGTTAACGCCGGATTGAATGTTAGTGATAGTTTGTACTGCGTCTTTAATATCGCCTAATTTTTCATCGACGATACCTTCGACTTGAGCACGGTTAAGACCAGTGTTACCAGCAGCTAAAGTAGCATTTTCTAATTCTTGTTTTGTTGCGAATTTACCGTCAGCATATCGCTTAATTTCAGTTTCTTTTTCACCGATTTCTGTAGTTACTTCTGCTTTCTTAGCGAATGTTTCAGCGTCGGCTTTCGCTACGTATACATCGCCTAAACCGCCTACAGCTGCAGCGATATCTTCTGTTACTTTAGCAGCTCGAGCATATACAACAAGATCAGCGTTGTGAACTAAATTATCTTTATCTAAACCTTCGATAGCAGCTTTATTAGCATCGGCAATATCTTTAACTTCAGTAAGTTTTTCAGCTGTAGCATATTCACCTTTAGGTTGGTAATCGCGATCAGCAGCTTCTTTGGTTACATATTCGCCTTTTTCTTGATATCCAGCTAATTTAGCAGTAAGTTTAGTGTCGATCAAGTTAGGAACAGTAGCTGTTTCTAAAGTATTTAATTTATTATCCACTTCGTTGGCTTTAGCTTCGAACACAGTTTTATCGGCTTTGTCCGCTAATGCGGATACATCAGCTTTACCCAACAAGTCAGAAGCATTTTTATCGGCTTTAGCTTGAACTGTAGTTAACGCACTAACATCAGCTTTATCGGCAAGTTTTTCGTTAAGCTTAGTTTCGCCTACAAATTTTTCTTGAGCTACGAGAGCATCGACAACTTCTTTTACTTTATCGGCTACAGCTTGTGCATCAAGGCCTGTGCCAGTACCACCATTAAGAGCAAGGTCGTTAACTTTAGTCGTTAATTTACCAAGATCTTCGATAGCTTTTTCGACTTTAGTTTTAGCTTCTTCGAGGCCTGCAGCGTTTTCAGTTGCTTTAGCTTTAGCTTGTTGAGCAGTCGTATTTACTTCACGAACAGCAGCGTCCGCTACATCTTTAGCAGCTTGAATATCTTCAGCTACTTTTGTTTTGTCGGCCTTATCGCCAAGTTTAGATTCGACGTCAGCTTTTTCTGCGTATTCAGAAAGAGCAGTTACGTCGGCTTTTGCCGCCAATTTTTCGTTAACTTCGTCTTTAGTGAATACTTTATTTAACTTATCGAGTACAGCAGTTAAATCAGCATGACCAGCTAATTGTTGAGCAAGATCTTTTAAGGATTGAAGTGTAGCTGGATCTAAAGAACCGATAGCTTGAACTTCGGCTTTAGTAGCATATTCACCTTTAGGTTGGTATGCTTCATCGGCAACAGCTTTAGTTACATAATTAACGAGAGCAGCTTCGACTTCTTTAGCTTTAGTATCGGCAGCAGCAGCTTTTTCTTTTGCTTCAGTTACAGCTTCGCCAGTTTTAGCTTCGGCTTTTGCTTCAGCAGCAGCAGTCTTAGCAGCTTCGATAGCTTGAGTTAATTCGTCTTTAGCATCTTTTAATGCTTCTTTAGTAGCCAATGGTTCTAATGCAGTAGCATCAGCTTTACCTTCTAATGCAGTATTTGCTTTAGCGGCTTCTTTTGCAGCGTCGGTAGCAGCTTGTTTAGCTTCGGCAACTTCGGCTTTGCTAGCTTTACCTTCGAGAGCAGTATTAACAGCTTCTTGGTCCGCCTTGCGGCTTAACGCTTTTTCGTTTTCTACTTTAGCTTGAGCCGCATCAATTTTCAATTTAGATATATCATCAGAGATACCTTTTACTTTAGCATCGTTAAGAGTATCGGCAGCTTTACGCTCAGCAGATTCTGCACCTACAGCAGCTTTGTTAGCAGCAACTTCAGCTTTAAGATTATCCAATGCTGTTTGATCGGCTTTAGTAGCAAGAGCAGTAGCGTCCGCCTTGGCGGATACTTCTTCTTTTGTAGCCAAAGGAGTCAAATCGCTAGCATTAGCTTTTTTAGCAAGTTCAGTTTCGATAGCAGCTTTATCGGCTTTATCGGCTAAATCAGATTTTTTAGCATATGTAGCTTCGACTTCAGCAGTTTTAGCGAACGGAGTTAAATCGACAATAGCTTTAACTTTTTCAGTAAGTTCGGCAGCTTTAACTACGTCGTCAGCAGTAGCCGCTTTAGCGATAGCTTTTTCAAGATCAGTATCTTTATCGTTAAGTTTTTTGATCAACTTATCGATAGCATCTTTATCGTATACTTTATCTTTATCGGCTTTTTTAGCGATTTCGGCAATGCTATCTGGGTTATCGCGAAGCAGTTCAATAGCATCTTTTAAAGTTTTAAGATCTTTAGCAGATACGCCACCAGTTGCTGTTTCGAGTTCTGCTTTAGTCGCAAATTTAGCAGCAGCAGCTTCATCAGCTTTACCTTGAGCTTCGGTAATTTTTTCAGCTACTTTAGCATCGGTGATATATTCACCTTTAGGTTGATATTGAGCAGCAGCTTCAACTTTACTTAAAAAAGTAATAACGTCTTGTGCTTGTTTAGCAGCAAGATCGGCAGCTACTTTAGCAACGGCAGCTTTATTAGCTTCGGCTAATACTTTATTAGCAGCAGATGCTTCTTTGTTTGCGCTAGCTTGTTTTGTTACGTCTTCAACAACTTTGTTATCGACTGGAGTAGTGGAACCACTTTGATTACCAGAACCACCAAGTTCAATACCTTTATCACGTTTTGGATCGTATAAACCAAAATGAGCTTTACCTACAAATTTTTTGGACATAGAATGTTATCTCCTTTAATTCCAATAAATTAATTCAGCACTAAGTCTGTTTTTCAAATCATCAATAGATTTATTTAAATAATCGTCGACTTGCGCATGAATATATTCTTGTAATGCGTCGCCAATTATCTTTAATAACTGGTCTAATGTCGGTTGATAAATACGTTGATTCATTTGGTCGACAAATTTTGTTAACTCATCACGAACCGTATCTCTTACTTGATTAAAGTCCGGTTTCTTTTTAAGAGCTTCCATTAAATCTGTATACGTATTAATAGAACCATCTTTTTCGAATTGCTTTAACGTATCAGCCCAGTATTCTAAATCATGGATATCTGGTTTATTATTAACGACACGAATAACTTCATTTAATTTATAAACCAGGTACTGAATACTCGTTTCATCTAACGAGGCTTGATCGATAAAATGTTTCATTCTCTTACCTCATAATTACGTTCGTAATAACTGACTGTTGATTTCCTGGTTCGATCGAACATTCGTCATCAGTGCATTTAATAAGAACTGCAAATTTTTCATTACCAACAGTAGTGGTCGAGTTCTTCTCTAAAATAGATACCGGAATAATTAAATCACCGATATTCGATTCTTCATATAAACCAGAAATAACGATTTCAGATTTATTGCTTAATAAGTATGCAGAATAAACGCCTTCATAACACAAAGTAGAGCAGGTATCATTTTCCAATAATACCTGCTCATCATTCACTAACAATTCATCTGATAAAGATAATGAATTAGAGCCATAAGAGATTACGTCTCCGTCAAATATATTTTTACCATTTAATTTTAATTCTTTTACGAATAAATTGTTAACCATTATCTTATCGTTACGTTGGTTTTTATTAAGATACTCGCTATTTATATTACTCAAAGTAATACCATTTTGGTCTAAATGTTCATTAATTTGAGTATGCGCTTGATTAATAATTTCAGATACATTATGATTTAAACTCATAAGCGAATCATTAATGGCGCTTAATGAAATTTCATTCATTGAATAGTATCCTTTTATCTTATAAAAATATTAGAAACCTTTTCGACGTTATCGATAATTAAGTTATTCTCTAGAATAGATACGATAATTGTTTGATCGATATCTTTATAAGTACCAGATTTTTTTACGATAAACAAATTAGAAACTTTATTATTATTCTTAAAAATAATGTTTACTTCATGGGCATGAGATAAATCGATATTTTCTTTAATCGGGATTTCGACCCAGTCATAAGAATTATCATTTTTAGATAATAATTTTGTTCCGTTATATAATTTACCCGATAATTTTCTACCACCAAGCTCGATATGATCTTCATCGATATTTATACTTCCAATAATCTTTTGGGTATCCAAAGTATCGATTGAATAATCGTATCGTTTAGTTTTTTTATAATACTGGTTATCGTCGATCGTATAGTTCTCGATATTAAGAGAAACCATATTATCGATTATATCATTTTTTCTAGTATTTAAATAATCTTGAATTTCGATAATTTTATTTTGTAAGTCGGCAAGGTTAACAGAGTCATCATGTATTAAACTAATCATATGTTACCTTTTATATACTTTAAATTCTTTATCGGACGTAATGACGCCATCTTTTATCGTAATAAGATTATTCTTAAAATCTTTCCCGCAATAATTAATAGTCAACGGGACAGAATATCCGCTTACGCTAACCAAAATATAATAATCACCTTTTTCTAATTTAGATAAAGTATATTCTTTATATTCTGGTAATGCCATATCATAATTATTTTTAATGGATCGATTATTATAAGATAGTCGCTGATCAAATAAAAGCGACTTATTGCCGACCAAGATTTCGTTAGAGCCAATCTTATTATTATTTAAAAATATAGATCCAGCAATATCGACAGTGTCAAGTGATAAATTATTTAACGTTTCATTTACCGAAATAAAGTTATCATAAAAATCTAAGGCATTAACATATCGATCGTTATCGATAACGGTTGATTCGAGGCTATTTATTTTAGAAATAAGATTATTAATCTCGTTTCTCAATGTATTAATATCTATCGACATTTAATAATATATCCTCCTAAACCTTCCCAATAATCGCTATAACTACTATGGTGTTTTTTACGTCGACGCCAGATCTCGTGAACTTCGAATTTCCAGTTCCATGGATTTTGATCGATACGAGAAATTGTTTGATAGTTCTTATCGCCGCCATAATAGTTTTGGAACGATACAGACATATTTGTCATCGGGCTTGAATTATCGCTAACTTCATATGGATTATATTTTCGTTTATAAGCATCTTTGATCATAAAGAATACTGTATGGAAATCATTTTTATATGGGTTATATGCATATACTTCACGCCAATCATTTTTGTTCGATTCTCCAATGGAATTACCGTCTTTCCATTGAGGAAGTTTTACGAATTTACGATAATTATTTTTAGTAATAATCGTTTTATCGGTAGCCAAACCATTATTATTTATTTCTAAATATTTATTATTATCTTTTGCAATAACGAAAGGCCAAACAGAAATATCGACACCATCAATCGTAAATAATACGCCATTGGATTTATTAAACTTTATAGCTGGTTGATTACCAGAATTAATCGTTAAATTACCGTCAAGATTTAAATCGTCATAACGAAGATAATCGACAGCATTATTTTTATTTAAAAACTTATTATCTGATTCTTGTTTCGTATAATATCCAGAAAGTTTATTATTAATGAAAGCCAATAAATCATCTATAGATGTTGGAACAGTATTCGTTAGATAATCTTTCATTTGATTAATACGATTAGTATATTGATTAAGTAAACCGTTAACGCCAGTTCCTTCAGCGGCGTCTCTGAAAGATTTTATGGCATCAATTATTTCATTTATTTTTCTTGCTTGTAAAAACGTAGTCGTTCTACTTCTTAAATGTTCTATCATCGCCATAACACCTTCATAACATTGCCGTTATTACGGCTTTGATTGTACCCAGTAAATACAGGACCAGTCTTTTGAGTTAACTTAACATAAGATGCTGTTACCTCGACACCGACCGTAGAATACGGAGTTAAGAATTTAATCGGAACTTCGGCTCTACACATATATACATAAGCTGGTGCAATACGATGATCGTTTTGTAGATCATGACCACCTTCGTGATATGTATTATCGACAATAAGAACTAAATCGTTCCATTTCGCCGGTAGTTGGACTGTACCGCCTACATTGTTAATAGAGCTATTTGGAATTTCATTCCAAGCAGCCGGAATATAAGTACGTTCTTTTAACTGAAAGATATCTTCACCTAGAGAACGTTGAGTACCGGTATTAATATTCTTAGCATATAATTCAGATCCATCAGGATTGATTAATTTAAGCCAATCACCATCGATAATTAATTTTACACCGTTAAGAGTTATTAACGTGTTGCCATTTTTATGGCCGGTAACCTTATGATCGCCGGTAACTGTAAGCTTATGCTGATAATCTAAATTTTGATTCTTAAAAATTGCATTATTTAAACTAGTTTTTGTTAAATAACGGTCGTCTTGTTCTTGCTTGTTACAATAAGACTTAATAGTTTCATTAAATCCGTTTTTGATATTTTCTAAAGACTCAGAAAAACTTTTTCTAGCATTGTTATAAATCAAATTAATTTTATTAAACTCTTTGATAAAATCGTTTGTCGAAATTGTTTTATCAGAAGTATCTTTAATAATATCTTTTAAACTATCTATAATTTTATTAATTTCTTGTGTCGCTTTATATGACACAGAAAATTTTTCCATTCTTTTTGCCATACAAAACTCCTATCGATAATAAACTGCTTTTATAATACCGTTAAATCCTTCTTTACTCCAATCAAGATTGATAACGCCATTCTGTAAATTAATCGTGCAATCTCCATCCTTATAATAAGGTTGACCTAGACTTAATTCGATTAATATATGATTGATATATAAATGTCCGTTATCATTGCCGTCATGATATTGGTATACAATTAACATTTGATTCGCATCGTCACCATATACGCTAGAATAGTTTACGTTTCGAGTATTTCGGCTACCAAGAAGTTCGACCCATTCACCAGGAGAAATATAACTAACGCCAGTAACTATTTCTTGACCGTTGATATAAGTAACTCCATTTCTAATTTCGATCGGAACATTGCCGTCCGGAGAAATCATTTTAAAATATTCTGGACGGACTTCCCAACTACCGTTACCAAATTGAATGATCGGGCCGCTAGTATTATTTAAACTGATTGTTCCGTTAACGTTAAAATTATTATTAATAGTTTCATCACGATCTTTACGTAAATAACTATTCGCTGTAGAAGACGAAGCAAATAAATCGTTACTATTAGCCTTAGTATAATAGTTAGATAATTTATTGGCTATTGTATTCCTAAGATCATTTAATTTATTTTGTAGACCTTGAATAGCATCTTCGATTGCTTTTTTATTAGTTTTAATAAAATCCAATAACGTTTGTTTCGTAACTGTTGTTCCAGAGATACGTTTAAGATCTTCGATCTCGGTATCAAATTCGTTGATCTTCGCGTTAATTTCGCGAAGACCAACAAGTTCTTTTAATTTTTGAATCATACAGAATCACCGTAATTCAATACATCGTTTTGTTGAGTGTAGTATAGAATATATCCACGTTCTGGGAATACACTATGAAGAATTACTTTGTTTGCATTATATTCAGGAGTAATCGTACTGAGTTTCTTATTAATACCGTCATAAATCACGACCTGAACAATTTCGACATTAGGAATATCCAAGGATAATTCGTAATTGTCTTCACCTTGTTTAATCCATTTATTAGTGCCGAATTCTAATTTTTGAATAATAACGCTTTGATTAATTTTATCGACAACATTATTAGGAAGAACACTCTTACCATTTCTTACCAAAATCTCCCAGTCTGTTCCATTAAACCGATAGAGAGATCCTGCGGTATCTCCACCGTTAACAGCTACAACATTGCCAACTGTTGCATCTGGATATGTCGTATATAGTTCGGTTACAGAACCAACACTATTCTTCCAATCGTTATTATCATTAGCTTTTATAATAGCTGCATATAATTCGTCGCGCAACAAGAAGTCTTCAATCGGATGGCCCATAAATTTACGAGTATCTTCACTTAAATCACTTCTATCTGCAGTTCCGGCACGATCAGATAGTAAAGCATGATCAACGATTAAACGTCGAAACTTTTCTTCTAATGTTTCACCGTCGCTAAACATAACTTGATCGGCCGTCGTTTTTCCGTAAAACGGATCCTTGCCGCCTGCGCCATTGTCGACAAGGATATTACCTTTAATATCTGCCATTTTATATTATCCTTTTCATAGGGTTTAAATAACATCGATTACAGAATTATATTACAAAGAAAGCCTGTCTATGACAGGCTAACTTTCTTAACAATCATCTTAGAATCAGATTCTTTTTTACCAGATAAATAGACTGTTTCATCATATTTAATATAAGGCAAATTATTTAGATAAATAGAACTAAAGACGATTAAATCGATTTCGACGCCGCCACCAACATCGCCTTTACAGAAAGCCATAAGGTTTCCAGACTTATCTTTGCGTTCATCGACTTTCGTTATTTTAACTTTAACGTTTTCTACTTCAGTTTTATCTTCCATAGAAAACCATTCCGGTGTATATGTTACCGGACAATTTAATGTTTCCATTTCAAAGCTCATAATGAGTTCCTTTCCATAATCTTCGTTATTTAAACGTTCATCTTTATCTTTTCTTAAATCGTAGAACTGATTCATAAGTTTAGAACGATTATATTCTATATTAGAGAAAGCCCCTGACTTAATTAAAGCTGAACCGACACGTTTATTAAATGCTTTCTTGCCGATTTTATTCATAGCATCTTCTAAAGAAGTATAAGGTCGATGTTCAATTATGGCAGGTATGGAAGATAGACCCACGCCCTTAATGGACCCAAGACCAAATAAGATAGTATTTCCATTAGGAGTAAAATCAAGATTTGAAACATTAATGTCTGGAACTTCAACGTCAATCCCTTCCTTTCTGACTAATGGAATATAACGAACTAAATCTTCTAAAGATTGCATCGATAAATATGCAGCAAAGAATTCTACTGGATGATATAATTTAAGCCAAGTAGTAAGCATACTAGTAAAAGAGTAAGCTACAGCATGACTCTTGTTGAATGCATAACTACTAAATCCAGAGATGTATTCAAAGTAATATTTCATTTCCTCTGGAGTATATCCATTAGCTACAGCGCCTTTAATTTCTGGACCATATTTACCTTTAGGATCATACCAAGGCGCATTATCGTCTTGTTCCCAACCTTCTGGACCTTCACAATTCTTCTTACCATAAATATGACAACGTTCCATCAATGGCATTAAGCTAGCCTTTTTCTTTGCCGTAATTTTTCTAGTAATTGAATCGGCTTGGTTATCATCAAAACCAGAAACTTGTTTAGATATCTGCATTAATTGCTCTTGATATGCAATTACTCCATATGTACTATCTAAGATATTTTCAATACCATGAATAGGATATTTTAAATCAGATTTGCCATTTTTACAAGAAATATATTGTTTATCAAGACCTGCAGTAAGTGGGCCAGGACGACCTAAAGCTGTGGCAGCTGCAATATCATCAAAAGCAGTTGGTTTCATTCCCTTCATCATGTCTTTAAACATATCAGATTCTAATTGAAACACGCAATCTGTTTTTGCTTGTGCTAATAATTTATATAATTTTTTATCTTCGATATCGAAGCTGTCATATAACCACTTTACATCTTTATTTAAATGTCTTAACGTTGTTTCTATTATGGATAATGTCTTAAGACCAAGAATGTCGAGTTTAGCTGTACCTAATTCTTCACATTCAGTACCGGTAAATAACGTAATGGTTACACCATCAGCATCGGTGCGTGTCGGAAAATAATCGTCGACACGACAAGGCATTGCTAGTATACCAGAAGCATGAACACCAAAGTTACGTTTAAGACCTTCAAATGCTCGAGCCAATCTAAATAGTTCTTTATTATCGGCTTCGAGCTTTTGCCATTTAACATATAAAGATTTTTCTGTTTCATTGCCGTCTTTTAATGCATCATAATGTTTAAACTTTGGTTGAGGTGGAACGACATCTTTAAAGTCGTCGATGATTTTAGACAATGCATTCATTTTATCGAATGAGATCTTAAGGGCACGGCCAATATCTTTTAAACCAGATTTAACGCCCATTTGAGAGTACGTACCAATATGTGCTACGTTGCTTTCGCCGTATAAATCTTTTATATGCTCGATAACTTTATCTCGACCGAAGTAGCTAAAATCTGAGTCAACCTTTGATACCCTAGCTTTCGCTATATTTATTAGGGAATAGACCATATCTTCACCATATTTTTATTTTTTTTAAAATAAAAACTTAGGCTGCTCCATTTCGGGCTTATCGCCCTACGTCCCTTTGGACTGGCCGTTGAACGTTCCTCTATTCGAGATTTCGCTGCTGATTTTCCAATCTTGTCTTTTTTTAGCATATCACACTTTTGCTTATTTCATCAATATGTTGTAGCAAGACAAGCTCTAAGGATGTTCCAGCAATTTAGAGCTCTTTAAGCTTTAGATTTCTCTAAAGCACGACTATTATTTAAATTGCATAAATCGATATATCGATTATATTTTCTATCTAAATAGATATTTGCATCTTTGTATAACAGATCTAAGATCTTTTGTGTTTTTAAATTTCCACCAAATTCTAAAGACATTACTTTCTGGTAATCTCTTCTTTTATAATATTTATTAGCAGAAAAACCAAGTTTTTCTTTTATATAAGCATTAACAAAATCAAGGAATTCTTTAGTCGACACTAATTTAAAAGCATAGCTATTACTTTTCTCTGTATTGGTATGAGCAATAGAGCCATTTCCATCAAAATATCCTCTTATAAAATCAGAAGTAAAATCATTTAATAGGCTTAAATCTGGAGGATTCAATATATTAGTTTTATGTTCTACAAAATTATATTTTAATAAATCATTAAACATAGTTTTTGAACTATATATTAATCTGCTATAGCTATTATTGGAATATGAATTTTTTGTCGCTTCATATGTTCTTATTGGATAGTCACTATCTAAACTTTTATTAAGTTTTTCTAAGTGCTCTATGTCGCAACTAGATAAAGCAATTCCAATTTTATATGAATTATCACGTTTTGTTATATAGCCATCAGCAATTAAAAATCCAAGCCAATATGCTTTTTCTTCTGTATCAATTTGATTAAAGAAATTTTCATTAAAAGAATATTTTGAATTAGCTTCTCTATGAGATCTTGCTCCAATGTTTTTACTAATAAAATAAGAAACTTGTCCTTGCCCAAGACCAAGTTCGTTAGCAATATATGGAGAACCATGTTTTTTGTTATACAAATCTACAATTTTATTTTGAATTTCTTTTGATAATTTTGACATATATGTTACCTCATATTTATATTGATTTATAAATATTATAACATATATAATTATCTTATGCAATCATATAATCTGGCAAACCTGTTCTATCGATTGTTAAGAAGCGACCGAACAGTAAGTCATATTTAATAGGATCAATATTCTTAGTAATACCGATACACCATAATACTAGACTGCCTGCAGCTGATCCACGGCCGGGACCCGTCATTACACCATTATTATCAGCCCAGTTAATATATTCGCGGACAATAAGCATATAATCAGCAAAGTTTTTATAATTAATAATATTAAGTTCGTAAGCCAAGCGTTGCTCATATCGTTTAATATCGTTAGCGATATAATCATATCGTTTAGCTAATTCATATAAACCTTTATATGCTAATTCACGTAGCTTACGTTTAGTATTTTTAACGCCAGGCAATTTCGGCATTAACGGTATATCGCTACCTAATTTATATTCGCCGACTTTATTAGCGATTTCTTGAGTGTTATGCATTGCTTCTAAATACAAAGCATATTTTGCACGAGCAACACTTGCTTCAGTTTCGGAAGTATTAATTAGATATTTAAACCCGTCCTGCATTTCTTCTTCGCTTTTAAGCCAGAAATTATGATCGTATTTCATACGATTAGGATTATAGATATCGGTACCAGTACCGACACATACCAATACATCATGATCTTTATTATCGGTTTTTAAGATATAATGAACGTCGCTTGTTGCGACAAGTTTAATATTGTGTTTTTGTGACATCGTTAAATAAAAGTTATTTACTTTTACTTGGTCGTCAAATGCATTAGGCTGAACTTCAAGATAGAAGTCGTCGCCGAAGATATCTTTATATTCTAAGATAAGTTCTTCGGCTTTATCTAAATCGTTTTTGCGAACACGACTTGCTACCATATTTGCAACACATGCTGTTGTGCAAATAACACCTTCACTATATTTACGAAGCATCGGCATGTCGAATAGGAAACGTCCGTTATATGTACATACTTTAGCAGATTCACTTTGTAATTTAATTAAATTATTTAAGCCTATTTGATTTTTAGCTAATAAGATTAAATGATATTGTCTTGTATCGTACATATGTTTTTCTGCACGAGCTTTAATATCTTTAATACCTTTAACACCTTTTTTACCAGATGCTAAATCTTCAGCTTCTTTTTCTGTTAAGTCGCCAGCTTCTTTTGCTTTCAAAGCCGCATCGGCCCAACGCTCTTCAACAGGTTTAGATAATGAAAGCGTATCCCATGTTTGATATCCTTCATAACCTAAAATAGGTTTAATATCTTGTTTTTTACATTCTTGTAAAAATTCATAGATACCGCCCATATGATTATGGTCGGTAATAGCTAAACTTTCCATACCGAGTTCTTTAGCACGACTTACTAATTTCGGTATATGACAATAGCCGTCTAAAAAGCTATATGATGTATGTACATGTAAATGCGTAAACATTTTACTATTCCTCCTTAAACATACTTTTTACGTTTAAAGTATATAATCTAGGCTTCATAAAGTTTTTCTCGATATCACCACACATCGTAATTCTATCGCCAACTTTAATTCCGAGATCTCCTAATCTCCATGCCCAGATACTTAATTTTATTTTTCCGTCGAATACTGTATAACATATATTGTCAGGGTTATTACCACTAGGTTTAACATCGAGAACGCTCAAATTGGATATTCTAACTTGTGGTTTAGCAAAAGTTAAATTATCGAACGAGAATAAATTAAATGATTTATAGGATTCTACTGTTAAATCAGATAATGTAAGATCGATATATTCAGATTCTTTCGGCTCGATAGTAACTTCTTCAGGTGGCACATAGGATGCAATTTTTGCGCTCAGAGCGAGTTTAAACTCGTCTTGCATATCTTTATATATCGCAAAGCCACAAGCGGCTGCATGGCCGCCATATGAAGCTACAGAGGGTTCATTAAACAACAACCAATCTAATGGATACGTATTGCTTCGAGCAGAACCATGAACGACTTCGCTATCTGATAACCCGACAAAACTAGGTTTACCTGTATATTCTTGAAGTCGTCCTGCAAGTATACCGATAATGCCGACCGGTATTTCGTCGTTAACGACTAAAGCTATTTCACTATCGTCGTTTTGCTTATCGTACTGTTTAATGATTCTTTCACTAAAATCTTTAGTTAATTCCTTACGTCGAGTATTATATTCTTCAACAATGTTACATGTTTCGATCGGTTCTTCGCTTACGTCGAATAACTTAATAGAAGCATCGATATCGAATAATCGAGAACATGCATTTAATCGAGGAGCAATTTGCCAAGATACAAGATCGGCCGTAATAGCTTCTTTAGTAAGCATATCTAAAAATACTCGTAACGTATTCGGTATTTGTTTCTTCTGAATCTGATTAAAACCTTTGCGAACGATAGCTTGATTAACGTAACTACTTAACGGCATTACGTCGGCAATCGTACCGATAGCCGTTAAATAAAGCAATTTATCGCTTTCATAATGATTATAACCTAATTCATTTTCGATAGCTCGACAAAAATAATAAGCGACGCCAGCACCACATATTGCTTTTGCCCAATGATCGCTTTCTGTTATATGCTGATCGACAACGATTGTGTCTGGCAAGATTTCTTGCGGTAAATGATGATCGGTAATCAATACCGGTATATTATATTTTTTACATAATTCGACTTCTTCGACTTTCGTAATACCGTTATCGACTGTCATAATAAGAGGTTTAATTCGCCGTTCATATTTTTTATTTATGTCTTCGATAAACTTAACACTTAAGCCATAACCATCACTTCGCTCAGGGAAGTAAACTTCACTATGTGTCGGAACAATCTTTGATAAAAACTTTTTCATTATTGTTCCGCTTGTCATTCCATCGACATCATAGTCGGCATATACATATATATCTCGACCTTCTTTAAAGCATTGTACTAAGAATTTGGCTGCTTTATCGATATTAACAATCGGTTCTTTCTCATCGATATTTAATATTTTATCTTGGTCGTATAGAATATTATATGCTACATCTAATGGAATTTGTTTTAGGGCCAATATCTGAGCCACTAAATCGTTAACTTTTAACGTTAACCTGTACTTATCTTTATCTATCATATAAGTAACCGCCTTTCCTAACTATTATAACATATAAACGAAAAAAAGGCGAGCATTATTCGCTCGCCTTCAAAGGTTTTAAATATTTAGTTTTTAATCCTGTAGCCGCTTCCAACTTGCTTAGTGCTAGTCGTCTATGCTTTCTATATTTAGCTTCAGAAATGCCTAATTCTTTTTGAATATCTTTAGGTCGTTTAGTCTGAACGAATATCTTAACGATAATATTTCGTTCAAGTTCATTAAGTTCGCCGAATACGTCAGAACAAGTTAGACCTGATAACCAGGAATCACTAAAGTTCCCGTTATCGTCGATCGTAACCTGATCTTCGATATTCATATGATGCATCGAATTATATCCGTTAAGGTTAACTTCTTCAAATGCCGTTCTATCGTAGCCATTATTAATTCTGTCACGTAAGAATTTAGAAATAAAATGGAATAAACGATATTTAAACACATACGTTACAAATGTATTGAAGCTACGATTAGTCTTCTTATACGTTAATACCATTTGAGTAAATACGTAATGAAGGTCAGTCATTACGTCATTATTCTTACCATAATTATCCCGAATTAAAGATAAAGATCGGTTTACTTCGTTGAATTCAGTTTTAGATAATCGAGTATTTCTAAAGATTTTAAAACGTAAATTTTTATCGGCAATATACAAGCAGATAAAATCACGAGAGACTTTATTGTTTAAATATGTCTTTTCGTTTACTAATAAATCATAAAACATATTAATAAATGGCTCGAATCTAATAATTAATTCTTGGAGTAACTCATCTTTTCTTTTGTTACATTTAGTTTGCTGACACTCTAATACGATCGCGTCAATTTCCTCCCAAGCTTCTTTTTGTCCTTCGAGAACTTTATATTCAGACATTATTTTTTCTTGGATTTCCTTTTTAATTTTTTAACGTCGTCTAGTTGCATCCATTGTCCATCGTGAAACTGGATACATTCTAGAGTTAATTCGGGGAATTTATATTCGAATATCTTTTTTTTAAGATTAAAGTCGACCGTAGTCTTACCTTTAATATCGATGACACGAATACTTTTATCTAAATTTTTTACGACAAAGTCTGCTACGTAATTAATAGATCGAATCGTTTTCTTATTCTTTTTAAAACTTGGTTGCAATTCGTAGTTAACTTGTCGTTCAAATCCAGAAATTAATTTATCTTTAAGTTGCTGTTTTAAATAAATATAGTAGCTAGCTTCCATTAAGCTATCGAATTTAATATCGTCGACAATAGGTTTATAAGAGAAATATCGACTCTTCTTAATTCGATCTTTAACTTGAGGTAATTCAAAAGATTTAATTAATCTCTTTTTCTTATATTCTTTCCATAGAATATGAGTATCTTTTAAGGCTTTAGTCTTATAGACGCAGCCATCTATTTCGTAAGGCATTATTATTTTCCTGTAAACGTTCTAGAAAGTTCTGGAATAAATCGACTCTTAGAAGATTCTTCTCGTACCGGGAAGAATATCTTTTGATCGATCCCCCGTAAAACATTATTAGCGATAAAGTTTAAACGTTCTATCGAACTTATATCACGATACGCAATAAATGTTTTTCTAGTTTTAGCATAATAAAACATAACGCCACTCAACTGAAAGTCGAATGCATCGTATGCTGCTTTCCAGTGAAGAGTACAATTAATATTACTATCACATTCTTCTTGTGAAAACGTATGAGAAAATACAGGATAGAATAAAAAGTATTTTCCGTTACGATATGCAATAGGGCCAATATCGACTTCAATTTCTCCTGAGTCAAATTCTAATACATGAGAATGACCGATTGAAATAATATTAAGTTGTTCTTCACTACAATATTCATAAAGGCTAGAAAGATAATTAATACCTTTTAATACGTCTTTATTGTTAATACGATGAGGGGCAGTATTTAAATAATTATCTAACATTTGAGTCATTTCCGGAATGCCGATGATTTCTTTTTGATAAATACTACCTAAAAATGCGTATGCTATATCATGCAAAAACGAGCGTAAAGTACGCTCGTCTGTCGGTATTGGAGTATTATATTTTATATTATAGTACCAAGGACTATCGAGATAGTCTAGGAACTGTTCGTTAGTTATTTTCATACAACTTAGTAATGCAACGAGCTACTTCATAAGATTCAGCAAATAGAGCATCAGGAGTATTAAGATTAGGTCGTAATTGAGGAATTTCAGTTTTCTGACCTAATACAGATTCTGCAGATTGAGCAATTTTTAATTTAAGATCTTCGATAAGAGCGCTGCCTTCAGCTACTTCTTCATCGCTTAATGCAAGAGCAAGATCTTTATTTAAATAATCGCGCACTTTAAATATACTTAAAGTATCGTCTACTTCATTATCTTTATCTAACACTAAAGTAGAAACATATTTAGCCGTTAACTTAAGAACGTCGAATACTACAGGAGCTGTAGGGAAACGTTCATTAGTTAAACCTTTAATAACCGTAATCCAGATACCTAAGAAATTTGATTTCTCCGTAGTAGTAGCTGGAAAACTATTTAATAAACTTTCAGAAAATGCTTCGTACACTTTTTCGTAAATAGTCATTTATTAACCTCGAATGATATTATTAAAACGCTCAGTATCTTGTTGATTAGCTTCTGTAGTATAAGAAAACTCAGGTATAAAGTAGAAGAAACTTCTACCTTTAAATTCGCTTCGTTTATTCTTGGCCCAATCTAGCTCTATAACAGGCTGAATGTCGGCATAGCCTTCTCTGTTATAAAATACTTTAGCATTATTTTTATTTTTGCTCACATCGTTATGAACAAGAAATACGACACTTGCATCATATTGATATCGTACTGACTCCTTAAGATCGTCAAGAGATGGTCGACCATTATGATTTAATTTTCTTAAATGTGCCGTGCCAAATACTGGAACCTGTAAATCGACATTAGCCAATTTTTTAAGTTCTTCCGATAATGCTTCATGACGTTCTTGCGGTTTATTAAAAGTTCTATTTTTAAACCGCAAGTCAGATAAGGAGTCAATACCGATAATGATATTATTTTCTGGATTTACCGATTTGACAAATTCTTGAGCTCGTTTTGCGTGTTCACAAATATCTTCAAAAGATTGAACTCGAGTTCCGTCGGTCATCATAAATTGATGGCTCTGTTCCTTTAATAGTTGGATGCCGTCTTTTCGACGTTGAAGCTGAGCTTTAATTCTTGCGAAATATTCTTCTTCTTCAGGGCATCGAGGAATAATCGATGATATTTTTTGGTAGCGTTTTGGTTTACCGGCAATCGCGATCGGAATTTGTTGGTCCATCGCAATAATACGAGGAATAACTTCTCCGACAGTATCGTCTAATGTATAATAAATAGCTAATAAGTTATTCTTAGGATTAGTCCCTAAATCTTTTAATAGATTAGACATAATAGCTGTTTTACCGCCATTAGACTCACCGGCAAAAATATACAAACCTTTTGTTAGACCGCTTAGATTCTTATTAAACGAAGGGAATCTAACCGTATCATAACCCTCTTCTTCGTCTTTTTCGCTTTCTATTTCATATTCTTCATAGGTCGCTAAAGACTCTTTATAAAAATCAATACTCATATTTAACTCCATCTGTAGAAAACTTTATCTAAACCAGCTCTATGGTTATCCCAATAAATAGATTCGACTTTTTCAAGTGTATCTATTTCGTAATTAGTTAAGTTAAGTAAAGAACTAACTTCGTGTGCATGATCATCGATTAGATAAAGCAGAATATCTAATGAATCCATAAGCTGGCGGTTATATCGATTTAATAAATAATCGATAGCACCGACATCTCGTTTTGCGTCTCGTATCGTTAAAGAATTAGCTTTCTTATAATAATAAGATAGCAACTGTTCTTTCGTATAAGAAATTTTCATTTCCTTAAAAAACTTAACTTCTTCGACTTGAATATCGAGTCCGATATTAAGCTTAGGTGGTCGTGATAAAATTTGTAATTCTGGATGAAAATAATAAGTATCTCTTTTAATGAGTCCGTTCCAAAGAGAAAATGGCAGATCACAATATTTAATAAATTCTTTACGAAACGTGGACAAAATTTTTACGATATCGTTTGTACTGTAAAAATTATCGTATAAGTAATCTATCGTATATTGTGTAACATACGTTTTATCTGTCGTATGGCCTAATATATTTTCTTCGTACCATAATCCACTAACCATAAAATATCCTCCGATTAAAAATAATACCTTCATGAGTTATTATAGCATAAGAATCCGAAAAAGAAAAGGCCCGGACACTAAGTCCGAACCTTTAAAAATTCTATACTATACATTGCTTTTTTAACCGGAATGTCGGCATAGAACACTTTCGTATTTCGAGAGATTTGATTAACGATATCTCGAGTATGAGTTTCGATTGGATATAATAAATTACCGTTAGATAAATAACTATACAATTTAATATCCATTTCGCTACATGTCGTATTATGTTTACTATAACGATTACCGACTTCATCGGCAGTTTGATCAGATATAATAATATTATCGTTGATATACTTAATTAAATTTTTATATTCATTTTTAATAACGATATTACTATTCTTCGTATCGAAGTTCGCATTATATAAATAAATGTGGCGCAATCCGAATGGATACATACCGAGATTATTTACGAACGTTAGTTTGAAGCTAAGCACCATTGTCTTAATACTATATGTATTATCGAATAAGATTCGTGTATCTTCTAATGGTTGATCATAGTCGATAACAATAGCTTTGTTACTTAATTGAGTGCCTGGCGTCGTAATAATCGTAACATTTTTTAAGATAGACGCGCCCGCTAGAAACGGAGAAATTTCGATAGCGTTACAAGTCGCAGAACCGACGATAGGATTATCAGGAAACTCGATTGTTAATGTAACAGTATCGGAAGAATATTGAGAAAATGTTGGCATCTTATTTAAAATTGTATCGTGTTTTAATACGTCGATATATTCTTCTTTAACTTCTTCGTTAATAGAAACTGTCGCTGAATTTTTAAAGATATAACCAGCGGCAGAATTAAAGTTAAGCAAATTATCTAAATTACCGACAATTTTAGGATGAATACAGTTACCATATTTCTCATAATTAGAATTAGATTCTAATACTTTATTTGTATCAGCAAATAAAATCTTGTTCGCATTATAGATATTCTTTTTTAATACTGTTTCACCGTCGAAAATAGTTTCGTTGATGCGGTTGCCATCTTTAAGAGAATCAATATAGCGAGACATCTGATTATTTAAATAATTACTATATTCTAATACAGCATTCATAATTTCGAGCTTCTTATCATAAGAATTATGTTGTTTGATAATCGATGTTTCTAAATCGTTATATTCTTGTTGCATTGACTCAACAAGTTCAGTAAAATACTTAGATGTATTTTTTAATTCCATATTATACCTCAATAGAAATTAGAATACTGACGATATGTTTTAGCTAAAATATTAGATTCGACTAATTTTTTATACGTATCGTTTATGGATTCATTTTGGGATTCTAACTTTAATAATTTTTCTTTAAGCGATTTAATTTCGTTAGCCAAATTATAATAATTTAATACGAACTTATCATACTCCCATGATCCATTAAATCGTATATTATACTTGATCATATTCGTTATACCTATTCTGTTTAATCGCTAAAGAATTAATTTTAAGAGTATTGCCAGACGGATTTTCAATCACGGCTACTGGATTATCGTAATTAACTTCTTTATCGTAAGTAATGATTTCCAGCATATTATCATAAGCGCCGTCATAGAATGTTCTAGAATAAATATGATTGTCTTTTATAATACAGTTGTCGACAGCCGCAAAAACAATACCGTCGGTATTAAAAGATACTTGACCATAAGGTGGCATTCTAAATTTAAAGTACTGTACTTTATCGGTAATCGTAACTAAATGATTCTTAATGTTAGTCTTAATAGGATCCAGCGTAAAGCTGAAATCGACATGAGTACCTTTATATATATAAAATTCTACATCGTGTTCAGAAGGATTTTGAACGTTATTATATTGATTTAATTCTATACATTGATTATCGACTTTAATCATGTTATGGCCAGAATACAAATAATACTGAGACTTATACGTATCTTCAAATTTCTGCGGAAGCTGATAGCTACCGAAATATTTATTACCGGAGTCTAACGAGAAAAATTCTGTTTTAGTCGTAGGCTCACCTGGAACTTGATATAACGATTCATTAGATTCATAATTAAGAATGTTTTCTGTCGGCGATAATTCTAAAACTACGTTCTCATTATTATCTTCTAGATTGGCTAAGAAAGCTAACGTAGACCCAGCATATGTCGTAAATGCTGGCAGCTTAACGTAAGTCTTACCATCCTTATTCTTCATATCGAAGTTATTAGATTGGAAAACTAATGTATCGCCAAAGATAGCGATTGTTTCTAATTTAGATCGATTATAATATTGATTAGCAATACGTTCTAAATTGCTTAATTTAATATTTACCAAATCTTTAGTATTATTAAATTTCTCGACAGTTAATTCATAAACGGTCCTATATAGTATTAATAAGTCATTATATAAAACATATAATTCATTATTGAATTCATTCACATTTAGTTTAGAACCTTCTTGAATGTAACGATGTTTAAATAATGCTAATTGTGTATCATATTCTTCTAAGGCAGACTCTAAAGCACTATCGCTAATGTGCTCGCCAGATTTTAATGCTTGATCGATTAATCGTTGACGATAATATTCTAATTTATAGATCTGATCTTTATACATTAGATACCTGCTTTCCTAAACATAATTTTAAATTAGCGATATATGGAGAATAATCGTAAGCAGTCGGCACGATCATAGCAATTTGAAGAGTCGTAATTGGCTCATCGATATACTCAATATATTTTTCTTTAATAGGATTTTTAGAATACTTAACTAACTTGATTCCTTTTTTGTCGCTGTTAACAGGAACAACGTTATGTGCGACACCGTTAACGATTAGTTGATATTGAATATCCTGACGTAAAGCATCTTGTATAAAATCCGGAATATATTCATTACAGAATATACCGGCGCATACTGCCTTACCAGAAGTTATAATATTTTGAGTAGTACCAGAACCCTCTTTAAAAGAATTGCGCCTAGCTTGCATCGCATCAATCTTAATAAATTTACGGTACACACCATCTTTTATTTGATCGTTAATCTTTATTTTTTTAGAGTCGACAGCATTGCTGTACATCGTAATTCTTAATAATTGAGTAACTGGGAATACTAATGCACCACTACCATAGATATACGTAAAGTCAAAATAGCTATGATCTTGTTTATTCGGTTGAATATCGCCATTAAATACTGTACGCCATTCTACGTTATTATCGGAAACTTCAATCTTTGTGATATGTGTAGTTGCATCATCGTCGAACACAAGTTCGTTAAAACCATCTTCAGATTGAGACTCTAGCGTAATTTGAACGGTAGCCGGTATATCGTCGATATTAATTAGATCACTTTTGTTAACGGCATCATAGCTAAATAATCGGCTATATTCCCAAGCACTGTTTCTAACGCCGTCAAAAACGTTTTCCGTCAGGGATGTGTCGAACAATTCTTTTTGTAATACATCGTATTGATCCGAGACTACATATTCATTACCAGAATAACCGTTGCCGTTAATATTCACGATTTTAATCGGAATATCTTTTTCGTAAGTTTTACTTGAAGTAATACAATTTCTATATTGATATAAATTAGACTTAATAGAAAAATGCCCAGACGTAATCGGAATAATAGAATTAAAGTCAGAAATATTACCGCATATCATATTAATATCTTTTACGCGCTCATCTTCGGCATCTATCTTTTCTTGAATAGAAGCAATCTTTAAATCAACCTCGGACAATAAATTTTCGATATCGTATGCAGAATCGATACAATTAAAACTTAAATTCATAATATCGAAAATAGATTCTAACGTATTCTGATGTACTTCGGTATATTTAGGCTCATCTTCTTCGCTAAGATAATTAGGTTTAAATAATGGAGTCTTGGAATCTTGCAAGCTTTTCTCTTTAAATTTATCCATTAATCCTTCATCGGCTAATGCTTGAAGGTACGCATTTTTAACTGTCGTATTCTTTAAATCTTCCAATTTAATTTCCCTCCATGAGCATTAACAATAATATTATCTATCTTAATTGGATTTTTGCCGAAGTAGATTCTCTTAATTAATTTTATGGCAATACGATTATCGATCGGCTTAATTCTTTTTACATCGAATGGAACATAACTAATAACCAATTCCTTAGATTTTTCTTTAAGAATATTATTTAAAGAATTAACGTTAGTAAGATATTCATCATAATTAGCATACGTATTATATAACACTAAACCGTCTTTTGTTTTTTCATGAATCGTAATCTGATAATTTTTATTAATTTTAAATCGAGTTTCGAGATTATAGAATAGTTTTTCATATAATACTTGAGTTTGATTATATGGTAAAATCGGAACTTCTTTATTGTTATCTAACAAATAGAACTCTAAAGAATATTGTTCATCTTTAGACTGTTCTTTTAACGACGTTATAAGTGTCACATAATCACAATTCTCTATCGTAATAAATTTAGAAATAATCCCGCTCACACTAGTCGCGTTATTATAAGAGAATTTAATATTATTTATACCAAAATCATAAGAAACGACAGTAGAATCTAATTGAATATTTTTAATCTCGTCACGTCGAGGAATTGGTCGAGCAGTCGTACTAATCGTATCTTTATCGTCGAGTACGATACCGATATCTTTAACGGTTAGAGATCGACTTATCTTTGTTTCTTCTGCCATTAGTTTCACCTATGTATTTCGTGACATCATTTTCGTAATAAATTTTAGCCAAACGCTGTTCTTCTGTTTTTTCACTACCTTTATCAAAGTAGGCAATTCCAGCATAAGCGTTGTCCATAAATCCTTTAGATTTTGCATATAATACCTTCTTTTGCTTAACTTCAGGATTGCTAGAATTCAAAGTAATAACAATTAAAGATATTTCTTGCGGATCAAAATAAGAGTTAAAAAAATATTGATTAATACTATTATTAATCGTAAATGAGCCAGTACAATTTACTAAATCGCAAGATATATAATTTAGCATAATTGGCTCGCTTAATTTAATCATAAATGTAGCAGTCTTTTTATTTAACTCTGTAATCATATTACGTTCAAAAGATATAACTGCAGATCCATGATCTTTATCTATATTAACAGAATAAGCTTTTGTCGAAGAAATATTTTTAAATAAATCTATTTTGCCTTCTTGTTGAACGACATAATCGACTTGAGATATCTGAGTGCCATCTCGGTCATAAACAACTTTTGTATCGTCGAAATCTGGAGAATAAGAAATAAAATTTTTATTTTGATATAAAGAATAATTATTTTCTAACGCAATTAATTTATCGCTCAGTTCTTTATATTTCTTATCGACAATATCGTTAACATACGTAACCATATATTGATTACAATCTTCTAATGATCGTATCATCCCAGTTAAATCGTTAAGAGATTTTTCGATATCGGCATAATAGTTATTATATTCTTCAGAATCCATAATCTTAGAAATATCGTATGCCGGAATAGTAATCCCTTGTTTGATTACGTTAAGTTGTTCTAAAAAATCTTTATGATCGGTAATCATAGTCAATCCTTTAAATAAAAAAGCCGAGAGCTTTCGCCCCCGGCTATAACAGTTCGTTATTCGAAATCAGAAGCAAAGCTTACTGTAATTTCTTTTAGGGAACCCATTTGTTCTTGTTTCGTGATAGAGCTATCACTTAATTCAGGATTTTCCCAGTATACTTGAACTTCGAAATCATTATAATCTACGACTTCTTGTCCTTCTTCATATAAAGGTGTTTCAAAGATCAAACGATCGCTAACGCCGTCCATATAACTATGTACGTCTTTAACGACTTCAGTAAGCGGAACAATGAATCGTTTAAACTGACCTTTAGTAATGATACCGTCTTTAAATTTATATTCACGTGCTTTAATAGCTACGACATAGCCGACACGATAAACAGGATCATTATCGTTAACCAATACTGGACTAATTGTCGTCATAGATTCTGTATTGAAACCTTTTACCTTCGTAATGTTTTCACCGATGATAACATCGACCGGCATAGAAATATCGGAAGGATCACCACGACGCAATTCCATTGGTTTATTAATTTCAGTTTTTAAACCTAATTCATGTACTGAATTAATTGTACCATTTTTTGGACTTCTTTTCAAGGTAATTGCTTCAGTTGTAAACAAAGATGGAGAACTTAAAGTACTAGCTTCATATAAGCCTTCACGTTTAATTCTTAATTCAACACGAGCTTTAGAAGCACGTTGCAATCTGCGATTATAAATATGTGCAGAGTATAAACCTTCGTTTACAGGACTAGGTTGATTAGTTAACTTTTGTTGAGTTTTAAATTGAAAATAAAGATCACGTTTTTTAGTTTCGTCTGTTTCTGTTAATGCGTGAGCTACAGCAACATCGGATTTACGTTCATAATCATAGAAGATATTATTTAATTGAAGGTCGGATTTATTATGATTAATCAATTCGATTTCATAATAATTATCTGTATTAACTTCCATGAATTCTACGATTAAACAGTAACGTGTAGGATCTTGATAGTAATTATCAGGGATAATAGGATACTTACCGTCTTGTTGGAAACTAAATTTTACGTACTGACGTTCAACAGTTGCACTAACTGCTTTAGGTTGAGTCTTAGCGAAAAATTTAAACTTATCATCTTTATTAACTTGAGAAGATTTATAAGCAGCTTCAGCTTGTTGACCGTTTTTAAATAAATCGACATCTCGTGCGTCGATTAAATAACAGTTAACAGGGCCTGGATTACCGTAAGCTTTTAAACAAAGCTCAACAGTTTTTAGATAACCAGTTTTACCTTCGCTAAATTTTAAAGTAGTCGCATAACCAAAGCCTGGTTTCATCATCTTAACGAATTCACGACTTGTATCGTCAGTTTCGCCAGATGCATATTCTTCATCGCCCATTACTGTTTCTAAAGGACGAGCAAATAAGAAGTCGCCATTATAAATAGCACCATAAGATTTATATACTTGATAGTATTCTGCATTTTGAAGAATAACGCTATTCGCAATATTGCGATCTAACGTTAATTTAAAATTAGCTTTATCGACAGCAGCTACTTGACGAATACATTCTAATCCAGTATTGCTGTTTACGATAGCAATAAAATCATATTGAGAGAATTGATCCATATCAGTATTCGTTGGGAACACTAAAGATTTTCTATCGGTCTGAACTGTATTTTTAGTATTTGCTAATTCTTTATTTAAATGAACTTGATTAAAATCATGGAAACAATCATAGTATCCATCATAATAACCGATATCTTTTACATAACCATTTTTAGCTAATTGACCACGAAGTTGATATAATTCGTCACGCAATGCTAAAATATCGCTACCAAATTTAGATTTAATATTTTCAGTTCTTTTATTTAAACTATTACCTGTCGTAGTAGTCATATAATCGGCAGCTAATTTACCGCCGAGTTTTAATGCATTAGGAACTGTTTCACGATCACCGTCGATACTTACAGCGATGTGGTCGGCAGCAATGCCGCCGACCTTATCTACATCTTCTGCTTTAGTATCACTATGATCCCTACGGTATACCAAATTACCTTTTGCGATGACTGTTTCGGTAACAGCATCCATATCGATTTGGTTTATTGTAACTTTAGTAAAGTCTTGTGCCATTAAAGTCTCCTGCGTTATACGCGATAATCATAAGTGATATAATGTTTTATACTTGTTGTATATTCTGATTTTCCAGTACGCTTTTTCCACGCTTCCATCTTTTCAGGATTTTCATATAAATCGATATACAATGGATCATTAGCTAACAGCGCAGCGACTTTTCTATCAGTAAACGTAATACAGCTTTTATATTTATTTAAAACATATCCATTTACTATATTACGACTCAAACCAGTAAATAGACCATTTATATAGAATAAAACTTCATCCTTGGATTCGAGAACTTGAGGATCGATTTTATAATCATTAATCGGAAATTCTGGAACACGATTATAACGCATTTTAAATGTTTCTTCTTTACGTTTATAATCTTGACGAATTTCGATCGTAATTCTATCTGGTTGATGGTGATGTACAGTATAGAACATATCTGTTTCTTTCTTATAGAAAGATTCATTAGGATAATTACTTGCTGTTGTACCGATATAAGGACGATCGGAGTTAATAATTTGAATTGTTTTATTCCCGATTAAAGTCCAATCTTCTTTTGGTAAACGAACGCCGTTACGATATACGACTAAGCGACCTGGATATAAATATAATTCTGTTTGTGCCGGAATTTCGTACACATTCGTACCGATAGAATTAGTATTATCTAACGTAATAACATCCATTACCTTAGAAGCACCAGTTTCTAATTGCTCGATCGTATAATGAATCTTTTCTCCGGCTTTAATATCGTTAGCAGAGCCTAAGAATTTAATAGAGACACCGTCTTCATTTTCGACATAATCGATATCGAGAATTTGACGAACGCCGTTTCTAAATACTGTTAATGCATTTACACGAGGAGAATATTTGTCGTATTGCATATAGAAAGATCGGTTAGTAGGGTCAGTAGAATCCATAATAAAATCGCCAATCTTAATTGCATTTTCGCTATCACCAGCAAACTTATAAGCAAAGATATCGATACTATCTTCCGGTAAAACAGGAACATTCATCTTAACTGCCGATACAGTATTTTCATAAGATGTACAGATAGTTTTAATATCCTTAAGTTCTTTATCGTTAGCAAGTCTCCAGATCTTTTTATAATCATCGTAAATTTGAACGGTTGCAGCATCGGTTAAATCGTCAGGCATAAATAATACGACTTCACCATCGGCCGTGCTTTGTTCACGTTCCTTAGGAGATACCGGAGAAATTAATGGTTGTTGATTACATAATAATTTGCCGTTATGATACACTAAACTGTCGCTTAATGCTCCAGTAAAATATGTATCCATAGCACTAGCGCCATCGAATAATCGATCGTCAGGATCTCGTAATAATAAGTATTGTTGACCTGGGAATAAACCATCTTTAAGTGTTAAATAATGATAATCTTTATTCCATTCAATATTCTTAGGATTAATTAACATACCATCTAAGAATAAAATGATTTCGTCGGTATTCGTAATAACACGAGGATCGTAATAAATTACGTTTTGTCCACTGTGGCCGATTTGACCTTGTTGAACGATAAGAGAATGTTCGCCATTATTATACAAGGCTGTCGCATCGATATTTGGTGTACCAGTTTCAGTCGCTAATGTACGATTAGTGCCGGCAACAATATTATTATCGAAGTTTACAGTACCGGCAGCATAAGCATTTTCTTCGCCTGGAATATATGCTTCGATTACTGTCCACGGCATATTTACTTTAGCACGAGGAACGAAGATTTTATCGTCGCGGAAAATTAAACCACCGAATAACGGATGAATTAATTCACCGGCTACGAAGACTAACGGAGATTTAAATTTCTTATGAAGATAGATAACACCTTGATTATCCAAATTGGTTTCTACGATATAGCCAGAGTCTTTAATATAATTTTTAAAGACATGTACTTCATCTTCTTTATAGATTTTATCTTCTAGTTTTACTAGCTGATTTTTAACGTCGACATCGTAAAACTGTTCTTCGAGCATTAAGCCGTCGAAGAATAGATTAATAGATTCTGGAAGATCGGGAATATGGAAACCTTCGAATAAGTTGCCATTATTTAACTTCTTCAAAGAACCTGTATAATTAATCCAGTTAAAGTCATAAGTAACGGCTAAGATATAATCATAATTTTGAACAGTACGATAATTTAAAGAGATCTTCTTATGTAAGATAACATAATCACCGAAACGATTATCGGGATCATCTTTCATAGTAATATCCCGACGCATTGCTCTATTTTCAACAGTTACTTTATCTGGTTTATTATAATTAATTCCAGGATTTAATTGTGCATTGATTTTATCGACACCAGGAATACCTGACGTATTATCTAAAGCTCTTGCTGTACTGTGCGTTAATCCTGTTTCTACTTTTTCATAGTAAGGATATAAATGATCGCCTTTGTTCTCACCAGCTCTAAAACCATAGAATTCAGTATTATTAGGATTAATATCGATAATAGCATTTGTATTACTATCGTCTTTATTAATTTTAAATAAACGTTTAGTAATGTTAGATAATTTTTGTGCGTTAATATGTAATGCACTCAAATTCTTCTTCTGAGCTTTTACAGTCGGATATTGGAAACAAACAGTGTTTACTTTTTCATAATCGTTAAGTAAACTGTTCTCCATAAAGATTCTATCGTGATTAACGTTAGGAATAACGTATTGTGTTCTATGATTAGGATCGACTAATTTATCGTGAGTCGGAGCCGTAAACGGATCTTCCCATTCAAAGTCGAATGTATCGACTTCTTCGACAGCATTCTTTTTAGAACGTTGATATCCAGTCTTCAATTCATTTTCATAGCGTTTAGAATCGCCATCCTGTAAGCTCGGTACAGTTACATGTCCGACAGAAAGTAATGGACTAACGAGAGCAAAATCAGCGAATGCTGCTTCATTAAATTGTGCATCGTCAGCCGGAATCGATTTAATCGGTTTCCATTCTCGACCATCGAAATACAACATAATACCGTTATAAATCCACAACTGACCTTTGACAGGATTTACCGGAGTTGTTTCTTCGGTCAAATGTTCGATAATTTGAAATTTATTATCGAATACGTTAATCCATTGTTTCTTAACGCCGTCATAATATTTTAATTCATTCGTTCTATCTTTACGCCAGAGAGAACCATGAATATTGTTGTCTGGTACTGCACTAGCACCGACAACCTTTTCTTGCTCAGTGATATCTGGGTTAATATCTTTGACAGCAGTAAAGATATCATACAGCTCTTGATTTAAGAGTTGTTCAGATCCACGACCTTGTTTAAATGTTCGATTTTTCTTCATTGACTATCCCTTAACCCATATTCTTTGGAGCATAAATCATATATTGAAATTCGATATTGGCAGCACCGGTATTTCCGACATAAATAAAATTAGAATCTTTTTTAACCCATATATCGCCGGCTTTCGCCGCACTATGTAATGGTTTAATCGATACAAAATCAGGAGTAATCCCGACGTTTCTATCGTCATGTAAATTGTGCGGAATTCTAACTTCGTTAGATTTACCTAAGAAAGTAGATTGACCTACTTTATATAAAATAGTATTGCCACCAAATAATCTATATTTATTTTTATATTTTAAATAAAAGCGTTTCTCGCCATTGTGAAAATAAGCGTCGTTATTATTATCGATATCAAAATGATTATCGGTCGTAACAAATTTACTTATCTTATTATTATATTTATCTTTACTAGCTTTAGATACGAAACGATGAAGATTATTTGTCTTAATCGCTGTCGCGAGTATTTTAATCTTTTTAATTTCTTCGATACTGGCAAGTTTATCGAATAAGCCCAAGTTCTTAATCGCTTGGGCTTTATCGGCTAAATCATTTAAATTATAAAATATCGAAACGTATGTGGAAAATGCTAAATCTTTTATTTCGTCTTTTAATTTAATTGACCATTTCATCGATTAACACTTCCTAACGGATATACAATCATACACTGGAATGCACCAGTAAAAGAACCAGTATTATAAATATTAATAAGCTCAGATGTGTAAGATACAGATACTTCGCCAAGATCGCCGCCAGTATATTCGACACATTGAACGTCGACGAATACAGGAGAAATTAATGTACCATCTTCTCGTGTTTTAGTGTTACGAATAATAGTCGGTTGAGAATTACCAGAGAAAAATCCGTTAACGATTTTAATATTATCGAGAGCAGAAGCGCCACCGATAAGAACATTTTTATTATTTAAACCGATATAGAATTTTTCGTTTACTTCATCGAAACCAATTTGATTTTCTTCCAAGTTGGTTTGAATTTCGACCGGTTTATTTAATTTATTATTCCAGTTATTTTTATCGCTATCGCTAACGAACTGATGATCGGCATCAGTTTGAATATTTTCCGGAGTAAATACATCTGGTAAAAATCCAGATTGTAAAGCTTCTTTAGAAATAAACTTATCATATAAGCCAAGATTTGTAATAGCCGCATCTTTATCTTTTACATCAGATAAGTTTTTATTTCTATCGAGAATTTCGTCAGAGGATATCGGAACCCACTTTTTAAGTTTGTCGACATAAACACTAACTTTCATTTCGACCTCCTTAAACCACGGCAGGACCGGCTACACGAATAATACGACACATTTGAGGCAAACCTTCTTTACCGGTAAACGTATATGTTTCAGGTAACATAATAGTATTAATATTATCGCATGCAACAAACGCACCGTCTCGAATAGTTTTTACAGATGGCAAGAACACTGTATTCAAATTAGTGCAGTTTTTAAATGCAGAAGCATTAACGTTAGTAACAGCCGGAAACTCTAAATGCATAATTGTTTCACAGTCGTGAACAGCATTAGAAGCAATACCGATATATGCTGTCGTTGCTTTCGCAGCGTTTTCAGTATAGCTAGCAGAAATAGTATCGGCTTGAACGATAGTCGTAGAACCGGTTATGCTAAGAGTTTCGATAGCATCGTCAGACGTAATATCGTCGACTAAAGTACTTCCAAGACCAGACATATAAGATAACGTTTTAATAATGTCGACCGCATCAAGATCTTTTAAAGATTTTGCATAGTTATTGTTAGTTGCCATAGAAGCAAACTGAGTATTAACATTATTTAACTGTGCATTATTTGATGCAACAGAAACAGCGATATCTTTTAGGCCTTTATATAAAGCGAATAAAGATTGAATAACAGTTGCTTTATTGTTAGTATTAACATTATCTAATAAGTTTTGAATATAGCCTTGATATTCAGTATTGTTAAGTAATGCATAATCGCCAACATAAGTCGTTTTTAATATATCGACAAAACCGGCAGCTAGCGCTTGATTAACGAGTGTTTTAATACGAGCATTAATATTAGCGTTCAACTGATCGATCGTATTAAGCTTAGCTTGAATACTTGTATCGAGATCGGACATATTGATATCGTTATCTAAACGACGATATTCAGATAAGTCGTTTCTAACGACTACATTATCTAACTTATTATAATTAGACTGAAGGGAAATAATTGCTGGACGCAATGTATCGTTAACATCGTTTACGGTGATCTTTTGATCTTGTAAACGATAACGAGCATCGGCAAAATCTCTCGTAATAGCAGTGTTAGGTAAATCACTAATGATACGCTTTAATTGTTCGATATCGTTAGCGACAAAATTAAGACCGGCAAATGTTGTATTTAAAGCATTTACTTTATCTATAATATTACGAATTTGAGTTTGGAATTCCTCACTCAAATCTGTTAATTGAAGTTTTTCAGTTTTAGCACGATATTTATTATCGGCATCAGAGATATTTAATTTAGTTAATAATGCATCTGCGAAATCTTGCATATCGTCGATAAGAGATTGCATTTCAGCATTAAGCATTTCTTTCGTTAACTTATCGGAAGTTTTATTGAACCATCCTGTCTTCGTAGCAGAGTTTTTTTCAAGAGAAATTACTCGATTACGAATCTCGGAGTCATCATAAGAGATGACTCCTTGAGATGCGTTTCCGATATTCGTTAACAATGTTTTTAATGAAGCGTCCAATTGATCCATATGGACTTGAGTTAAATTGCTGACTTGATTGATCTTGTCTTGAAGATCTTTAGACAGCATAAATTCTTCTATTTTTTTAGCCATTGATTAACCTCTAGTACTAGAAATAATATATTATCGTTGTTATATTACGGGTTTTCTTCCGTATCAACTACTTTTTTATCGTTTAAAACAACGGCCATAGACTTATCAAATAATTGTTTTTCTGGCATATCTTTATTAATGAAAATATTATAACCAGGCTGAGTCATTTTATATATATCGTAATATTGAACATCGACCCAGCATCCCGGAATTAAAACATCGAGATCGATACCGATTCTTCGGCTTGTTAACTCTTGAAGTTTATAATTCTTATCGTTACATTCAATCGTATTATTAATTGTTGCCGAAATTAAATTCTTATTTTGAATATAAGAACCTTTATCTAGCTCAAATACGCCAAACCAATCTTTTTGATAACGATAAATAAATTTATGTCGACGTTCATTTCTATGATTTATATAAGTAATAGTATCGTTTTCTTTGTCGATATCGATAACCAAAAATGGCTCTTTTATAATACGATTGCCGTGAATAATTAAATTAGAATCTTTATTTAACACTTCTTCAACCGAAGTCCAATCGGTTTTACCTTCTAATTTAATCTTTACTTTACCGTTTTCTTCATCGATTAAAAGAGATCCATTTGGTAGCAGGTCCCATTTATAATCGCTATCACTATAAACAAAAGTAGCTCGGCCATTACTTATTAATCGAGAAGTTATTTTTTTACTTTGTTTAATTGGCATTTATCTAACTCCTATAAATGATCTAAGTAACTGCTCGGGAATTCTAATGTTTGATCGATATAGGCGTAAGCCGATAATTCAAACATAACATCAGATTTAGTTTCCCATGGATTATTAGGATCAGTACCAATATGATCTAAAATCTGATCATATACCGGCACCAAATAAGTATATGTATTTCCGACCTGTTTAATTAAACGAACACGTCCTTGAGTTCTTGTATTATAAATCTTAGGAATAATCTGAACACTAGGAACACTATTAGGAACGATTAAGTTTAATTTCTGATACTTAACGCCGGCAATTACTTTTATTGGTTCATTACTCAACTCTAAATGAGCCCTAATTTCTTTTGTTCGCTTAGGTTGAATACTCGTCGTAACGACAGTTGATACGGCATTTTCTCTTGTGTCACTAGCCATGAAAGATACATATTGCATGTTATTAGATAATGTTACATTATACTGATAATCATAATATGTTTTACCGTCTTCTTCACCGTTGTTCGACGTAATGTATCTTAAATTTTCTGGATTGTTAGAAGCAGTAATCAAAGTAAGTTCTTTATTATAAGTAGTACGAACAAATAATTTAGCTATTTGACTATAAGTATTAGGAACCATATATTCTTTAGAGACAATTCTAATTGGAATTTCGACAGGGTCTTTTGCTTCGATTAAGATCCGTTCTAAATTAAAAGATAACTTACCTTGTTTATGTGCAGTAATATCGACATAATAAGATTTGTTCTTACGGTCGAAACTAACATCATATGCATTATTTAAATCATCAGGAACAAATCTAACATTAGAAGTATCGGCAGTACTATATACAGTAAATTTTAAATCGGGTTCGCCAACTAAGTGTAAATTTATTTTATCTTTTGTTAACGATAAATTCTGTAATGCAATATTTACTTTAGAAGTAGAATGAATATCGCGAGTCACTTCATTGGTTAAATAATCATTATTCTCGCCGACAATTCTTAACGTATAAATTTCGTTGTATGCTAACGGAACTTTAATCGTCGTCCAAGATCGATTACTTGTTTTTGTTGCAGCTAAATTCTCACCTTTATAAATTTTAAAAGTACTATTGCTAATCGACTTTAAAAGGACAGAAAGCTGCATACTATTATAATCGTATCGGATATACGGAGTAATAGGAAGCTTTTGTTTCATATGTTCACTACGCTTACTATTAATCCAAAAATCACCAGGTTCAGGATTTACTGGTTCTTCTTCTTGATTATAGAATCGAGGAACAGGATTTCCGACATGATATCGTTCGATATAATATACATCAATTTCACAGCCTTGTTCTAATTGTGTAGAATTAAGAACAAAATGTGTGCTATCGAGTTCTTTAAGAGTTTTAGTGACCGGGGAACACTCTATCGCATTGTTAATCAATGCTTTAATATGATGATTACCCGGAATATATTCACCTTTATCTAACTCAAATACGAAATTATCTTGTCGAGTTAATTTAGATTCTTTATATACACCATTAATAGAATAATAAAGTTTGCCTTCGATGCGATCATAATCGATAAATATAATTTTCTCACAAACCATTCTAGAAGATTCTTCTACGATTAATGATTCACTAGCTGGCAGCTTAAGAGCTACCCAGCTAGGACCATATTTAGAGAATGGATCTTTAGAATCTTGATTGTCGACATTATATTTTAATTTAATACCGATATTATTATCTTTTGGATCGACAACTATCGTACCGAATTTTGCGGAGTTCCAATCATATGTTTCATAGTCATGATATATAATAGGAAGACCTATTGTTTTTTCAAAATAATCATTAAGCTTGGACATATTTAATCTTAACTCCTAAAACCGTTTTTTCGTAATTTATAGAACTTCCTTTTATGACAATTTCTTCTAGCGCAGGCCATCTCATTTTTTCAATTACTGTTTTACTTTCAATAAAACTAGCATTAGCGTCATATAAATTATGAGAAGATCCAACAGGAGAATAAGTATATTTTGAAGGCTGATAATGACTAGTATCTAATTTTATTATCAATTTTTTTATTTTAATATCAGATAAATTTATTGATTTATCAAATAAATAATATCGATAATTTGGAACAGGTATTTCTAACTCTAAATTATTTATAACGCTTTCGGATTCTTCTTTAGTAAAATATGAGTTATAATATCCATTAGATTTACCAAGAAAATCTTCGATAAAATAACTTGTAGGCTTAATAAAATCATAATCTGAATTTATCGGGAAAAATTTAAAATTATCTTTTTTTGCAAAGAAAGACATTTTAGGATTTCCGATATTAAAATGATTTTTATCGGCAGTATAACCATATTTTTCACAATAGAAATATTGCAAATTTGGAGTAATAACTATGTAGTTATCGTTATTACTTTTCATTGAATCAGCATCGAAAGCTCTATCTCTAAATTCTAAGATTTCTAGCGAAGCCGATTTTATATTAATTTTACTAAATTTTTGATAATAAAAAGATGCAGAGAAAAGTATATTGCTATTAATATTTAATTCTTTTATGTTTTTATTATTATCGAAAGTAGAATATGGAATATTAATAAATCTACTGATTATCTTATCAATTTCTTGTTGCTTTATATTAGAATTTCTAAATATAGCATCAGAAAGAATAATTCCAAAATCATTAGAAAGATTTGTTAATCCAAGATAACTTTCATCTAAATTAATAACGTTTCCCAAATGATCAATATCTATTGTTCTATTTTTATACACAAAAGATAAATCTTTAGAAGAGTCAAAGAAAGAAGCATAGTTTAAGCCATGAGCATAATTTAAATTAACTTCTGACCTTAATAAAGGAATCGATCTAAAAAATTCTGCTGGTACAAAATTAGTTGCCGTTAAAATAAAATCTAAATTATTTATTGTTTTTAAATTTTGACATTCTAAAAATGCAGCTACTGCAGTATTTTTATAAGTATTTGTCCCATCGACTACTCCTAAGTATATACTTGGAAGAGTTATCTTTTCAACGCCAGAGTGATAAAAATCATAAGCATACAAATAATAGTTTGTAAAATAAGATAAATCAATTTCTTTTAATCTTCTTGTATTATTAAAATGACTAAAACTATAGCTATCTCTAAAAGCACTATTTGAAGCCATGTTTTTCTTTAATCCGCTCTTTGTATAATAGGCGTTTTCATTTTTTACTAATCCAAGATAAGTAGTGTTATCTTTATTATCATATCTTATAGGATTATAATTTTCATCGACGAAAGTTACACTGTCACATATATACTCAATAGATTCAATAGCTGAACCATAAAAGAATACATCAGATATCCCGATATCTTTAGTCGACGTTAGTAATACTTTAAATGGGTCTGAGTTATAATTAGGTAATGGACAAATTTGTTCAACAATATCTAAATCTTCTTTTCTTGGATTTTTTATTGATCTTAATGGATCAGTATTTCCTAAGAATGGATTATACTTTCTATTCCCAAATTCAAATGTATTTTGATTGCCAAGATTAAAAGCAGTTATGCCCATATTAATTGGATATCGAAACGCATTATCTCCGATATTTCTTAACCATTGATAATTAAAGAAAATTGCAGAATAATAAGAATTACATAATGCATTTGATCCAATACTACTTAATTGATCACTATAAATAAGGTTATTATAGAACCAAATATTCTTATTAGAGTTAAAGTTACTCGGAATGCTTTTTAATTTACAGAATAAAAGTTGATTATTAGAAGATGTTTGATATATTAAAGGATTAAATGTATATCCTTGTCTAGGGAAAGATTCTTTGAATACTTTCTTTACTTCTTCTTTCCATTTTATACAGTTTTCTTTATTACCAATAATAATATCATCGATATTATCTTGTTTAACATCTAAAACAATTGCATCTTCTTGTGAATAGTATTCTTCAAAATCTCCACTAGAAGTTGTATCATAAAAAGCAGTTAAATAAGAAAATAACTTAGGATACAATAATAAGTTATGATTAAATGTTAAAACTGGAACTTTATTATCTTTTATAATTTTGTTTCCGTAATGCAAATAATCATAATGTTCATTACCTAAATCAACGTAATATTTTGAAAGCTTAAAATTATACTTAGTTCTAATTTTGTCGACAAAATTATCTACTACTTGTTCTGTGCTTCTTATAATTTCTTCTGTATTGCCACTAATATATTTAGAAAATCTATAAGGAGCAACAGTTATCTGTAAGAATAAATTTGGATGGATATATTTTATCTGATCATTTATTTGTTTATATGCAAAAAGTTCTTGACTAAATGCATTTTTTATTATTGCATTATTTGTCGTAGTCGAAATCGACAAATATTTTGTTTTAACAGATCTAAGCTTATTTTGAATATCTTGATAATTATCAGATTCCGTAGAATATTCGCTAAATTTATCAATGTTTTTCCAATGAAGAATAGTCGTCGGAACATTAATATTGTTAGTTGCTTTATTGTTAACTTTAATATTAATATTTCTATTTTCCATTAAGTCATAGAAATTATCGACTTTAAAAATAAAGTAATAAGACCCGTTGTTGCCTTCATAAGCGTTAGATAAATAATCATTAATCTTAGGTAATACTGTTAATGTTTCTTCATTAGATAAATCATCTTTACCGTAAAATTCTAAATAAGAGGATTTGGAGCCATTAATTTTATCTAAAAGATTTGACCCAAGATATTGAATAGGTTTAGCATTTGTTCCGCCATATGATAATGTTAAATTATTTTGAATCTCTGGATGAGTATCGAGAGTTAAATGAACTTTATCTAAATCTTCAGTCGTCTTATATAGTTTAAGTTCTAATACTTGATAAGCATCAGAATTATACATATCGGCATATGGATTAATAACATAAGTATTTAATAACTCAATCTGATGTTCTGGCAAATGCGCGCCAATTAAAGTTCTCGTCACTTCTTGATCGTTATACAAAGGATGAGTACAAGTAAATCTTACAGTATAATCATTATTCTTTTGTTTGAAAGAATAATATCGTCCAGCAAAATAACGCATTGTTTCATCTGATGTTGTAACAATACTATCTGTATTATCTTTAGTTTTAATTATATTATTATTCGCATCATATGCCGTAATAGTCGATCCTTTTGCATAATCGAATGACACATCCCAGACTCGATTATTAAACGTTACATTATTTACGTTAAAAGGAATTTTTGCATTAACTTTCTTATATCCGTTTAAGGTAACTGTTTTAGATTCAGGAACCTTATTAGTTTTATTAGCTTCGACAGTAAATGTTTTAACATCGGGATAATAAAATAGCGGGATTCTATACAATGTTTCTTCAGTAGACAAATTAGATGGTTGTCTAGTATGAATAACATCTCCAGAACTATCTTTAATTATGATAGTAGAACCTGACTCTGCTTGAATCGATAGTGCACTTGTTCCTTCATATTCACCAGTTAAACCATCTCTACCGTCGACTACGTAAACAGAAAGAGGCGTAGTCGGAGTATGAAGCAATATTTCAATATTTTTACTAATTGTATTATCTGCTTTATCGTTAGAAACTGTTGCCGTATATGTTTCAGCTCGTTCTGCTAAAGGAATATTTACCGTATATTTACCAGTATCGTCAACAACGACATCTCTAGCAATTACTCCGCCAGACATAGGACCAATACCCATAATCGTAACTTTTGACCCAGGCAATGTTGTCACAGTAACTTTTGTCCCGCTAACGCTTGTGACATAATCGATATCGGCCGTTAAAATAATTTTTCGACGATCGACAGTTAACACTTTTTCTTTATTTAACCCATTACTAGGATTATGTACTGTTACTACAATTTCATATGGATCTTCTTCACGAGGCAAATTATATTGAACTCCCATACCAATATTTTGAGAAGCATATAATTTTTTACCGGCACGTTTAAATGTTACAATATTACCGATTTGAGTTTTTACAGAAGCTCTAGCCATTAGAGAATTAGGATATAACATTTCAACATCTAATGTTAATTTATCTGTTTCAGTTTGAGTACCCTTAATTAATGCTTTACTATAGTTAGTTTGATAACCAAAGTAAGTCGAGAAAAGATTTAGATAATAATCGTGTACTTTACGCGGCACTTTAAATTTAGTAATGCTACGTTTAGTAGTATCGTTAAAATATTCATCTCGACGATGTGTCGCAATTAATCTAGATTTTTTAGTCGTAAAAACTGTAACTTCGGCATGAGCAGGATCGTCGACTGGATAAGAAACCATATAACTCATAGGAGTAATAGCCAATCCATCTTCTGATACATTCTCGGCTGTATTAATCCAAATATCTTTATCTTCAAAGAACCAGGGATATCTTTCTTGAATAAAAATAAATGGATATAGTTCACTTAATCGTTCATAGTTAATATATCGAACAGTAACGGTAGAACCTAATCGAATATCGTCGGCATCGATTTGAAAATACTTCATATTGATTTCTTCGAGACTGTCGTCTAAAGTATTACATCTTACAGTATCGTTAATCAATACTTCTAATTGATTTGTGCCCGGAATATATAAACCGGAACCAACTTTAAACTGAGCTTTGCCGTCGATAAGTTTACCGATACGAGTAATTTCTTCACGGTCATGATAATAGAATCGATTATGTTCTAATTCAAATTTAACGATCGTATAATATTCGACATTGATTACAGCATCTTTAACTAACTTGTCTGTACCATCTTTACGAATACCCATCGGTACCCAGTCAGATTCACCAGTTAGTTTAATGCTAAGATTACCAGTCTTATCATTTACTAATAAGGAGCCATCAGGAATATCGGCCCAATAGTAATTATCCTTTTCACTATCAGTAATGATAATCGCCGTATTTTTGTCTACGGAATATTCATTTAATTTACGAATGCCCCATGTAGGTTTCAATTAATAGGCCTCCTTAATAATAAACAACATCACAAGTTAATTCTTTAAGATCGTTAATTTTATACTTAAGATCTTTCGGTAACTCTATTACGATATTAAAATCGTAATAATTATGTTCACTATCTCCTTTATTCGGAGCGCCACTAAGTACGACTTCATTTGTTAAGTTTACCGTTAATGTATCACTTAAACGAGTTGTCGGTAACTCAGTAGAATCTGCATTTAAGATTTTAATATAATCTAATAATACAGAATCTTCAATATCGGTGAAATAAAAATTAACACCGAAGTTTTTTAAGTCTGGCTGCTTCTCGATACCCATATAATTATTATATAGACGAACCGGAATTACAGTACGAGAAGCCGAAGTAATAACTCCGGCTTTATAAGTACTATAAATATTAAATTCTTGTTCGTCGAGAACCATCCATGTCAATGTATTTTGCATGAATTACGCTCCAAAAGAAATAACCATAAATTTAAGTTTTCTTGTATTTCTAATTAGTCCAGCCGATAATTTAATCTTATTATTATCGACATAGACATAATCAGTACCATAGTTTAAGATCGTACTAATATTAGCGTTATCGATTTTATTAGTACCGACATATTGGTCTAACAATACAAACGATAATTGTTTATCGGTAACAGTATGTTGTAATGGATAAATCGTACTAGTTGGGTCGATCGTGATTTCATACTGTTGAATAGTTTTAAATAAACCATTCTTAACTTCGTCGTCCAACATAGATTTGGTAATCTTTTCACTACGTTTAATAAAGTTATCGGTATTAAGTGTCGACGTTTTAAGGTCTTGAATCGTTGTTTGCATTGCCGTAATTGCAGGATCGATAGAGTCTGTAATACGACTATACTTATTATCGACTGCCGTAATCAAATCTTTAGTTTCTTTAATGCCGTTTTGAGCATTAGTGATAATAGATTCTAATTGTTCGTAAGACCAAGTATAATGAGAAATTCTATAAATGATGCGGTCGCCATATTTTAAGTTTACGTTATTGTTAATAATAAACTTATTAGTTAACGTCGGATTAGGATTGTCTTCAGTCGGAACTGGGAGCACTTCACTAAAATCGACTTCATCAGAAGACCCATTATGTAACTTTAATCCATTTAAGAATACTTCGATTTGTTGTTTTCCGTATTCATAATATGTCGGTAACTTAATTACACGAGTATTATTAGGATAAGAATCTTCATTATAGATAATACGTTTCTCTTCGACAAACACAGCAGCACGTTGAAAGACGCCAGATTCTTTACCTTTTTTAATTGTATGACGAACGTTAACTTGTACGACAGTCGGTTCATTTAATGCATAATTTAATTTAAAACCGACACCTTTTACGATGTCGCTCATTTTATATTTTGCACTATCCGGAACAATTAAATGTTTACCGTTAGCATCCTGTTCTTTAAGCATGACCATTTCAACGTACTGGTCTTTCATAATATATCCTTGATCGATATATACATCTAAAGAGTTAGATCGAGGGATAAAGAACATGTTAACATCGTCTTCGTCGAATATAAATGTTTGCTTTTCGTTTTCTTCGTCGGTTAAATTTTCATCTGGAATAAATAATTTAGTTTCGTGAAGATCCATCGTACTGTGTTCATTTACTGGAACCCATTGATAATCTTCACCGTTAAATTGTCGCCAAATATATAAAATATTTGTATCGCTATCATACCATAAATCATTTGGCTCAGGATATTCTGGTTGAATAAAGTAAATAAACTTACGTTGATTCTTAGAATATAATTTACCGTAGAAATAAATATCGCCAAATTCATCGACATAAATAGCTCGAGTATTTCTATTATCGTAAAAGAACTTAACAGAAATACCTGTTTCATCGACTATCCAATAAGCCCAACCTAATACGATATCGCCAGCATCTTCAAAATTTTGCATTGGCGGGAATGCCGGCGAAGCCGAAAAGATACCATAATGATATTTAGGATATAACTCTGGAGTTTTATCGTTATAAGTAATCGTATCGATATGAGATGATGCATAATGATATACGACACCGACTTTTCTGCCGACATTTGCTTCTGGGTCTACGACATGAATAATTTGTTTATTAATAGAAGCAATCTGTAAACTTTCTTGAGTTTCTAAATCGTATACTCTAAATTCTTTTAAATCTGGAAGTTCACCTTGAACTCCGGAGATATATGCTACCTGTTTTAATTGAGATGGAGCATATACAGGAAAACGTAAAGTAATTTGTCCGCTAGCATCCAAAGTAAATTTTTCAAAATACTGAATAGCTTGTGGAGCACCTACGTTAATGGACGCAGCGTCAAGATTAATTCGATGGCCTTTTTTGTTGATTAATTCACCAGCTGCTACATCGATAATAAACTCATCGCCACGTCGACTGCATTCAAAACCGGACACAACGCCCCAGCCAGCTGACTGAAGACGTTCTGTGTCGATCCAATCTTGAATCATTTCAAAATTGTCGTTAATAGGTTTAGCTTTTACGCCTTTGGTAAAATCAACCTTTGTTAAATAATTTTGTGCCATTTATTAATCCTTAAATAATAATACTGCTGCTTCCGACGAAGAAATATGTTTGTCAATTTGTTCCTGTAATTGGTCTCTATGACTTTCATATTTTTTAGGTAACGTAATTACCATAGAAGTACCAATTCTATACGGTCTGCCAAGTATATTACCTGTATCGATATATTCGTAATTGTCGAATTTACTAGATCCGCCACCAATTATTCTTGTGTCGGTCGGCTCGATTTTTGTATCGAGTTTAATAATAATATCGGCAACTTTAATATCGTTAGATGGTTCATCGACCGGAAGAATATAAAATCTTTGGTCTTTTAATATGCCCGTATTCGTCATATATAAACTATAATTAGTTTTTATATTCGAGATATTAATAATCGTTTCTTCAGACTTAGCGATATTATATTTAGAACTATAATATTGACCGATAATTAACTGAAGTTTTTCTTTATCATAATTATAACGTATAGAAGGTAACTGTTCAATGTTAAATAAAGAATAGTCGACATTATCGATAAATTTTAATTCTTGATTTACTGTATAAATTAAAGATTCATTATTATCTTTTTTAGGCTCGTCGTCGATTACTTTCTTAAAGTAAATATCACGGGAAGGTGTGGCATAATCGAAAATAACGTTTTCGTTTGTTGTTTCGACATAAACTAATTTATAATCGTGATTATCGAGCGAAGTTAAAGAAGCGATATCTTTATCTAAATTAATTTGAGGATGTTTCATATTCAATCGATTATTTAAACTATAGTAATAATCGATCAAATTATTAGAAATGAAAGTATTAATATAGCTGTCGACTTTTTCCGGAATACGATGGTAGCCAATGCTATAAGCATAAACAATATTTTCAGCAAGAAATTGAATTAAGCGAGGCTCAGTAAAGATTTCTTTACCGCACAATAAAATAGTTTTAAAATTCAATCGATCTTGCATAATGAGTATCGGAGTATGATTAATCGTTAATTTAATATAGTCATATGTAGCACGAGGGAATAGCGACATTTCCAAATCATGATTGAAGATATCCCATGACGGTTCAATTACATATTCAGATTGGTTAAATAAAACAGGTTTAGCTACGTCGAATATCTTAGGCTTATTATAAAGAATCTTATTGCCGTAAGTAGAGTTTACGATATAAATATTGCAATTATCTTTATAGCCGCCGGCTTTCATAGCCTTTAAGAACTTATCTTCTCCGTTATAATATTTAATATCGGGATTATCGGTCACACTATTAAATTTGATATTGTTAGGAACAATAATGCCTTGTAACATAGACTTTACTTTTTCCATGCCGGTAAAGTCGATATTGATATTCCAGCTGCGCTCAGAAGTAAACGGAATATTTCGTTGGAGAATATATTTATATCCGAATACTGTCGGACGATAAGAAGCCTTTTTAGATGTATCTTTTATCGTAATAATACCGTCTTTATCCAAAAGGTAATCTTTTTGTTCTTTTGCCGGAACATAATTTTCCTTAAATAAAAGCAAGTTCTTATCGATCTTTTGATATAAAGATATAGCTTCTTTTTTATTTAAACTTAATAAATCGTTATTGAATTTAATAACGGTGTCAGCATAAACAGAATTATTAACCAAATAAGATAATGGCATATCCTGATCATCGAGCAATACAGTATTCGCTACTTTTTTCTTGTTTCTATAAATCTTCATACCGTTACCTCATAACAACATATTCATTTGGTGTCATATTTAAATCTGTTATTCTATATTGATCGATCGCTTTAGTTTCTTTATTTTGATCGTAGATAATTTTAATATTTTTTTTATTAGAAGATACTTTCACTTCGTAAAGATTAGAAGCTTCTTTCCCAATTAGTACATTATATTTTAAATCGTTAATGCAATAACTATCTGCTTTCAAGTATTCAATAATATAATGTTTATAATTATTATTATGGAGAACGATTTCATTTCTTTTAAAATCGATATCGAATTGACTATTATCTAACACATCATAGTTAGTAACTGCCATTTTTACATCGGTCGTTTCTTTTTCCTTACGAACACGATAGAAATATTTTTCATCCACTTCGTCGTTTGTAGCATATACAATAATGTTATTGAACGTATCGAGAATTGGTTTAACTAACTTTAATTCTTTTTTAGTATTAGAAAATACTTCACGATTCCAGTTCGTAAACCGATACATATATTCTTCTGCATGCGGATACACAATAATAATATATTTATATTGTTTTCTAATCTCGTTAGAAATAGTAATCGAATTATGTTTAATATCGACATCGGTATTATGATTGAAGTCTAAATACACATACCCGACATCAGATAAAATAAACTTATCTAATGTTTTAGCTAATGGATTCACTTCGGTAAATTCTTTAATACCGACTACTTGGATATCTTCTAATTCATACACGTTAAGTTTTTTAGATAAATTAATTGGTGTATATCGATTAAACATTTCTATTTGAATAGAAGGAATAATAATTTCTCGATATGAAGAACTTAAATCGAGCGGCTCATCATCTTTATCTAAACATAAGATAGGAGATGTTACTTCATCAGTGACATAAGAAATAAATTCGCTTACATTAAGAATGTCTTCGGTTTTATTTTCTTTATTAGTAACAATTAACTTAGATACATAGGCATCGATATTATAGAACATATCTAGATATCGAGAAGAATATTTATTTAAATGAACGTATCCACCTGGATATGCGATAGTTAATGATTCACGATCGTATACGATTCTAACGTCTTCATTAAGAGGAAGCTCAGGCGTATATTCACGGCCGTCATATTTAAAATAATAATATTTTAATTTATCGGCGATAGGTAATTTCTGAATATTAATAACGAGTTCGATTCTAGAAATGTTATCTAAATCGAAATGTAAATAACTTCCTTCTTGTTTAGAACCGCTGCCAGAAGATGAAACGTATTCACTATTCTCATATTCCTGTAACGAAATATTTTTAACGATACCATTTCTTCCAGCAAAACGAATAGAAATGTCAGCGTCTTTTTCGAGAACTATTTTATTACCGTTTAACAATTCTTTTTTATTTATATCTGTACTGTCACTATTAGATTCAAAAACATAAGCGATAATATCGCCTTCGATATCGACTTTTAAGAAGTACGTCCCTTTCTTAAGCGATATGAAATCAGTTTCTGTTTCCGCTTCATAAGTACAATTTTCAAATTGTATTGTATTATCATAATAATAGATCCTACCACCAACAGTACTGATAGAATTAGCAGCCCATCCAATAGGAAGACCAGTTGATATCTTGATAGATTTGATAGTATTTCCATACTGAGAATAAAATCCTATTTTATAGTCATCGATGTCGATTTTAAATTTTTCGATAAACACGACTTTTTCTTTTTTAGTCTTTAAATAAAAATTAATTTCGTTATTTATTTTTTCTAGAACTAAAACAGCATCATCGTTGTTTATTAAATGTTTAAATTGTACGGTAGAATATTCTTGAATAGTTTGTGTACTTGCTCCAAGCAAGTCAACAATTTTATCGATAACAGAATATTCATTATCACCAAGTTTAAACATATATTGTTTAGGAGATTTAAAAATGTCTTCGGCATCTTGAATTAACAAAATGCCGAATCCAGAATTAACATATTTTAATTGAAGTTCAATTCTACAATCTCCAGAATATAAATAATCGGCAGTTATAATATCTTGATCATAAAAATAACAACCATTATTTTTTGTTACACGAGCTTTATTAAAAAATATCATATAGCCGTTAATCCTATTCTGTTTAATTTAATAGTAGATTTATTATTTAATAACTCAATTTTAAATTGGAATGTATCGGTATCAGTAAACGATACAGGAGTTAATGTGCCAGATCGATATAAATCTTTCCAAGCCGTAAACTGATTATTCACACCTTGTTTACGTAAAGAACGAACTTTAATACTAACGTCGCCTTTAATATCGGCATCGATTGTATCTAAATTATAAGTACCTTTTTCAGATACCATAAATAATCGAGAAATAAAATCGCCGCCAGCAACAGGCAAGGATTCAATAGCTTGATCTTCTAATTCATCATAAATATTATATACGTCGATAGAGCTAATAGAACTATTTGCTGGGATATCGATTTCGAATCTAATATACTGTACTAATTTATCGTTAGATAAAAGAACATAGTCACCATTTTCGATAACGGCAATAGTTGCATATTTAGAATAATAGTTTTCAGAACCTAATACTCGAATCGTAAATTTATCTTCGCTAAGAGTATTAATTTTCGCAGCCATATACAATATATTTTTAAGATACTTATACCAATCTTCAGATTTAGCTTTATATTGATTATGAATTAAATCGAAGATTTCTGTCGTAACAGTTCCTGGTTCATTCAACGTAATTAGTTTATTGCCGCGTAATAATACTTTATCTAACTGACAACGTTTTAAGTCGGCTGTCGCCAATAGAGTAGCATCATAATCGATTGTCGTACCGTATTGGATTACGTTGTTATCGTCGACATCGATATTGTTATCGGTCGTATAATTAAATGTATCGAAAATAATTTCGTTAGCAATATTATTTTTCTTTTCAGTTAAATCCCAGCTATACTTATCAATATTCTTACTGTGAGGTTCTGTTATTAATTTATCGGATAAAACAATTTCTTCGATTGAACCAACTGTACCAGTAACGACAATATAATAATAGAAATCTTTATCGATATTAAATTGAGAGAAAGCAAAATCGTCGTTAATAACGAAGTCGCTGACTTTTTCTAAAAGTGGTTTCTTTTGCAATCTAAATCCGTTTAGTTTCTTTTCTTTATAAAGACTAACTTTTAAATTGCCGGCTTTTTTAATATAACAATACGATGTATCATAAGCATACTTATCGATTCTAAAAATAGCATATCCTTCTTTATCGAATTTAAAATTAATTGCATAATTTTTGTTTAATTCGATTAGTGTCGGATCACAATCTTCGAATGCCCAGTTATTAAATGTATTTGCTGTCGTTAATGAATGTAACGATGAAATCTCGGATACTTCTTTTTGTTCTTTAAAATTAACATAACATAATGGATTCAAAACTTTCATATCCATTAAACTATTCGGGATATAGTTTTGTCTTTCCGTTAACATTTTTACAAGGCTGCCTTGTTTTTTAGTATTATTTAAATCGACATAATGTTCTTTATGATGATTAACTTCCGTTTCGTATACTGGGAAATAATATTCTTTGCCAGCTTCATAATAATAACCAGACTTAATGGCAATCTTATTATCTAAACTGTTACGATATACAGATACAACATTATTTACGACGACTGCAGTAAAATTAGGGTCTAACGCTTTGGCATACATTTTATCGATATCGTTATTGGCGATATTTAGATTTTTAGAGTCGCCATCCTTCATATCTTTAATCGTCATTAATGTTTCTGTATCATAAGCATTAATATTATACTCGACTAATTCGTATAATTTATCTAAATTAGTAAATACGATTTTAGAAGGGTGCTTATAAGTATATGTTGCCTGCAAACTTAATGAATCATGATCGTAAATAGAATTTACTTGAATGATACCCGGCGTTTCGTATAATACATATTCGTCTTCGACTAAGGCCGTACCGCCAATCGATAATTCGATATTATTAGAAGACACATTAGAATATTTAAATTTACCTAGCCCATCTTCTGTCAACTCGATTGTTTCAGTATATCTTTTTTCATTATATACGATAGTAGCATATGAAGGAACTGATAGAATATATTCAGATAAATTATAATCGACGTTATCGATTTGATATACATCTTGCAAACTTAACTCAGAAGCAAATAACGTTGTCTCTAATTTTTTATTAACCGAGATATTATAATCCGATTCATTATCGTTCCACATATTAGCAAATATAGAAATTTCTGGTGTTAAGATATTAATATTATTACCTAATAAACACCATTTAGATAAAACTTCTTTATTCTTGTGTTGATATCGAATATATTGTGTCGATTGATTATAACCGTCCGGCAAATTAATTTCGACAAAATAAACTTGTTCTGCCGACAACTTAGGAATAAAGTTATCCAAGATGATCGGATATTCTTTTTGATTTTGAACGATCGTTTCAGAATGATGCAACGTATGGTTAGAAGAGTTCTTTGTCGCCAATAAAATTTTATATACTTTATTTTCGGTCGATGCCTCAGTCGTTTTAATTAAGCCTCTAGCATCGTGAATATAATTGACTAATAACGTTGCCGGAATTTCGGATATAATTTTATTATATTCGAGTTCAAAATATGCACCGAAAATATCGACTTCTTTAAACGCCGACTGGTCCATATTTTTATTATAGATAATCACACGGCCATCATAAGTAACGAATACAGCATCGTTTGATTTATCGAACGAATAATGATTAGTTAATATATTTAATAACGATAGCGATTCAATTTGTTTTTCATAGTGATCGAACGTTAGCGTTATATATTTCGTTTCGCTATCAACATTAATATAATCGACATTATGTTTGTTTATTTGACCTGTAAGGATAGGGAACTCACTCTTAGATATATTTTGTTTATCGACGAGCAAAGGAAGCCTTCCTGGGCCAATAAATGAATCGTAGGTATCATAATTATCGTCGATAATATTATTATCTTTATATAATTTTAATACTGTGTCTCTCGATTTAATTTTTAAATTAACTTGACTATTAGGAGGAACCGTAATCGATTTTTCATAATATTTAAAGTTAGCGTATTCACCAGCAATAGAAATATAATTAATTACTGGATTAGAAATACCGAGATAAGAATGAAGAGATAATGTTAGTATTTTATTATCTGGATTATCGGGAATAGAATATGTATTTAAAGATTTAGATAATGGCTGCCCATTAATCGAAAATACTAATCCGTTTGCAGTAGCGTTAATATACTTAATCTTAAACCCGCGTTGTCCGATTTTAACGATCGAAATATGTTTTCGTTTCGAGTCTTCAGATTCGAAAGAGAACTTCATATTTTTAGTGTCGGTATTTAATTCTTGAGATGCTAAAATATTATTATTATCGTCAGTAATTAAAATGCGACAAGAACCGGTGTTCGTTTCATTATCTAACTTATCGATTTCAAATTCGAGAGAAGTAATAATTTGATCGATATTAATTTGGCCTTGAACATCGGAATCGATATAAAGATAATTGTCGGTTTGATTATATTTAAAATTGTTTAATTTAATTAAATCGAAGCGATTAATAATATTAACAGGAGTATCTTTAATAGAATAATTGATTGTTTTAAATCGCATATTATCTGTTAAAGGAATACTTAGTGTTCCGACAGTCGATTTAGAAGTGTCAAGCTTAATACCGTCTTTTGTATTGATTACGTTAGAAGATGAAGAGAAGTCACTAATACGAGTACCGTAAAAATAATTATCTAAATAAGATATTGCACCATTTTCTTTAATAAAGTAATCATTAGTGAACTCATTAGTAAGTTGTTCTTGATTATCGATTTTAAAAGAAGTTAAATAAATATTGCCGCCTCGATGTTTAGGTTGTGCAATAACTTTATATGTTACATCTTTATTAGTATCGTTAACTAATAAGCCTTTGTTTTTAATCGTAACGTTTTTTACGCCGACTTCATAATCGACAAAATCTTCTAATGGTAAACGATATTCACCGTTATAAGTCTTATAAGATTTAAAATTAATTGTCGCAGGATCGACCTTAACCGTAGAAGTCGCTTTTAAATTATATTCGACTTGTACCGGTTTAAGTTTTAAATCGAACTTCTTTAATCCGATACCGATGTTTACATTCTTGTTGCTATTTAATAAATACTGGCTAACCTTCTGATTAGATTTTTTATACCCGATAATTGATACATCAGTTGTATCGGAAGAACTAATTAAATTAGATGTCGTAACTTTTAAGCTATCATAATAGCCGACGCCGTCTAAATAATATTCGACAGGTTGATCCCAGATATGAGGAAGGTAATCGAGTTTCTTAAATTCATTTTCCCAGAATGTAATATCCCAGATCTTTTCTCTCGCAATATCTTTATTTAATTTAGCAATATAATCATATACTTTCTGATCTTTTATTACTTCTTGGATATTAATATTATTTAATTTATCGATTTTAATATCTTTAAAAGCAATACCGGCATAAGCCGATAATAAGTTTTTAATTAAATATTTTAAACCGAATTCAGTCGAATTAAATCGATGTTTATATGTATTAAGAATATTAGGATCGTCGAATAAGATATTATTATTTTTATTATTCTTCGTTCTTAATGCATCATATGTTCTGTTAGATAAACTAAGGTTAGACTCATTCGGAAGTCGATCGATCCCGGCAAACCATGCAAACTCATCAAAGATATTCCAAACTGGCTCTTGTTTTAAGTTAACCGTATAATGAAATTTATTAATAGTATACCCGATCGGAGTACCGTCTACTTCATCGAGTTTAAAATAAAGATTACCGTTGTCATAATAAGCATATTTTTTATTTTTATAAAACTCGTTTAAGTTTTCTGTAATAGTAAATTCATTATCTAACTTTAAACCATCTTCTAGCTTACCAATATTTGCTACATAGATTTGCGAGATAATAGAATCTTCTCGGCCAGCATAATTTACTAAAAAGAAATCTTTAGTATATTCATCGACCTCTTTATAGATAGAGGTCATTTCTTCAATTACAGCTCTAAGTAGATGTCCGGATGTAGACTTGTATGGTCGGCGTCTAATTTGCATCCACTTTGGAAAATACTGCAAAGCTCTTGCAAAATTTTTATTAGTAATTGCATCCATTCATTAAACCTCTATCCATTGAATTGTATCGAGAATCATTTTGGATTTAATATCCTGTAACGATTTTAATGCTGTCACAGATACACCGTCTACAAATAATCCAGTAACATTAAAATAACTTACGCCAGTTTCGTTGATTCCCATTTTGTTGATTATTCCGATATCTAAATAAGAATCAGGAGGAATAGCATTAATATATTCTGCAATACGTTGTTCTAAATTCTTTTTAATATCGGCTAAATTAGAATTATCGTTAGATAAAGTAATAGACAATGTAACGGCTTTTAATGCCGGAGTCACATACTCTATATATAATGAAGGGCTTGTGACATTCTTTAAACGATCTTTTGCTTCATTTAGCGCGGCTTCAATTTTTTCAACAGTATATTCTTTAGGAATAACGTAACAAATAGCCGTACCTGTTCCATATACCATCGGTACGTATGTTACGTTAGAAGCATTTTGTAAATCTAATAGCGCCGCATCGATTGCGATCGTATTGGATTTTTCATTAATTAAAGACCAATTAATTAATCGATATAATAAGTTCTGATCACTTTCACCTTCTCGACGAGTGAAGCCACAGAACTTAACCATATCGTCTAAATTGGAGCCTTTTAAATTTGTGTATATATGAGGATTTTTATTGGACTCAATATACAAATACGCTTCTTCCATTTCTTTGGAATTAGCTAACATAAATAAATCGACAACAGAACCACGCTCAACAGTATCGTTAGTTAGTTTCTGAAAAATATTTTTAATCGATTCATGGATTTGTGTAAATGTCTTCATATAACGAATCCTTTTAAAACCTTTCCAGTTCTTTTATTAATAATCTTAATATGAATATTATGCCATGCCATAATTTGATGATCATCGACATTAGGTGTAACAGATGTATCGTATAATGAAGTGTCGACAATACTGTCGACAATTGCTTTTATCTTATATAGATTTGCTTTATCAAATTTATCTTCATGACGATATTCAACAAGTCTAGATCCATAATCAGAATAAGGCTGAACTTCACCTAATTCAGTTTTTAGTCGTAACATGATTTGTTGGATTTCATAATCTTCATTATCTTTACATATGTCGACAGAAGATAACTTTTTATTTAAATAATCATCTTCTTTAGGCTTAATATTAAATTTAATATTTAAAGCATTTACTTTATGCTTTGGTCGAGTAACCGATTCAACAAAAAATTGAATCTTTAATTTATTTGTTTTTTGACCGATATTAAATTGAATAGTTAATGAATTAGATCGTCGACTCGGACCTAATATGATATCATCTTTATTTGTATCTAATAAGAAATCGATCATTTGTTATCCTTAAATTTTAAATTTACCGAGTGCCGATTTAGCAATCTTACCAATTTGTTTGCCGATAGCTCCAAGTGCTTTAGTCGCTAATTTAGTAACTTGTTCTGTCGCCCATGTCTTAGCACGATCTAAAGCTTTTTTAGCGATCTCGTTATATTTAACTAAATACTTATTAACACGTTCCACTTGTTTACTTACATAATCAATTTTAGACAATTGCAAATTCATATTAACGACTTTTGCAAATCCACCAATCTTTGTATTATCTAATCCTGATATAGCGGCATTTAATTTATCTTCCAGGGTTATCGCCTTATCTAAATAAGTCTTACTCGTCTTATTAGCAATATCGAGATATTGAGTAGCTTTTGTATATAAATTATCTATTTGTTTTCCGCTCTTTTGTTGTGCAATTAATAGATATTTATTTTTAGCGTAATCGACTTCTTGATCAAGTTGTTTATTAATATTAGTCGACAATTCTTTAACGAGAGTATTTGCTAACTCTGGATTAGTATTTTTAATATGTTTATACGTTTTAATAATCGCTACAATTTGTGAACGTTTATCACCGATTGCGGCCGGAACAGCTTTTAAACTATCGACATGTAAAGTATCGTAAATACGTTGAGTAATTTGTTTATCTAAAAATTTATCTAAAGCTAAATAAGCTAAATCTCTTTTATCGACATATTTAAGAATATCTTGCGCATTGACATCCTTAGATATTTCAGGAATATTTTTAATATCCTTAAGCACTGCTTGTGCTGCCTTAAAATCTTTTTTGCTTAATGCTTCAGATAACCTAGATTGCGTATCTTTAAGTTTCTTACGAATTGTATCGTCGATCTTTATATTTTTATCCTTGAGCAAAGTATTAATTTTATTATTGGCACCATTAAAATCTTCCTTTGTCGGATTCTTTTTATAAATCTCATGATACTCTTTCGATACTTTTTGTTTAGTCTCTTCGCTAATCTTTCCTAGTATCTGATTATAGTTCATATTTATTTTTCCTATAAAAAAATTAAATCTAGTACCAGTATTATTACCAGTACTAGATTTATATTACAATTACTACTTTTTGTTAGCATAATAATTTGTTGCTGCTTTTAGCAATAAATCATATGCTTGAGTAGCTTGTTCTATTGAGTTTTTAGCACTAGCATCACCTTTAGAAACTTGTTCATTAAAACCCTTAATAACGTTTTCTTTCTTAGTGTCTAATGCTTTTTTAAAGTCGTCTAAAGTCTGATAATCTGAAACTTTTAAATCATAGATATTAGATTCTAAAACTTTTTGCTCGGCAGGGTCGGCTTTCGCCAATGCTTCTTTTGCAGATTTCTCTGTGATAGGAGAATCACCGGCAAGCATTGCTGCCGTAAACGGAGCAAAGTCTGTTACTAGCTTAGTCGGATCTTTTAGTTTTAATCCTTCAGCAATTTCGACTGTCGTCGTTGTTTTGCCAAATAACGGTAAATAAATATCACGGCGAATTAAAACATAACGTGCTAAATTAGGTTCCCATGATTTAACGAGAACAGTTCCTTTAACCATTAAGTCTCCAATAATGGATCCTTCTTGATCAGGAAGCTCACGAAAGTCGGCAAGCTCGAAAATTCTATTATTTAACTTATGACCGTTAATAATTAACTCGTCACAGTCTAAATGAATTCGGTTTGCCTTAATTCTATGTGTTTGAGATATAGAACTAATACTTCCTGAATCTAATGATAATTTTGTATCGTTACCGATAGATAAGCCAATAGACTTACCCATCTTAATAACGATACTAGCTAAGAATCTTTTAATTGACCAATCTTTAATTCGATGTGGATGCTTAGAAGATTCTTCCATTTCAGTCGCATTAATTTTTAAATCTTGATATACTTTCTGATTATCGATCGCAGAACCGTCATCGGGAGTATCTTTAATTGCTTCAGATACTGCTTTGTCGGTTTTAGCGATATCGACGTTCTTAGACGTTTGATTTATTTCTGGCATTTAATATACTGAGCCTCCGTTATCCTGACCATTTTCATCTGGGAAGATGTCACTCTTTAGCTCACTTTCTTGATATATTTCAGTGCCATAATCTGCAATCCAGCGACCAGTTACAAGAGGACGATCCCCATATGACTCTATTATAACATAATCTCCGCCTTTTGGGAACCAATCGTCAGGTGAATTTGTCTGTACTGGCATAGCAGGTTCAGTTATTGTTTCACCAGTTTGTGAAGTATAAGTTACCGAACAAGTACAAGTTTTAGGGTCAGATCCTAAGACTGATCCTTTCAACTTTGCAAATCCGTCATTACGGATCTGTTGTCCAGCATACGTATCTTTAAATTTATTTTGTATCGTCGACATTATGCACCGAACTTAGGAATATTAACATTAACTTGATATACCTTACCATCGTCGTTGTCGTATACTTGATAAGTTATTTCGTCTTTTTCTTTTAATGTATCCATAATAACTTTAAGATTTTCTTTAGATTCGCCATGAGCAATCAACGTAAAACCAAAACCGGATCCCGGGAATATTTTCTTAGTACCAAATAAGTAACAACTTGTTAATGTGATATAATCATTTGATACTTTGTTGATATATGTATTTTGGTCGGTCGTAGTTTTATAAGACAACATTTGTTCTGCTTGGAAAATGATCTTACGAAGAGTATTTAAAGCAAATGGATGTAATAATGGAGCGTCGATAATTTCACTATCGTCGCCATCTTTACCTTTAATACCGATAACCTTAACAGGTTTGCCGCCCTGATTAATAGAGAATTCGACAGTATTTTTAGACTCTTCATTATTTAACGCCTTTTCATGACGAACGACGAAGAATTTAAATTGTTTAAAGATATCGAATTCGGGACCAGGAACTGGGACTAAGGGATCAAGAATAGACGTATTATCTTTTTGAACGTCTTCAATCTTATGCATGAATTGTTCAGCTCTCATTTTAATCTCTTGTTTATCCTTTTGATTTTCCTCGTTATTACGCATTAACAATTGTTCGACAGAACGAATACTGCCACGTTGCAATAAACCATCGACATAGTTTTGATTTACGAGATATTCGTAATCGCCGCCCATGTTATTAGCATACATATTGCCGTCAGCATTTAATTCGTAACGCTGAAGAGCATCGGCAGGACCGCCACCCATTGAAGCATTTAATAAGAAACTCAATGAACCGGCAATAGGATGATATCCTTCTTGATCTTGGAAACGATGATTAAATATAGTATCCATTAAATCTAATACTTGACCACGTTTTCCCCAGTTAGGGCTCATAAAGATTGTACCGCTGTTACCTGCCCATGCTGGTATGAATGGCATACCGCGTTTAAGTAAAGGAGTAACACTTAATGTTTTATAGTTCTGAATAAAATCAGAAATCATATCGCCCCATCTACCTAATGTATAGGCAGCAGCGACCATTAATACGTTACCACCGATTTTGCTACCAAAGTTTAATGCCGAAGACAAATATCGACCTAATCGAGTACCAGCAATTTTATTAAATAAAGCACCGGCTTTACTCTTCATTAAAATATCTTTAGACGTAGCATCAATTATCTTTTTAGATATATCAGACTTAGCTTTTAATGCAGCAAGAGTTTCTTGGCCTTTTTTGGTATTGTTAATACTCTGAACATCTTTAATTAAACTTTGAGTTTCTTTACTATAAGCTTTTAGTTTGTCTAATCGCTTTTTGTATTCTTTATTGAATGCCTCTTCAGCTTGTTGTTTATATAAACCTTCTAAATTAGCTTTTCCACCACGATCAAACTTATCTAAATCTTTAACATTGGCAAGTTCTTCAATTTTTTTCTTTACAAAACTATCTTTATTAGTTTTAAAAATATCTGCTTCGTTACTTAATTTTGTAAATTCTGGCATTCTAAGATTAAAAACTTTTTTAGAGATTTCTAAACTAGCTTTTTCAAAATTAGCACTAGCTTCAGCCCAAGAATTTAATATTTTAGAAATACCTTCCATACCTTTAACGCCACGATCACCAAACGTAAATGATGGCTTAATTGGATCGAATCTTGCGAGTCGTTTTTCTACGACAGCAAGTCTAGCTTCAGCTTCTGCAATTTTTGCAGCATCTCCAGATTCTTTTGCAGCTTCTAATGCTCCTTTAAGATTAGTTTGCTTAGTTTCGAGCTTCTTAACAATTCTATCGATAGTATTATTTCGCTTCATTTCTTTAGTAGCATTAACTATCGTATCAGCATATTCTGATGCAGCCCAGCCTTTTGCTCGAGCAAACAAGCCCCATCCATCATCGATAATAGCGCGAACAATATAAGCTCGTTGTAAGTTATAAACACCGAGAGCATAAACTGCCCAGCGCATCAATGTAGATGTAATAGCCATATTAACAGCTTGAGTCGTCTTATCGTTAAGTACGTCGACAATCGCGTCTGGCGTAATTGTCGTAACAAAACCTGTCGTAGCCGATAATGTGTGAACGACTTCTCGAACTCTAGCTTGACCAGTCATACTACTTGGTTCATCGAAGATAGAAATTCGATCATGAGGTTTTACAGTAGGATCACCGTAAACTACAAGATTACCAGAATAGATTTGTTCGACAGATTTTTTTAATCGCGATAATGTCATTAATCGAGCAGTTTGTGCATGATTATGTTCAGGTCCGCCATAATTATCTGGAGCAAAATTAGATATCGCCCAAGAAGCAATATTTTTTAGCCCTAATTCTATACCTGTGCCAATAGCTCCGCCAAGAGCGAAACCAGCACTAGCGCCAACAGAACCACCACGAGCACCGACAACGCCGCCAACAGCAGAGCCAAATGCACCCGTAACTGTCGCATAGCTATCTAAAGAACCGATTTCACTATCGATTCCGAATGTATTTTCAGAAGAAGTATGAACTTGAGTTCTACCATGTAACCATGTATCGACTACCATAGAACGCTGATATTCAGGATAAATGTCTCGGTCGAAATAAATATCGGGAGTCGACTTTTTAACTTCCTCAAACTGATACATACCTTTAGCTACTGTAGCTACTTTATTAGAATTAGTTTGAATTTGGTTAGATAAAATATCGTGATCCGACCAATACATATGGAATTGAGAATAGGGTTTCCGTTTCTCGAGAGTATTTAATTGGTTATTGTTCTTAATATATTTATAAGCATAATACCAATTAGGTAATCCCATAAATACAGTACTTCTAAATCCGAAGTAATCAGTTGCGCCAATATAAGATGGATTTGCACTTGCGGCAAACTGCAAAATATCCCATACTGTTCTGCCTTGTGTTTTAATACTAATGAACTGATGGCCTTGTTCTGGGGGATCAATCCCAATAACACTTCCTAATGAACGATACCAGGATTGCTGTCCTTGTTCTGAAGCGCCATTTTCAAATTGTAAGCTATCACTATTAAATAAGTTAGTGATATCAGTATTCTTTCGGAAGTTATAATAATGAGCAGAAGAATCGTTAGTTACTTCGTAAATATTTTGTACTGGTTCACCATTAACGAAAATGTCGCGATAATAAGGATCGCCGTAATGATAAATACCGAATGGATTATTAGAGAATACTCTCGATAAAACATTCCAGTTCTTTTCACGGAATAATTGACTAAACCAGTTTTGATCTTGACACGTTAAGAATGAACTTACCAATACTCTAGGACTTACGCCACCAAAAGATAAGCCGTAAGGAGATTCGCCTAAGTATTTTACGCCACGGTTTTTAATCTTATCGCCGAAATTATCTTCACGAATAGGGTTAGATAATTCAATGCCGTCGCCCTGCCCAACAATACTTACGACATCGCCACCTTGAATCTCGGTAACTGTACCGTTAAACATAACAGGTAGTTTCGCTGCATCGGCAGAATAACCCATACGAATATGCATGCGAGCACCAGCAACTAATTTAATAGAATTCCTTTCAGGGATTAACGCTTGTTTTTCACTTAAATTACGAACATAAGTACGAGGATTAAAAATACTATCGTATAAGTTTTCAAGCCCGGCAACACCGTATTGTAATTGTGTCGTGAAGTTATCGCCTTGTCCATCATCTTCGTATTCAGATAATATGTTTTGATATAAATTATTTAACTGAATAATCGCTGTATCGGCTGCAATATTTTTAGATTTAACGACCTGAATAGAACTTACGGCATTTGTACTATAGAAGCTATCATGCATTTTCCAGAATCCCGATGAAGCACCTTCATCGATAAACATAATCTGGAATGTCGGGAACCCTCGAAGCATTCTACCACGAACATCGGTTTGAACCATATTGAGATAGGAATCTCGAATACGTCGTGCCAATGCTTTTGGCGTCATTGCATTTGCTTCTAATTCTAATTGCTGCATAAACTCACGTTGAATTTGAGCAATAGGATTATCGGTCGCAATATCGATACCGAGTTCTTCAATTTTTTCTACGAGACCAGAAAGAACTAAGCCATATAATAATTTTCTTAGGTTTACTTCATCGTTTGTTAATGGAGCCGTCATCGTTATATTAGGCGTAATTACTTTATGGGTTAAAGCATTTAATGCATTATAGTCACGAGTAATAATTTTCTTAATTAAAGAAGAATCTTTACACATTAACGATAATGCTGTCGCTACGAATAATTTACCCTTAACAAATTTATCTTGATTATCTTTAACGAAGTTTTTAAGAGTGTTTACATTCTTTTCTTGAACGTCGTTAGCTAGATTCATATCTTTCATGAACTCATATGCAGAAGCTTCACTTACCGCATTTTGGAACATGATATCAGTCATATAGTTAGGATAGATATTCTTTTTAATTAAAACACATAACCAGTATAAAACATTTCGCAAGAAAGCATGTTTTGCATAATTCATATCATGCATACAATATTTCATATATTGAATTGTTTCACTATGATCAGATGTTTGATAATAAGGATCTAAGAAGTAATATCGATCAGACGCTTCGAACGTGAAACCTTTATCTAAAAACTTTTTACGACGCTTATTATAATCGATCGGCAAGAATTGAAGCATAGGATTGTCTTCAAATTCTTTTTGAGTAAAGCAAGGTATGCCATAAGGGCCTAATTCAGTACAAGAACCATAATTATAAAATTCGGAAGTATCGTCAAGATGACGAACATAAGTTAATCCATTAATTGTATATCTTGTCGGTTTAAAGTTTTTTACGTTAAATTCTAAAACGCCTTTTTTATCGTCATTCTTATCTTTATTATAATTAGGATCATTAAAGATACTATTCGATTTTCCGTTAAGTTTTACAGATTGTCCCCATAAACCATACTGGCCGCCGTTTTCTTGAGCACCATTAGCTAAAGCTTGACCTAAGTACATAATAATGCTTTTTGCTTTTTCAGGTTCAAGATCGGTAGAGAATCCAGAGCCTAATGCAGCCCAAGCAAATTTATTTAACCAATCATTAATATCAGCATCCCATTTAGAAGTTAAGGTCTTATCGACAGATTTTGTTTCGACAATAATATTTTTAAAATATTGAATTAAAGCTTCTTCAGAACCTTCATCTTCAATAGAAGTTTCAGATAAGAACTTAAGAGCTTTATCGGCTTCCCATTGGAATATATTAATACTATCGACGATTATAGATTTAAGAGCGTTTTCATTTGCTTTTTCTACATTCTCTTTTGCTTTTTGTTCTTTAGCTTTTGCATCAGCGGTAGCCTTATCATACTCTTCTTTATTTTCTTTATATACAGTAGAATTTCTATCTACTTGAGTTCTTGGATCTATTATACCCTGACCAGGGCTAGATTTTTTAACTCCACCTTTGCCGTCGGGAGTATTTTCTTTAACGGCTTCTTTAGCCTTTTCTACTTCTTTCTGGCCTTCTTCTGTATTCAAATTATGATACAACCATGCATAATAAGGTTCTAAGAAAGTAACGCCAATAGATTTACCGACTTTCCATTGACCGGTCGCAATACCAGATTTAAAAAGTTTCATACGTTGTTCGTTCTCTTCTTTTTTCATCTGGTTTAATCTTTCTTGCGTTAACTGCCAATCTTTAGCCGTCATTTCAGATATGCCACCATTTTGTGCAATCATACCATGACGCATAGAATATTGAGCAGCTTCACTAAGATCTGAAAGAATTTTTAATTCACCAGATGGATTACCGTCTTCGTCTGGTTTAGCAAACATTTGAAGCATTTTACTATCTTGTAAAATACAATCTCTTAATAACTCCGAGAATAAATGTTCATGATAGAAAAAATAAAAATCAGGATCGACAAATACTTGATCTCGAGGATTTTTATAACGAATAAATTCGAAGCCTAATTCGCCAAGCTCTTTAATTGTTGGCAACTCTAAATCTGGATATAATTCAGCTTTAGATAAATTTTGGTCGATTTCGAAGTAGCCTAATGCGGCTTGCGCAGCACGTTGAGCCGTAGCTTCTTTAGATGCAAAATTAGATTGTTCGAATTGTTTATAAATAGCGAATCGATTGCGAATCGTTCTATCAGTTTGGCGCAATGTTACATTAATTTGATATAAGCCAGGATAATTTACGACAGTCGAAATCGATACTTGTTCGACGATTACTTCGAATATGCCCAGTAGACGAGTAAATTCAGAATCAATTCTGAATGGATAACTCGGTAATGCATTCGGATATTTCTTTTTGAAATAAGAAATAATCTTCGGAATTTTATCGAAGCGGTCGACAGTTTCTTTATCATAAGTCATTACAGAAAATGTTAATGTAGCATCTTGTCCTCCCATGAATTGAGGAGCTTGACCATGATACGTATTTAATGTCATATTAGCATATGTATTAGAGAAGTTAGCTGTTAAACCTTGGACTAATACATCTTCTAAATATGTTACATATTGAATAGAACCGATACGTTCGAATTCAGAATCTTCATAATTTTCATATGTCTCTTGATTACCAGACATTTGAACAGAACCATCAGCATTTTGTACGGCAGCAAATTGAGATGCACAATATTCCAAGAATTTAGAATCGCCATCATAAGGAGAATATTCTAATGTACATTGACCATTATTTTGCTTCAACACAATTCTAAAATTAAATGCGTTATCGGCAAAGATCATATCATAATAATCAGTATTTATATTATTCTTAAGATTATCAGACATATTTTGACTTCCGTCACTTGTTAATGTCGAAACAAATTGTTGTCTTAATAATAAAGATTCATCTCGATTATTATAATCGACGCTCGGAATGATTTTAATTTTTAAATAATCATTATCCGGATCTTCATCAAAACTGTACTGAGGCTTAGCTTGTCCGCCACCAGCAATAGATTTTGCATAATCTCTAACAGATTTTGCGATATCGACATGCTTTTCTAAAATAGAATAATCTGATGGGATATTTAATGCTCGCAAATAATCAACGATCTCACGACCAGCTATCGACATAACAGAAGCTTTGTCGCTATAATTAAATTTATATTTCTTAAGAATATTATTAATTTGATCGCTATGAATCGTTTTATAATACTGGTTTGCAATTGCAAACAATTCTTTATCTTTTTCAGATGGACGATAATAGTTAGGAGCTTTATTGTTACTATGAGTAAAAGTTTGTCTAATCTTTTCCATCTTAACAAGTTTACCTTCATCAGGCATATAAATGTTAATTCTAGGATTTAATGTATCGACCGGCATATAAGCAGATCGATTTGCGAACAATGTTTTCTTCATAAAATCCTTAGAAGAAATATTCATTTTTCGATCGTGAAGATCTTGTCCTAATTGTAGTGGTCGTTGAATATACCAACGCAATAAATCATAGTTGATTGTTTTCGCAAAGAAATTACGATATATATCGATAACTCCATCTTGTAAATCACGTTGCTTAGGAACTTGAGGCATAAATACCTGATAATCGAATTCCTTAAGTAATAACGTAACTTTTAATAGTTTAGGATAATTCGGAACTGTCGCTACCGACATCGATTCAAAACAAATAGCATCGATATCGAGAACTTCATTAATATACTTATTTTCGATCGGCATATATGGAGCAAAATGGAATTCTGAAAGCAATGCTCTGAATCCATTCATATGATATACGACTTTTTTCTTCTTATCACTAAGATTTGTATACCACTCTACAGGTTGACCATTAATGCCACGATCTTCGTTAAAATATAATTCTAATTGTAAGAATCGTTCAGGTTTAGCATTTTCGATATTCGCAGAACCTTTTGCACGAAGTAACGGAACAGAATTAGTATAAGCCTGTGTTACCGTATTAATAGAAATTGGTGGAACAAATAACGTTACATCACCGATTGTACAAGTCCAATCGGAGATAGAATTTAATCCTTTAGTAATGTTATTCCAACCAAACGCTTTATTCTGAATATCGTGACGATTATCGTATTGTGATGTAGCGTTCCATACCGCATCAGTCCAAGCTTTCGTATCGTATTGATATGCCCAAGGTTTAAGATGAGGATTTGTAAAATCAGAATACTTTAAAATAGAAGTATTACGATGGCGAGCAATGATATATTTATTTAAATTAATCCATTGTCCATCTTTATCTTTTACGAAAATAACAGCTAAGTTACGACGATAATGTTCTAAACCATATGCGTTAATACCTGTTTCTTGGAATACGGTAGGATCTTGTCCAGTAAAAAATTTATTAAATGTATTAAAATAGTTAGCTAATAATCCATCACCTGGGAAGCTAACCATATTCTTAGGATACGCTGTAGTTTGATCTTGCTTAGAAGAACCATTAATATCGATAACGGCACGAACTTCTTGTGCATTCTTCACCATATTTACTACGTCGTTAGCTGCAGCATATGCCACTTCTAACGTACCGTAGTTAGTTCCGTCTGCCATTAAACCGAATACAGGTTTGCGTCCATTTAATAAGACAGCAGAATTACCAAAACGTTTTTCGGTTAGATAATTATTTACTTGGATCCATTTATTATCGAACTCACCGATTTGAGCAATCGTAATAGTATCGCTATCTTTATAGCGCTCCCATTTAGAACCGTTCTTATTGCTACTAGAATCATAAGCCTTCGTTAAAAAAGCTTGATATTTTTGAACGGCTTCACCGTATGTAACTTGTTTAACGTCAGTCGCATATACGATAGACCAGTGATGAACTTCTGGTGCATCGTAGAATAAGAAACGAAAGCCCATATCATAATCAAGGCTTCTGTTTTCATCTTTTACTTTGTTAGCATCAAGAACGTCTTCTGTTGCTTTTTTATTGCCGGCTAACCATGCTCGCATGTTTTGCTGGCCGACACATAAGTATTCTAATAATTCTGGATCTTTTACTTCTGCTTTTCTTAAGTCGGCATATAAAGTATCACCATCGACAAAACCAGCATGTAAATCTTCATCTGTAATTCTAAACGCAGATGGAGAAAGGCTGACCATAGCCAGCCCTCTCAATCTATCGATACCGGTATTTTCTAATGGAGGATTTTCTTTATAGAACAAAGCCTGTTCTTTTGAATCGCCCATCTTCTTAGCGAGCTCTTCATAAATTCTCATGTCGACTGCGCCTTCTTCAAAGTCGGCCAATTCAGGTAGACTCATTTGAGTATCTCGAACCATCTGATCAAATTCTTCTTTTGACCCTTCAGTCGGATTATTAGGAGTATCTTCCTGTTTTGTTTCGACTTGATCAGAAGCCTTCTTGCCGACTTTTTGACCTAAATGTTGAGTCGCATAGTTGACACCTGGCTTTTTATCTTCCGCCATAGAATTTCCTTTCATTTATAATACACTATCTAAATAATTGCTAATATCGTTAGCATTCATATCTTCATATTTAGATGTAACTCTTGTCGTAACAGTTGCGCTACCGCCAGAACCAACAATGTTTGGCATAGCATTTAATGCAGCAACTGCAGCTTGTGTATCTTGACTTGTCGAAGTTGCTACATTGATTATATAACCACCATTAGCAGCACCTTGTTGAGGTTGAACTAAACGAACTGACGTATTAGAATTATTAATTTGCTGAGCCGGAGTATTATCGACATCCGGAATCGGAGAAGCCGATCCATAGCCAGCAACAAGAATCGAAGAACCTAAAGCAGCCATTGCACCTAAAACCGATTTACTTCGTGCCTTACGAACAATATCCATAGCTTTAACTTCGCCACTTCTTAATTTTGCCATACGTTCAGCAACACCGGAACCAATTAAAGACTCATTCATTTTAACAGCTTGAATTTGTTCTTCAGGATTATTTACGATAGGCGCCATATTATTTAAAGCAGCGTTATTTATAACCGCTTCTTGAGACGCACTATGTGCATTGGTTGCACTTCTAAACGTAGCATGTCGATCGCCAGTAACACTTACACCGAGATCCAATTGAGACATCGTAAAATTAAGATTTAATTTATTTTTCTCCATGTAAGAAGCAGTTGTCTCAAACATATTAGATACGTGTTGTTTATATTGTTGACGAACATATTCATCGGCAGCACCTTGAATCTCTTCAGCATTTTTGCCTTGTAATCCACTGTTCGCAATAAAATCAGAGTTGTTAACAACGGCATCGACCATTGTTGATAAGGATTCTTGTTTACGTTTCATTTCAGACCATATAGCTTTATTATATGTATCGTCTGTAACAAGTTTACCTATGTTACGAATATCTTCAGCTGTTTGACCATGTCTTGTTAAATCGGTGAATACGTCGGCAAACTGATTCATTATATCGGCAGTAGCGCTACCGGCATTTTTCGCCGATAAACGAGCTTCTTGGACACCGATAGCTACAGTAGAAGCTGTATGCCCTAATCGCATTCCGCCAGAATACTGAGTCATAAACTCTTCGTTAAATCCGACGTCGTTAACTACTTTTTGTAAATTCTTTAATGGGTTATATGTTTCACCAGCATAGCTTGAAGCTTTTTGAGTTTTGGCAAGAGTATTACCATCTGCACCTTCTATTGTAACATCACTTACGGATTTTGTCGATGGATCATAACTTCTTCTTGCCGTTTCTTGGAACGTTACAGCACTATTATCCATAGAAGATGCAAGTAATAAACTATCATCGGTCATACCAGAATTAGTGATTATATCTTCGTTCATCTTAATTAATTTAATTTGGTCGCCGTCATAGTCAAGGCCTTTACCTTTAGCCATGAGTTGGTTAGTTCTTACTTCATTCTCGGCAAGACTTTTATTTAAATAAAGTTTGCCGAAGTCGACCGATGTAGGATAGTCGAATGGATAACGTCCGACGCCCATTGCCATGCCTTCAGTTTCGAGTTGTTTAATCTTAGCAGCTCGACCTGCAGCATCTAAACCGTCAAATACGCCTAGCTTTTCAAAGACGTCGATAGAAGCTTCACCAAAGCTTGTACTTAAACCAGCTTTTTGGGCCTCTTTAATCGTCATGCCGCCAGCAAATTTTCTCGACGAAATAAAATTCTCGTCGAAGTCGAATACGTTTGTAGCAGCTGCTTGAATGCTTTCACCGAGATAAGCAGAACTTGTCGATTCTAATATATGACCTTTGCCTCTTAAATTTTTAGTAACATTGTCACGTAAACTATTATAGGCTTCGTCCATATTATTTTTTAATTTAGCTGCTTCTTCGGTATATTGAACACCGTCCTGAACTTCCATTTCGGCGAGCTTTTGTGCTGAATCAAAGAACGATTTAACTTGTGCTCTTGTTTCTGGGCTATGAGCACTTTGCGGAATAAACATTTCATATTTTCTTCCGCCGATTGTTTCACTAAATTTACCTGATTTATATTCACCAGTTTTCTTATAGTGATTAATCATTTCGTCGAGAATAAGAGGCGCATCTATATCGTTAAGAGCTTTTTTAAATACTTCTCTTTCTTTATCGGTACCACGACTACCGGCAATGATATCGGCAAAGTCTTTAGTATCGTCAGCCATGCGACCACCTTTATTGTTACGATAATCAGCAGCATGGTGAGATAATCGTTCAGCAAATTCTTCGACATAATCTTTAGTAACTTTAATGCCTTTTTCATCGAATAAATCATATACGAATTTTTCTAACGACGTATCGGCAAAGTCGTCAGCATGAGCAAGTTTTTGACGAGACTTTCTGGCTGCACGAGAATAACGAGTTCCGTTCATTGCTGCATCAGATAATTTTTCACCGTAATTAATTTCGCCGGTTATATTATCGTATACACCAGTTGCTGCTAAAGATTCTTGTAATGTTCCAGTCGGATCTATTACTTTTAATAATTCTTTAGCTGTTCTTGCGCCTACCTTTAACTCTCTTACTTTCATTAATTCGTTTTGATTAAATACAGCGTGTTGTAATTCGCCGATATAATCTTTTGAATATGCCGTAACTTGTTGAGCAGTTACTTTACCAGAAATACCCATAGTTAATTTATCGACGTCGCTAAGTTTTTGTACGAGTTTTTCGTCTTGATCTTTAAGCATAATTTTAAAGATATCGCCAAGATTCTTACCGTCTTTTATTTCATATACGCCGTCAGTAAACATGATTCTATTTAATTTCTCATCGAAATAAATAGCACCTTTGTTAAATAATTCTATGGAACCAGACTCATTTAAATTATCGACGGCTTTTCTCATAAATGCACGTTTAACATCCATAGGCTCGTCGGCAATATTATCTAACCATTGTTGTGTTAAACCTACGATATCTTTACGTTTAACCATCTCTTGTTCACCTTGAATGATATCGATCGGTGATCCATGGTTAACAGTTTTAGCTAATGCATTAACGATAACGTTACGTTCGATATTAATACGTTTTTTAATCGCGCTATACGCTTCTTCTTTAGATGCATTCTGTGTTAAACCAACTTCGAGTAGTAAACGCTTGCGCATTTCTTTTAAATTTTGAGTTCGTTGGCCTTTGTCGCCAGAATAATAACGGTAAGCAATTTCGTTAAGATCGCCAGATAAGAATTTAGCTATACCTTCTGTGTCGTATTTCAATCCGACCATATTACCAAAACCTGTTTCATTTAAAATTTTAGCAATATTTTTATCGACTTCACCTAAACCAAAACCTAATGTCGACGTTGTTTGTTTAGCATTGCCAACAAACAATTTACGAGTCGTATCTCTGAAATTATGTAATACCATTCTAGTATCGATGCCTTTAGACTTAAGTGCATCGATCATACCTTTAATATCGTTAGGTTTATTTTCGACACTTAATTCTTGTAACATCTTTGATATCTTAGATTCAGAAACAATATTATTGTCGGCATCGACGAAATGAATTCGACCAAATAAATCACTCTTAGCCGTTTTAGATGTTGCACCAGAGAATTCAGTATCCATCGAAGTCTCGACAATATCTTGACCTCGTAAGAATACCGCATCAGATACTTCTTTTAATTCGAATTTGCCATCGGCATTCATTTTAATCGGAACGTGACGCTCAATAAATTCCTTGCTAATATCTTTATTACCGGATAGGTTAATAGCTTCACCGCCATGTAATCCATAAGTAGCTTGGCCTAATGCATCGGCGAGTTCTGGGGAAATTTTAGCAGAACCTTCGATACCGGATTTTAAAGCTCGAGAATATTCTCCATATAATTTATCAATTTCATTTGAACTTAAAGTACGATGATACTCGTTTTCGATACTCGTTACGATTTCATTGAAAGACTTATCAATGATTTCTTGTCCTTCTTTATCATGTTGTAACAATAAAGTATTCGTATTCAGTACTGCTTTATTTGTATCTGCTTTAGTCGAGCCTATCCAAGATTTATCGGTATAATAACGAGCAGGATCGTCGCCATGATCGAGAGCAACTTGTTCGACACCTTCTTTTAATAATGTTCGAGATTGACCAGAAGATTGCTGATAACTACGTTCATTGCCCGGACTAATAGCAGAAGCATTTGTCGCGGTATCATATCGTTTAGCACCTTTAAGTACTTTAGCGTAATGATTTGTTTCGCTCTTAGTAATATTTTGTTCTTCATATTCTGTATCAGATAAAATAGCATATTCATTACCAGAATATCGAGTACTCGTTTTTAATGTGCCATCATCGTTAAGAATGATTTTACCGTTGTCGTCATATTTAAAATCATAAGTATCGACGCCGACAAAATTCCTTTCGATAAAATCTTCATCGTGAAGTACTGCATTTAATCCTTTAGACGGATCTTTAGGGTTAAGCAATGCATTAATTGCATTCTGGGATTTACTAGACGGAGCCATATCTTTAAATAAATCTCCGGTCTTACCATCCCATGCTGGATTAATTATCTTAAAGAAATTAATTACGTCGTCTCGGCCAGCGCCCTGTTCAACAACGCCCATCTTAACAAAATGGTCGACAGTTAATACGTTAGTGTTAAATAACTCAGGAAGAGATCGTATAATATCTCTTTTATGGTCGGTAAGGTTTTTTAGCGCGATATTTAAATCAGAGGTTCTTAATATTTCTGGTTTATTTAAATCAAAACCTTTATCACCAGGAGATAACCCTATTTTATTAGGATTTGCTTGAGCATTTTTAAGAACATTAGTTAATACTTCACCAATACTAGCGTTCTTGTCGGTCTTCAACCATCCTTTAACAGACGGAAGTATATGATCGAAGTTGGACAATTCTCTTGCGACATATTGTAATGCTGGTTTAACTTTTGCCTCGTCACCATCCATATGCACCGATCTAACAGCTCGTTGAGTAAAGCTCATATCAACAGCGCTGTTGCCGTGTTGGAAAGCAAAATTACCGCCATTAGCATATACTACTCGAGATAAATATTTACTAATATCGTAGAATTTATTACCTTCGACAATCGCGACAGTATTACCTCTAATTGATAAATTAGCATTATTACCGAGACTTGCTACGATTTGATTAGCAATACCTTGCATTTGTTTTTCGATCGTATTAAATCGAGCCGATAATACTTTATCAGGCACAAGACCTTTGTAGCGATCGACAAACATATCTTCTGTAAGGCCATTCATTAAATAGCCTTTTAATCGTTGACTTGCATCGAGAGGGCTTTTACTTAAACCGTTTGCCGCAGATTTAGCTACCGATCTTAATACAGTTTTCTGTGCATCAGAAGTAATAATTGCCTTACCCGGAGTTAAATCAAAACTTCTAAATGCTTCATCATGAGGATTACGTTGTTGATATGTTTGTAATTCTCGAATAAAGAATTCAGACATATCTCTAAATGATACATCGTCTTGAGCTTTTAAATCGTTAAAACGCTTAGTAATGTTAGATAAAGCTCCGCCGCGTTTTTCGAGCTTAGTCGCAAAATAATTAAAGCGATCGATTAACTGTGTCGGAGTAATCGTCTTATTAGTACCGTAAGTTCTAAGCTTCTTCTCGAGTGTAGCAGCAGCCATATTAAAGTCTTTTTCTTTTAGACTTAAACTAAATTCTACGCCACTAAGATTTTGAGGGCCAGCGAGTCCTGCCAAGAATTTATCGTCAATTCTAAAACGAGAATCATAAGATACTTCATGATTACGAATCATACGAGTATATTCATTCATCACAGATTGCATTACATAGTCAGACGCAATCTTATCATGTTCTAATCCACTTGCCGCGATTTCTCTTGCTGCTGTCGAGATTAAGAAATGATTATCTTTAGAATTAATATTATTTAAAATTTCTTTAACGGCACCGAATGATGGAATATATCCTTTTTCAGGATTATATCGTTCTTTCATTCCGGCTGCTATTTTTTCGATTGAACGAGCGAATGCTCCTTTATCGATACCGCCAAGATCTTCGATCGAATATCCTGACATTGCTTCAGCAACAGATTTACCTAACTCAATATGATCCTGAAGTATTGTTGCTGCAGCAAGTTGTTGTTTTTTAGTAGAAAATGTACTAACAATAGGATCGATAACAAAATTTTCTCGACTATATGTTGCAGACTGAATTTTATCGATAACGTTACCACGAGATTGTCGTTGATAAGAATGTACTAATAAATTATTAAAAGTATCTTCTGCGGTATTTGCCATTCCGATACCTAAAGAATTAGTTGCAATTTTCATGCCAGGCATGTTATATTGCATACCGTCTTTAGTGCGTTGAGCAATCGGCACAAAAGATTCCATAAATTGATTTTCTAAATTTTCTTTTGTTCCGACAATGTATCGTAATGCACCATCGCCGCCAATTAGTTCTACCATGTGTAAATCATGGCTACCGTTAATACCGAGCTGACCAGCATTTTCTGCTATATAACGACCAAGATTAAGATCGTTATGATCGAGCTTCATTACTTTACTTACTTCATAAACAGCATTCGTCTTAAAAGTAGAACCTCGATATGCCGTATAATTTTTACCGTCGACATGACGCATATTATATTCTGGGAAAATATATTCTCCGCCATTACGTTCAAACGTTAATAGTCCAGAGTTTCTTCCCCATACAGAATTAATATTGCTTACAAATGTACCAGCTTTAATTTCTTGCATTGTCGATTTATTTTCGGCAATTATTTTAGAAGCTGATTCTAAATATGATCGGAAATATTCATTGTTATATAATTGCTCTAATGCAGAGATATCGGCGCCAGCATCATGGGCCTTAGATACGTCGATACCGAGCATACGAGCAAAATCTTCTTGTCGTAAGCTAGAACCTTTAATATAATATGCTCCAAGACGACCATTTTTAGTTTGTTTAGCTCCACGCAATATAGAATCTTTATAAGCTCGAGACATCGCTTCAGGGTCTAACGTAATAGCTGTTTTAATCGTCTTAAAAATATCGAAATGATTTTTAGTCGCTATTTTATTAACTGCTCTTGTCCCTAATGTTCTCGTGATATCAGGAGACTCACGCAAAGCAGTCGATACTTTATTTACGTCGAAGAACTGACTGTTAAAACCGATTACTTGTGTACCAGAAGAAATATGTTGATCTATTTCTCTAGCTATATTATTTAAACCATCTTGATGATTGTTAGATAAATAATCGATACCACGTCCAATTAATTTAGTTTTATCGTCGGCATCTGTTAGTGCTTCAAGTGCACCACCAGAACTCATATTGTTTGCGTTCTTGCCGATACGAGCTAATGTATCGTAAGCAACTTTTTCTTCTCGAGTCGCAGTATCGTAATTAAATGTCCCGTTATCGAATTTCAATCTTAATAAAGATGCTTGATCTTTTGTTAAGCCATTCATGACGACACGAGTACCGCTCTCGTCTTTTGCAGCATATTGCCAGATAATATCTGGCGTTCTAACTGCTCTATCTTGACCGTCAACGTTTACGAGTACAGACGGAATTGTTTCAATATCGAAGAAATAAGGTTTTGCGTCAGGAGACGGCAATGCCTTAGCTTTATTATTTAGCGATAAAGCGGAATTAGACGCTGACTCGATTGCCAGCGTCATATCCTTTCTTTTATTTAAATTAGCTTTTTCTAATAATTCAATAAGATGACTAGGTGGCCCAAATGACTCTTTATTAAAAGCATCGTATGTCGGTCTCCTAGTTATATAAGTAAAATCTTGATCCATTATTTAATCCTTCTATAAGAATGATAACGCTTTGTCTATTTTGTAACCAAGAACAGAAGTTACATTAGTTACTATATCTATTATACCATCTTGTTGCGTAGGATTCACCTGTATTTGTTTTTCGGTTAAACCGACACCACTTAATACAGTATTAATTTTAGCTCGGACAGTAATAGGATCATCGCCGTTCCTAATATTTTCTATATTAGGAGCATTGATAACTTCTGGATCTTCATATGTCGAAGAATAAATTCCGAAGTCTGCAAATTGCATTCCTTCGTTATATATTACTTTTGCCTTAATATCTTCAAGGTTAGAAGATGCTTCCCAGCCTTGCCATAATGGACCAGGAAGATTATGAGTCGTGAAGTACGATTCATTAGATTCTGTTTCAGTTTCTTCTTGATACCATACAAGTCTTAACGCTTTGGCTAACGATGGAGATACATTACGTAAAATAGCTCGGCGCTGTTTCTCATTCGTTACTTTAGCAAATTCGACGAAATATTCTTTTTCGGTGCTAGGTAATGCACGAATAATATCGGAATATTCACTATCTTTATTTAACGCATATACAGTAGATTCAGCTACTTGATGATACATAATAGCTTGTTCAGTCCATTCACCAGCAGCAAGTGTTGTCATATCTTCACTTAAACGACCAAATTTTTTATTAATCCATTGAGCTAATGGGTCGTTAGACGGAGTACCAGAAGTTAATACGGATGCCATCATATCTGTAATCGATACGTCGCCATCCATCTCGGCACGAAGAGCTGCTTGATGTTGATACAGTTTATCGACATCGACGCCTTCTTCGGCTTTAGCTTTTTCTTTAGCGGCTTCATATAGACCCATATATTTTATATAACGGAGTCTATCGAAGTATTCTTCTGTATCCCAACGCTTTTCTACGTTATCAGGAGTATATACATGGTCGAGACCTAACGCCTCAGTAATAGGATTATTCTTAGCTAATGCAATCGCTAAACCAGTACCGGCAAAAGCTGCAGCTTGTAACATACGGCTAGCACGAGTTCGTTTAGCAAAGTCGACAAGTTTTTCAATACCTTTATTATCGACATTGCCAAAGATACCTTCGGCAAACCTTCCGATAATAGATTCATCAGAAACAAATTTATCGAATAGATTTAAATGACTTCCGATATCGTAACCCATACGTCCCCATGCATATGTCGCATACATAGGATCGTCGGTCGATGTCGCCATTGCAAATGCATTACCGGCAAATCTAAATGCACGAGAAAGTTTTTCTTTCCGCTCTACGGCATTTGCACCGACGAAAGTAAAACGACCTGTAATTTCACCGGCTAGTGCTGGACCGTCCAAATATGTCGAAGCAAATTTAGCAACGGCTAATCTAGATTTAGAAGCATTATCTAAAGCTCGGCTATTTAATCCTTTATAGTAACGATATGCACTATCGGCCACTAAATCTTTTACGAACGATGTTTTACTTTGCTCGAATGTCGGAACAAGCATCGTATCGATAATATCTTCCCATGAAGCAAAGCCGCTACCGTATAATTGATCGCTACGATATTCTTCTAACGGATCATTAATTCTCATGAATTGACTGTGAAGAATCGGAATTTGCGCATGCGTAACTAATTCAGCAGCACTACCAAAAATACGTCCAAACGTATTGTAGTTAGCATATGCACCAGCAGCAGAACTATCGTCCATATCGTATTCGGCTAACCCGACTTCTCGCAATGTATCCGAGATGTTCTCACCGTTTAAGAATAAGGCTGCACGAATCGGAGCTTGCGGTGCATCTGGATTATCGGTACGTTCTTCATCGTCGATACGCATTGTTACACGTTGTCCAGGTTGGATAATTTGCAATAATTGTTGTTTCGACATGAAGCCGTTTTCTTTAAATTTAACACCGGCAATTTGATATAAACGATCGTCGCCAGCAATTTTAAATTTACCGTTAGACAATACTTCTTCGATATGGCCTTCTTGTGATACAGTAGTTTTACCTAAGAATTTGTAATTAAAGAAATCGTGTTTTTTACCCTGATGTTTAACCATTTCTTCAGTATCTTGTAATACTTTTTTGGCTTCGTCAGAGTTCATCATCTTAACGATTTGTTTCCAGTACTTATATTCAGGACTATTAGGAGCAATGTCGGCTAATATTTTATATCGGTCGATAGCACCATATGCACCAAATTGATCGGGGTGCAACTGATTAATAGCTTCATATCCTGCACCAGGAAGACGAGCCTCCCCATTTATGATCTTAGTCATTAGGTCACCAGTATAAAACTTTTCAGGCAACCACGGATATTTTTCTGCAGCATCATTCATTAACGGATTAACACGACGTCTTCTTGAAAATTCTGGCAAGAAACGACGACCAATTTCGGCTGTTTCACCACCGAGACCGCCTACACCAGCATCCCAGAATTGACGAGTAAATGAATCGATATCGCCAGCATTAGCGATAAACTTAGATTCATCACGACCAAATACACTAGAACCAATATAACCATAAATACCGGTTAATAATCTCGAAGTAGTTTGTAACTCATCTAAATAATCACGACCACCATTTGAATTCATTAAATTGTTATATAGGTCGGCATTATTTAAAATCTCTTCGAGAGATCCTTTAGGTCTACCACGTCTAACACGTTGTTGAATATACATACCATTAGGATTAGTATAAGGAGAGCTACCAGAATAAATAGCATTATTCATTGCTGAAATAGCACTACCGGTACCACTCGTAACAGGTTGTAAACTTGCTACTTCAGGATTTACTGTTCCGTCAGGATTGATATATTTAACATAATCGGCGGCTGATGCATACATCGGAGCTTGTGGCGCATATTGTTGATCACCACTTTGTACATATTCATTAGCAGTAGGATGATCGAATGCTGTAAAATCATATACACCGAGACGTCCATTTTGAAATATTAGATAACGAGTATCTTGAGACTGCTCTTGTATTTGTTGATTCATATGGTACATGACTGCTTTAACGTCACGACCGAACCACATTCTATCCTCGTGGTATTTTCTTTTAGGCTTAATTATTTCACCTAATGTCGGATTAAGAATCAAACCTTGAAGAGTATTAGATTCGAATAGAGGACCTGATTCTAAATAAGGTCGGTCTTCTGAATGCATCTCTTCTAACCAATAAGGATTAAGAGCGTATATTAATGGAGATAAAGGGTTAGATAATGTCGGTATTGGACTGTGCATCCATTTATTAAAATAGCCGCCATAAATACCTTCAGTCTTATAATCAGACTTAGCTAATTTTAAACTATTATCTTCCCAGTATGAAATACTAGAACCACGGAATTCATTTGAAGAACCCCATACCCAATAACGACCAGCTCTAATCGGATCTTTGCCGTTTTGATAATAGTCTAATCGTTCTTCGTAGGACTGATAAGGACGATAGTCGCCACTAATATATTGGGCCATCGGATTAGCCATTTTAGCTAATTTAAATGCATCAGTTAATCCTGTAGCATCGGTAAATTTTCTAAAACCTAAATCGATGTTGGCTAAACCAGTTTGGAAGTTTTCATTTAAATTAAATGTATCGTCTGCCCAGTCTAATTGAGTATATAAAAAACTAGCCGGCAATACACGTTTAAATAAAAGTTTATCGATGATTTCTAAACTACTTCTTGTAGCATTTTCATGTAGACCAAGACCATGCCCAATATTAACGAACTGAGCAATGCCTCTAGTTAACCAGTTATTTACGACACCGGTAAATGCGCCAGGATCAAGCATATTAAGGCCACCGCTTAAACGATACCCCATCTTATATAAATATGCACCAGCAATAGATAAATCATTGCCGGTAGTATTATTAGAAAAGTCTAAATGACCGCCAGTAATTTTACCTAAAAAGGTTGTTTGACTTAATTTAGAATTAGCAAATAATCCTTTAGCAGAATCAGAGATACCCTGCATTATTCCGTCAAGGTCGCCACTGTTCCAAGAAGTAACTATCTTCTTAACGTCGAGTGATTTTCTTGCTAAAACTGGCGCGGCAGCATTTCCCTTTTTACCAAAATCAAAATGGATATCTTTTTCGTTACCTAAATAATGCCCGAGTATTCTATCGGCTTCAGGACTATCGTCTAACGTTCTTTGTATCTTATCGAATACAGCAGAACCAATATCTTGCTTATCTCGATTAAAATTATGTCTATCTTTAATAACGTTAATACCAGATTCTTTTTTATACTTTTCAATAGTATACATATCTTTCAGTTTTTGTTTTTCACCTGGAGATATGTTTAAAGAATCTATTTTAGCATAAGCTTCGGCTTGTGTCTTGCCTAAAGAATCGACAGCATTTTTAACGACGGCTTCGTTAACTGTTTCTTCGACAGATTTAATCTTATATAATGCTTCACTGCCGATACCGATACCGTCATCGCGCAAACGAGCATTAATTTTTTTGCCGTCACGAGCGGCTTTAGTTACACTTAATAAATCCAAGTTATCGACCTGATCAACGTCGATATCTCGTAAGATTCTTCTTTTAGCACTTTCGCTTTTTGCATGATATACATCACGTATTTTAGAAAGTGTATCTTTTTTAATGCCTTCTTTTGATGCGGCTAAATCGAGAACAATTTTTTCAGTATTTTTTTCTAAATCGATATCGATACTTTGTACGGCACGAGCATGAGAATAGGCACGTCTGCCTAATGCAGATAACTCTGATTCGCTTAGCTGATCTATATTAATATTTCTTAATGCATATAAATTGTTGCCATCGACATCGGTTAATCGTTTAGCACCTTCGCTTCGGCCAAGTTGAGCCCAATTCGTTTTCTCTTGTTGAACTCCGTATTGATTCATTAGACGACCATAATGAACGATATCGTCATTAGCAGATTGCCAATTATAACCGCTAATATCCATCTCTTCCATCTTACCGGTCGTAAGATCTTGACGATATAGCTTATCGCGGTTACGAACTAATAATGTTCCTTCCTTTTGGAAGTTGGCCATACCGAGTTTAAATTGAGCATTAGAATAAACATCGATACCTAATTGGTTTCGAGGTGATAAATCATCGAGACCAAATAATTTACCGACTAATGTATCGCCGACAATTCCTCTCACTTCAGATTTTATTTTATCTAAATTCGGAGTATTTAATATTTCACCATCGACATATTTAGTACTATCATTATATTTAGCATTCTCTAATAGATCGGCTAAAAAAGCAGTTCTATCATTACTGCGTATCTTATCGAGAGCATTATCGATATCGATGATGTCTCGTTTACCGTTACGAGATACAATCGGAACATCGAGAGCGCCTTCATCGATAGAAGCATTAACTTGCTTTTCTTTTAAATAATCGGCAAGAGCAAAGTCGTGGACTTCTCCAGTCTTTTTAGCCTGATGTTTAGATAATAACTCTCCTGCATCTCTAATTTGATTTTCGATAAAGTTGTCGACTATTTTTTCGCCACGGCCACCAACACTTTGCCAGTCTGCGAGACTTTCTTTTCTCGTTAAGTTTTGAATGGCTCTTAATGCTACATCTGTGTCATCAAATGCTGCATGCTCTGATTCGCCATCCATAACGACATCTCTTAATGTATTTTTAAGACGTTCAGAGAATCCTAAAGTACCGTCATACCGTTGAGACGGAGCAATACTATTAATAGCATCAACCATATTGTCGATCGTTGCTTGATTAACGCCGGCATCTTTAAAATCGGTTGCTATCGTATCTATTACTTGAGCATGATATAAATTTTGTGAATACTTTTCTGCATCAGCTTGTAGATTTAATATACGATTAGTCGTATCTCGAATAATATCGGTTTGTTTATCGGCAGTTACGACAGATGAAGGTTTAGGAAAATTTCCTCGTAATGCTTGATTAGCATATCCTTCCAACTCGGATAGTGTAATCGCATTAGCACCGTCATCCGTTATTTTTGAGAGTCTACGCTCTACTTGTCCTATAATAGGATCGAGTTTAGATAAAACTCTCGCCCCTCTTTTTGTTCTAGAGAAAGCAAAAGCGGCCCCGACGAGTCCGCCGGCAGCCGCTACTGTATCAACAAAAGAGTCGGCAGGACTATCAGAAGGAGCTTCTATTCCTTTAAATAAATAATCGTCAGCCATATTTTTCCCTTGTTATATTAATTTAATTATTATTTCTAAGTTCAGCTAACTCTGCAAGTGTCATATCATGAGGGTTTTTACCACTTAATGCTACTTCACGAATAGAGTTTTCATCGCCTTGATTTACAAATGCTTCTGGGAACATAGCTTTTAGTTCATCTTCAGACATTTGTTGTTTACGTCGTTGTGGGCGTTTAACTGTTTGTTTTGGTTTTTTAATTTCTTCTGACGCAGGCTTTTCCCGTTGCTCTCTTAATTTATCGAAGTATTGTTTTTCTTCATTAAATAAACGAGGATCGTCTTGTTTAAATGATACATTGCTACCAGCATCGAGAAGTTTTTCCATATCGAGACCGCCACGACCATGGATATTTTTAAGAATCCATTCGCTTCTTGCTAAGAAATCCATTGTTCTAACCATATCCCAGTTATCGATATCTTCAATATCGTATTCAGGGAATGCTTCATGGATTACACAAGAGATCTGCTTATCGACATTTTCCATATTATCGACAGCATTTAAATAAAGAATTTCTCGTCCTCGTTTGCTCATGAAACTAGCGTCAAGAATCTTTTGTGCTAAGTCGGCAATAAGACCGGCTGGTTGTGCACCGATATCGAAATTTTCAGGATATAAGATACAGTTGTAACAAACAATATCTTCCCGTTCAACATCCATTAGTTGTTCATTCTCAAATAATTCATAATATTGTGAACGAGTTAATGGTCGATAAATTACGATACCGTCTGGGAATCCTGTGTAAGTAAAAACAGTTTTATATTTATCTTTTAGTTGTGTGAATATTTCATCGAAACGTAATTCTTCCATATTAACACACCTTACAATGGGTTAGAAATAGTATTCTTTTCATAACCAGAGTTTACTAAAATTTCATTTACGACAGTATCGATAAAACCACCGAATGTTTCTTTACAGTATTCAATTCGTTCTGGGCGTGGAAATAAAACGAAATAACGAAGAATATTATCGCTACGTAAATCTTCTAATTTTTGGATACGTTCTTCGTAATCTGTAATTGCATCGAATTCAGCTTGTTGTTCAAAAGATAAATTAGTCATAAGATGTTGTTCGGCACGAGTAATAATTTTATATACGATAAATTGATCGTTTAACATTCGAAAAAATCGAACGTTTTTATTCTCTTTACGAATACGAACAGCTTCACTATTCATTAAGTATTCGGTCTTAGAAGGATCGAAGTCATCGTCATGTTCAGTTGTCGTAACTTCGACAACATCGACACCGCCAGTCATTTCACGGTCAATATTATCGACAGGGTTTGTAGTGTCTTTTACAGATTGAGTTTCTTTAATATCGATACCTTTTTTATGTTGTTGATTATTAAACTTTTGTTTCTTCTTATTATTAGTTGTCATAAATCAGTTTGTCCTTAGCTATTAATTACCTTACGATCTCGAGCTAAAAATTGATATTGCTCTAACACTGGACGACCAGAAGAATCGAGTACTGTTTGTACATTCATTATATGACAGTCTAATAAAATAACATGTAATGGTTGGCCCATTACATCGTCATCTTGTCCATATACAATATCGATTTCAAACCCTTGTCTCCATATAGCATCATGCTCAGGATTAGATTGTACAGTTTGAGATAATCGATGTGGTTGAACAATTTCTTTATATTCGACTTCGGTTGTTTTATCCTCAGCAACTAAAGTTGCTTTCTGATATTTCTTAATCATGTTATCGATATAAAGTGGCTCAGTAAAGTTAATCGTAAATGTACCTTGTACTAACCGATTACCGATAGCTAATTCGTCATAGATATAAGAATTATAACCGAATAATGGCATATCGTGTTGAGATAATCCATAATTAATATTCTGGATATCGGTAACTAATTTATCACCGAACCATACATTTGCATCGATCTGAGAATAATATCTTTTATATGTCGGAGTATTTTTAGTATACCCAGACGAAGATCGGGTTATTTCTTGTTCAACGTTTTTATTTGTATAGGACAATAGACTGCTTAAATGATTATCGAAGCGCTTTCGTCTCATAATATATTATACTCCATTTTTATTTAAAAGTCTATTTGGTTCTTAACTAGAACATTCCAATTAGCCAAATAATAATCGTTACCATTTCTCCATACTGTAACTAATCCAGTATGAGTTCTAGTTTCTTTATCGTATATAGATATTACAGTATAGTCTGCATCATCATATGTTATATATGCAGCATTATCTGTTACTTTTTTATATTCAAAACGATAGTTTTCTCCGCGTTTAAATTTAACGGCCGAGACTATCATATTCTTAATATCGTTCGGTATGATTACTCGATGAGATGTTTCTTGATTATATACATACATACCGATATCTTTATGTACTTGTTTAGAATAACGATATACATTTAAATAATGAATCATGTCGAACAATTCATCGTACGGATTAATTTGCACAAATCGGTCAATAACTTTATCGTAATAATTAGATAATGTTACATCGCTATTGCCGATACAATCTGTAAAATAATGATAATATTTATTTACGTCTTCTAATTCAAATTCTTCTTTTAAGAATGCTAATAAACCAGTTTGTTCATAGCGAAGAGTTTCTTCGATATATTTATGTTCGATATCTTGATCGATATTAAATAAACAAATCGGACTTAAAATATTATTATCCTTATCGGATAAGTAACTAAAGTAATTACCGTCATAAATAGAATTACCTTGTGTCGGCAAATCGATTACTAAGTTATCGATTTCTTTTTTTACCAACACTTGATCAGCAGCTAATCCTTCTACGTCTGTTATACAGAAATAAATTGGGCCGATATCTTGATACTGATTAGCGCCATCGATAAGTGCCGTTATTTCGCCGTCTTCGACTACGATCTTAGGCATTTGCAATACAGGATTATCGATATGCTTATTGAGTAACATACTAATCGCTAATTTTGTATCGTCGTCAAATGATTGATACGCTAACGGAAGATATCGAAGACTATCTGTTAAATCACTTATTTTAGTCGCAATTATATTTAATTTATCCCAGATAAGATTAGCCGACGTTAAAGATGGATGAATCGTATAATAAGAATTAATGATATTCTGATCGATGATTAAATCAATACGATATAAATAATCTTTATCTAAAAATCCTAAATCGATATTTTCATCTTTAAACGTTATCGTATCTTGATACTCGTAAAACTTACCAGTAAACTTATATAAATTAATTTTACCTTCTAAGAATCCATTTACGATATTAGGATGTAATAAAGACTGGTTATCAGAGTTTAAATAAAGAGAGCTATTATTATCTATGTTGTTATAAAAATTATTAGCATTATAATGTTTAATCGCCGCCAATAATAAATAGAATAATCGATACTTATTTTTCTCTTCTTGATTAGTCATATAAGAAAAATATAATGTTTCGACTAAATTAAGTCCGCGCTCATCTGATACTTTAATAATAAAATCTTTAAGTTCTTTATTTAACTCATCATTAAAGATTAAATTATTTAAATACGTTAGCTGATATTCTAATCCTTCTGGATACACTTCGATATATTTATCTTCAGATTGTCCGTCAGGCCCTTTACTGAATACTCGATAGATGCCAGACTGTAAATCATTAATAATAGCAGTCGGTTCTTCTAATTCATATTTAGTTAATTCATTTCCGTCATCGACATATAGTTCTGTGTGACCGTTAAAATAATCGTTACAATAGAGGGCAACGAATGTTTCAAATTGCCACAAAAAAGTAATACTAGATGTGCTCAAGTCCTTCGTTCCCTCCTTCCTTTTTCTCAGTAACGTTATCGGTAATAATTACGATATTACCATTTTCATCGAGACGATATTTTGTAGCATCTTCTTCGTCGACTGTTTTAATATCTTTTCTGAAGTTAGAATAATCTGGCAACTTACTATCTTTACGTTTTTCGACTTTTCTAAATTCATCGTAAGACGGAATATTACTATTATCTTTCTTAGGATCTAAACGATATTTGCTATAATCAGGAATATCCTTAGAATTGCGAATTTTGCCGTCTAAGCGATATTTAGAATAGTCGGGCACATCACGTCTAGACGTATACAAAGACGTTCTAAAATTGTCATATTCTTTATTTATTTTAACTCTTTTATGTTCGAGGAATCTGACTTTCTTTTGTTTTTTAGAAAGCAATGCTTGAGATGGATAATATTGTTCAGCTTCTGTGCGAAGATCGTAATAATCTTTTTTAAGCTGTGCCATCTTTTCAGATTCTTTTTCGCCCATAAATTGATCGGCTAATTTTTTATATTTACGATTGAGAGCTTCCATATAAGATTTAAAAGAATAATATCCGTCTTTAGATAATTCTAATACATGTTGCCCATATTGAATCTTAGGATTATAACGAGAGATTTTAGCATTCGTCGTCGTTAACCATGGATTAGATTCGATGATGCTTTTTTCATTTATTTTATAATAGTCGTTAGACTCTGTCATATAATCGATATCGGTCGCATAATAATGATATGTATTTTCTGTTAAGATATCGTTAATCGACATAATCTGACCTTCGTCTATAATCGTACAGTTATAAACACTAATAGTAGATTGATGGCCATATTCATTCGCAAAAGATAATGTTACGTCGAATACAGGTAATTCATCCATTAAATAATGTTTATTTAAATAATTGCCTCTTTTAGTAACTTCATCAAATATTTCATAGATAACATGTTTATCTAATACTGCAAATACAATAGATCCGGCGATAGTTCTTGGGCCGCTTACATAAGTAATAGCATTAACATCACCTAATGTTCGTATAGGAGACTTCTCTTGATGAATACTATAAGAGAAAGTTTGAACACTCCCGAAAACATAAGAAATCATATCTTGTCCTGGGATCGTGATATTTACAGATGCCACAATATCGCATCCACTATAGGATGTATAAGTTCTTGTATATTTAGAAGTCTGAATAACTTCCTTATTCCCTAAAGAATAATCAGTTGGCATATTTCACCTTTAAGTTGTATAGCTTCATATATTGTTTTACTCTATTATCGACTAACGTGATAATATGAGTTTTGAGCTCGATGTTGTGCTCATCAATAATGTCATAGCAAACTTTTAACATTTCTGATTTCATATCGATAGGATATTCACCAGAAACTAGGACATCATTGATCAATGTTTGTAAGCCACGATTTAAGTATAAAAAGATTTGATTTGTGTTTTCTTGAGGATTCACGCCTAATTCTCCTTAGAAAAAATAAAAAGGCGAGGAAAAACTTCCTCGCCAAATTTATTAATACTTGTTGTCAAGTAAATATTTATTTTCTACTGGTTGCAAGTAATCGACAGAGCGAGCAATGTAAGTACAAGCTTTATCAGTAGTTGTAGAATCTACGGAGAAGCTAGAAGCTTCGTTCAAAATTTCACAGCCATAGATAACCATAACTGCGGATTGACCATATTCATTCGCAAAGGACAAAGTAATGTCGAATGGAGGAATTTCGTCAGAATATTTTGGCGTAGACTGAATAGCTACATTTTGCGTAACTTTGAATGGATTAGTAGAAGCTACTTGGCTATCGTTACCATTGGAACCCAAGGAATTAACAACCATGTTAGTTAATTTTGTATCCCATTCAGTAATTGTATACGGTTGATAGTTAATATCGCCACCGATACGTTGGAAGTAAGCTGCTTTAGCAGCACGGACAGCAAGTGCATCGACTAGAGCATCACGGTCAAACAACGTGAATACAATAGTACCGGCAATACCTCTTTTCTGAGAATGATTATCATTTAGCTTTCACTAATGTTTAGACTATATCTTCATCCCTTTCGGGAGCTCTGCACTTCCATCAGCTGTTATGATGTACTCCTTACGGATAGTCGTTGAGGCGCTTACGCTGCCTGCTGATTGCCCAATCCTTTAGATTGTCACACTTTGGTACTAAAGGCTCTAAGGGGTTTCCAGCATATCACAGAGTTTAATTATGCATTGCATTACTGCAAAGGAGAAGCAAAAGTGGTATTCTTACCTCTCGAAATAGAGCGAGGTTCTGCTGAACCAAATGTGTAGTGAAAATGATTATCAATAAGTTTTTTATCTTATTCTCTGGAGCTTTCGCTCATTTTCATCGATCAGTCTTTTCTGATCCAGACTAGCATAAATTTTTACCTTCGTTTAACGTTAAGCAGTACTAACTCCTAATACTGGATAATCTGTAATTATCGTAATGCGGCCTCGTGGACGGATTATATCTTTTCACCATCTATGCGTTGCCCCTGACTTAACTCAGTTAAGCCTTCGGTTCGGATTAGCATATACTATATAGTACTTAGCCTTCCCGCTTAATTCCGCATTAATAACCTTATCATTTCTGATTAGGACGGCCTACACGTTGACCGGAGCCTTTTCACGGTTAATAGAAACTGTAATACCTTGAATTTCAGCAACTACTTCGGAACCGAATGTAGCTACGATATCACAGCCGGAAAAAGTAGTATAACTACGAGTGTATTCAGACGCTGTAGTTACACCAGAGTTATTAGAGTAAGCCATGTGTTAAATAATGGGGCGACGATTAAGCCGCCCCCTCCTTCTTTAATAAAAACTATTAGGTACCAGGTTGACGAATTTGAATGTAGTTATTGATTTGACGAATTTCGTTAAATGGCATAATAGTGTAATTGATGTCAATATAAGTATATTGAAGAGCAGTTACGTCATTAGCAATATCGAAAATATAGTCATATAATAAAACACCTTTAAGTTTATTCAACTCAGATGTCAAACCTGTGCGGATAGCATCACGAACGGAGTTTTTGTTTTGTTTACCGATGAACGGTTCACAAACACGGCGGATAGCTCTTTCAACAGCACCGATGATACGAACGCTATTCAAGCGAGACAACGCATCAGTAGGATCAGCCATTGTACAGCCATCAGTTACTACATAACCACGAGTAAATGTGTTTTTAACTGTTACGATACCTTTCTTAGTCAAATCAGAGATTTGAGTAGTAGTTAATTCGAACAATGGGTTAACACCGATTTTTTGGTTAGTAGGGGATTGTTCTACAGGCAATGCAGAAACCATACCAGCATAAGCACCAGCACCGTTACCTACATAAGCATAAGTAGAATTGTAAACAGGTACATTGTTTTGGAAGAAAGTACAAGAAATTGCACGACCAATATCGACAGGCATACCGTCATCATCGATTACGGATTGACCGTTAGCACGTTTCAAATCGAGATGCAAGTCAAGATTTTTAAGGTCTTGGAATTTTTGTTCTACGCCAGACAATGTATAGTCAGAGATACGTTCCATACCGATTACGCCATGAGTATGTGCAGTTTTTAATTCTGTATACATACAATGTTGAGCGAATTGGCGAGCGAAGTTATCTGGAGTACGGTAAGGGATACGCATAGTATAATCGTAATCGATTGTACGGTCAGCTTTAAGATCGGCTAACGCTACTTTACCACCAACCAATACTGGTTCCAATACTTCTTCGATAAGAGCGTCTTTTTCTACGATACCGTTATCTGTCATTTCAACAGCAAATGTATCGGCAAAGTTTACATTATCTTTCAAGTCAGAAATGAATTCTGCTACAGTACGATAGTTGAAGTCTGTTACGGAAATAATAACACGGTTGTCGACACAATCGAAGTTTTCAACGTAAGCCAAAACTTTATCGTCACGAGATTCTTTATTAATAAGAATATCGTATTCACCGATTGGAGTTACTTGACCGCCGTCATATTTACCGACATAAAGAACGTCGTTTACAGACAACAATACATATTTAGCAGTACCAGCAGTTGCAGCGGAAGCAGCAGCTGTAGTTGCATAATATGCAGCAGTAGTTGCATCAGCATCGGATAACAAACCGTTCATAGCTGTATCGTATTGAAGATCTGTAAGAGCAGTAATGTCTTTAAATGTTACTGTGTTACCAGTAGCAGGTTCAGCTTCAATAATTTTATCGCTAGTTACGAAATGTTTGAATTTTTGATGAGCAGATACTGCAGGTTGAAGTTTGCCGTCGAAGGTAATAGATTTAACTTCTTTAGTATCTTGTAAGAAGAATGTTTGGCCGACTTCGTAAGTTTTATTATCTAAATCGAGAGCTGCTTCATTAGCTACAGTCGGAATAACTGTAAATACTTCGTTTTGATAAATAGCACTATCAACGATAGCATCGGCATCATCGATTTTTACGAAACTAAATTTGTAAGAACGAGGTGCGTGTTTTACGTCTTTAGTATTAACTACTGGAGTTAATTTAAACATTTCTGTATCGACTACAGGAGCACCTGCTGCTACAGTATTAACCATAGCTACATCGATAGGGAATGCTTTTAAGAAATCTTTTGGTTTAGGTAAACGGCCACCGATTACTGTGTCAGCACAGATTTGGGAACCCAATACACGATAAGGCATATCAGCATTTTGTAATACAGAGTAAGCACCTTCACCGATAGCAGTGATGTATTGTTTATCTTTTACTTCAGATTCTTTAACGCGAGGAGTTAAATATTGACCAGTAGAGTTTGTACGAGGGAATGCAGTTGCAGTTACTGCGAAACCGGAACCTAACTTCATATATTTTTGGAAGTTAGTCATATTAGTATCTTCATAATCTTTATCGTCTTCTTCGAACGCTAATGCAGATGCACCAGGAGTCAAAAGATAATCGTTATGAGAATACATTTTCAAACCAACAGTTACGAAAGCTTCATTAAGGTCTTTATCCATTACAGAATAGATTGGATATTCAGCATTAACGTCTGTATTAATACGCAATGTATGGAAATATTTACCAGTGAAGGAACTGAAAGGTTTAGGGGATTTTTTGTTTTTAATTACATGTGTGCGAACTTCTGTGCGGCATGGAATCAAAGAACGTTTACGGCCGATAAAATATGTACCAGGGAAGATAGAACCCATAGCCAAATCATAGGAGTCGTTACGAAGAGTAACGTCTTGGCCTTTTTTATTTACGATAGAAAGAGTTACGACGTTATTCAATTGGTGTTTGTTGATATAACGAATTACTTCGCTAATAGTAGTGTCGGCATTAAAACCTGCACCCATCAAACCTAATTGAATGTCGATTTTGATCATTTCGTTTTCATCGTTAACCATTGCATTGTAACGTTCATAAGCAGTAGCTTTAGAAACTGGTTTATACAATGTGAAAACTTCTTGACCAGGAGTATTATCAAAAGTAAAGTATACTTGTTTTGCTTTATTGGAAGGGAAACGAGATTTTACACGCAAACGAAGAGTGTCGTCAGAACGTAATTTAAAATCTTTTTGAGCTTCAGAACCACCAATACGGAAACCATAAAGAGTACGGCAACCAGAGTTGTAAGCATCGGATAATGCTGCAGTCAAGTCTACTTCACGTTTAGTTGTGCGATCATAAGTATCGCCGTAAGTATATTTAGCATATGTCGGATCATAAATAGGTACTGGAACACCGTTAGGACCATCAAATGCTGTACCGATACAAAGAACTGCGTCAGTTGTACCGAATTGAGAATCGTCATAAAGTTTCTTCTTTACAGAATTGACTTCGACGAATACACCAGGAAGATCTCGAAGGATTTCCTCTTTAAAGGTGAAAGCCATATTTAAACCTCTTAAGAAATTATTTACCAAGATTTAGTAAACGTTCGATAAGTTTGCTAGTTACAACATACATTTTATCGATGTTTAAAGTATAGCGAACACTTCTAATAGAATATTTTTCACGATACATAACGTAGGATTCGTCAGTTAAGCGTTGATCGTAAAGTAATTCAGACACACCACGCATTTTTAAATAACCAGTGTAGTCTACCATAAGCTCTTCAAATTCTTTAAGAACTTTATTGGCTTGATCGTATGAAGTAGCGAAGATGTCAAATTGAATGACGTATCTAAATGCATGACGATACACATCGACACCTTCTTCTTCAATATTTTCTTTAACGGGATATTTATCGTCAGGACGATAATCAGGATTTCCGGGAGCACGACGAATAGTCGTTTCCATTAATCTTGGTTTTAAATCCTTAGCAGGTGCACCACTAATAATTTTAAAGAAAATATAAGGATGATTAATTTCCTGATCTCGGTCGTTAATCGTAACACCCTCATCAGGACTCATCTTTACGTTATCTTCACGAAATGCTTTCTCTACGAGTTCTACGAGTAACGCAATAAATTCGTCGAAACTAATGGAACTGTCAGCCCGTAATCGGTCGAGACGTTTTCGACTATTCAGTATCCTACCGGGATTAGTGACTGCAACCAATTGTTCTTTTTGACGTCGTACTTGGTCGAGTACAAAACGTTCATTAATTTCTTGTGTCATAGTCTTTGCTCCGCAGTATAAGATTCTGTTGTAAATAATGGATATAATGTATATCGTAAAATGATGTCCACACCATATCCATGATTACTAATTTGTTCTTCGATACTATCGATATGATAATCGTAAAGAACAAAGCCAACATTATCTTTAAGTAAATTATCTAACCGTTCTTTTATTTTATTTAAATAAAATTTACGGTAGTTCTTACCTATATATTCTTCGAAATCCATTTCTCTAATTAGGTAATTAATGATCCGCATTACCATAACAGATTTATTAGGATTTTCGTCAGATAAGTTAACTAAATTTTCAATAGTAGTACCAGTCCGATAGTTATTTTTGAAATAACAAACATTAGGAAGCATGTCTTTATAATCTATAATAAAGTCAGTATCCTCATTATCGAAATCGGGGTACTTATTGATAGGCGTGGCTGCTAATTTCGCAGCTACAACTATATTACAGAAGTGCACATATTTCAGGTTGTTGCCGACAAAAATTATATTATCTAAGTATTTGTTCTTATTATTAATAGCAGTATACTCTGCTAACTTATTATTATAATCTTTATTAAATGCATCGATATCTTCGTATAATGAACTATGATTATCGGTAGCAAAAATAAAACTTCTATTCTTTACACAAGAAGAAGATAATAAATTTAAATAATGCTCGGTTAAATTCTTATTATATCGATCAGTATATTTATCGGAGAATTTAATCTGAGTCGGACAAATATAAGCGAAGTCGTAATCGATAAGTTGTTTTGCTATATTTTGAAAATCAGATATTGTTCTCATATTCACTAAATATATGGATGGCGCTCCATAGTTTTTAGCGATCGTATATGCTTGATATAAATCAGAATCTTTTCCGTATTCTTCTTCGACTTGTGAAAGTAAATCAAATTTTTCGATTTTACAAGTTTTATTAGTAAAGTCGGAGTTGCCGATAATTAATAAGCTAGTATGCTTATCTTCCATTATCTAAACACCTCCGATCAATGCTTTAAAGTTTTTCATAAAGGCTTCTGGATTTCGTTTATAATCGACACCATTAGCTTCATAATAAACACAGTCCATCGTATTAGAATACCAATCCATTACATAAGTAATGTTTATAATTTTATCCTTAAAGACGATAATGTCGCCAGGAAAAACCGGGAATTCATTTCTAAGATAAATATCGTAACCACGCATTAAGAATAATTTATTATCGGCACTATCTGTCGAAAATAATGGTTGAAAATGTGCGCGGATTTCTCGTATCGTTATTTTGTGACCGAGACCTAAACAATTTTCACAAAATGGATCACCATGTTTTGACACAGGATCCATACAAGTACAATTAATATGTTTATTTGCCTGAATTAACCATACGGGAACTTCCATTAATTGGATTAAACCATTAATGCGTTCATCGAGGTTTTTCATTATGTTTTCCTCAATGCTTTAAGAGAACGAGATAAATTATCTAACAAGTCTGTCGGGAATGTATGTAACTTACGTGCTTCAGTATAAGAACGTTTACCAACACGAGGTTCAGCTCTACCCATAGTAAGATAAGTAGGATCGACAATTAGCTTTTGGAAAATCTCCATCTCGGCCTTAATCATTTTAATTAAATCCGATAATGATGGAGCTCCACTACCACTAGAACTAGAAGAACTAGAACCACCGGATTCTGTCGAGCCAAAACTAATATTACCGATATGACCAGAGATCTTACCAGATGTCGAAGTCGTTACAGCATGTTTACTAACAAGACTTAACGTTGCTCTTAATTTACAAAATTGTTGTAAAAGATATGGCAAGTCAGCTCTATTTTCATAACCAGGAATTTGGTCTAATAGAAACTGGGCAAACCGACTTGCTTCTTTTAATGCGTATAATACTTCTGTATCACTAGCGTCAAATACATTGATTAGATAATTAACGTCGCCGAGCGTATAAAAATTACTAATTTGTTCTGATGCTACCGTATAGACTTTATACTTTAATACTTTTTTACCGTCGACAGACTCTAATTTTTTAATTCTGATTTCGTATAAAGAATCAGGTTTAGTTCCGCCAACTGGTTTTAATTCTAAACGATTGCCAAATATCGTATACTCAAAAGGCTCTGCCATTAGAAATCCTTTCTGATGATTTCGATATTTTGTAGAATACCTTCATCTTTAATTTCGGCATCGAATTCAAATACAAATCCATCATCGGTACCTTGTCTAGGACGTTGAAGGACTTTTAATTCTTGAATAATTACTGGTTTAATATCTTGACCAGCAGGAGTTTCGTCGACGACGACACCAGGTTGACCAGCAGTCGCTCTTGTTATTACAGTACCATCTGCTAATTTAATAGTCGTTGCTGCATTATTACTATTACCATCTTTCATAATCTTTTCGATTGTTTCAGGCGTTAATGCAGTTGTCGATGTATTTCCACTCGTTACTTCGTTAGATAATCCTAAAGAAGTAGCATCGTTAATCTCGTCTTTTGTCATAGATCCTGGAGAAGTAGGATTTTGATCAAGATTAACTTTATTGTTATGCATATTACGTTTATAATTATATGGAGCCCAAATAGATACTGGATCTATCTTATGAGGATTTTCTTCGGCTTTTTCAAGTCGATCTTTAATGCGCTCAGGGCCATCATATGTAAACGTAGCCAATTCAGACCATGCACCAAACTCACCGTCTTTTTCGACGCGCACTCTAATATAATATTGCTGTTGTTTATTTAACTTAGGAAAGCTAATCTGTTGTTTTTCGACTACTACTGTATCTATTTCAACAGGGTTAAATAAACTATTATCAGCAATTTGGAGCCGATATTCTAATACAGGTTTTCTTCGTTTGTCTCGAAGTATTTCTTGCCATTGGCAGTTAAAAGTACCATCGACTAATTCATGATTAGCCGGGCTAAGAATTCTTACGTTAGAATAAATACTTGTATTAAAATATACGTGTCTAATTAAACTAGATTGTAATGGTGCACCAGTAATATCTTTAATCGTTCTATTGATATCGAGACGATATTCTTCGTTAGGAAGCACATCGTCTAATACAGTAATAATAACAAGCTTTTTACTTGTGCGATATTTTAAACGATATATTTTTTGTGATTCAGCATGAACCATAGCGATTGTATCGCTATTAATAGTGTCTGGATCGACATTGCCAGTAAAGAAAAGTTTAATTTGCTTTTCAATAGGATTAACGGCCATGTCGACCAAAGCAAATTCTTTAAACATGCTACACCTTATTTACTAGCTTTTTTACGACCGCGTTTTTTAGGTTTTTCTTCGGAAGTTTCTTCCTCAGTAGTTTCTACTTCTTCAGAAGTTTCTTCGACTACTGCTTCATGTTCTACAGGAGCAACAGTTTCTTCAGCTTTCGCTTCAGGCTCTACTTGCAGCCCTTCTTGCCTTTTTTCTTGCAAACCATCTTGAGTCACCTCTTCTTTTTTAACTTCGGCAACAGGTGCCTCTGTTTTAACTACAGGAGCTTCGGCAATAATACCAGCACGTTTAGCTTCTTCTGCTACTTTTTCTTTAGCTTCTTCTGGATTAACAAAACCAGAGGAAACAATATCATAGTTAGTAGATTTAACTAATTTACGGATAAGTGGAGAATATGTACCTTGCTCTGCAGGAAGGATACCATATACTAATACTAAACGACCCATGCGAACAGATTTACGAATATTCGTTAAATCCATCTTTTCATGGATGAAACCGTAAGGCTCTTTGCGAGATAAACGCATACGAGACAAGCGATCCCAATAGCCAGTTTCTCCAGAGGCCAATTTAACAATGGCAATTACTTCATGTTGTTGTTTCATATTATATAAATTCCTTTTATTTAAATTAAAAAGGAGGAGCTCCGAAAAGCTCCTCCAGTTAACTACTATTATTCAGTTACACGAACAACAGTTGGACGTGGATAGGATGGCATTGCGGAAATATTTTTAGCAACTGCGATACCTTTACCGTTATCCATGATGCCGATACCATAGCGTTCTTTAGCTTTGATAATACGAACATCGATTTCAGGATTAGTCCATTTTTCAACGGACAAGTCTTCACGTTGTACGATCGCACCAATGTTGTTGCGGTCGATAACATACATATCAAATGTTTTGTTTTGTTTGTCGAATTTAACGCGTGGGCTCAAAATTACGTTAATTGGCATTGGCAAATTGAAACGTGCTTGAGATTCGTTCAATACGAATTGTTGAGGGCCCATGTTGTTAGATAAACCAGCGAACCCACCAGTACCTTGAGTTGTGCCGAATGGGTTAACATTCATAGCGCCCATAGCACCGAATGTTAAGCCTTGACCTACCATTGCGTTACGAGCGAATACTAACCAGCAAAGTGGATGCATGATAACGTCTGTTGGTGTCTTATCGTTAGCCATCAATGCTAAGCACATAGACATAAAGTCTTCAACAGACAATGTGTTGTTTGGCAAGGAATCTTCGCCAAGACCTGTTGTAGCAGCATCTGGGTTTTGAGCAGCCAAAGCATTATCGAATACTACATGGCCGTGTTCGGAGAATTCACGAGCACACCATTCATCTTTATAACGAGCCATAGCGCCACCAATACGGGAAAGGTTAGCTTCCATGATGTCCCAATAGGAGTCCATGATAACTTCTTCGGAAAGAGTTACTTTAAGACCGATTTTTTTAGGACGAACTTCGATGGAATTGTATTCCAAAGTATTGATTTCTACAGCTTCATCGTTGTAAGCGCCACCTTCAGCAACTTCGTGAGCTTGCAATTCACCGATGATAGGTACTACTACAGTACCATTAGTGTTACCAGCTTGAACTTTAGTGAAGAATGGAGAGATAACAGATTGAGTATCTTCAGCTTCGATCATTTTAGATTCGATGATACGAGGAACCAAATCAACTACGTCTGTTGTCATAATTGTTTCTTTGATGGAGAAATGTTTGTCGGACAAGTTTTGTTTATTTAATTTGCCGACCATATCTTTCATCATGTCATATTTTTTTACGGATTCTGTAATTTTTTCTGGAGATAAGCCTTCTTTTTTAGCAGCTTCAACAGCAGCAGAACGCTTCGTATTAACATCTTCCAAAAATTCTTTAATATTGATAGCCATTATTATGCGTTACTCCTATTATTTTTGCAACAATACTTTAACTGCGCCTACACAGCCGTCCCAATCCATGAATGTAGGAACACCTGCAAGACCTTCGCGAGTATAAGAAACTTTCACATCAACAGTTTCTTTAGGACCTGCTTTAATAATAGCGTCAGCTGCAGCACGATCTACAACTTTAAGACGAAGCAAGTTATCTTCTGTATTATAGTGAACTACTTCGAATGCATTAGCGATTAAACCACCTTTTACTACAGGAGTGTAAGCGGAACCGTTAATGGAAATTTGAAGTGTGCCAGGTTTTACAAAACGATCTGGAACTTGGAAGTTGAAATCTAAGTATTCTTTACCAGCTTCAGCAGCATGCATTTGACCTACGAGAACATCTTTAAGTTCAGTAGATGCAACATTACGGCCATCAGTCAAGCCAGGAATACCGATGTATTCATATTTAGCGCCCATACGAGAATCGTAAATGTCCAATTTATTATTGGAAGCATTCATGTTCAAGTCATGGTTGGAATATAAAGAATTATATTCGTAGTTATCCATGCCACGGAAGTAAGCATAATCTTCGTAAACATCTTCACCACGACGATAAGAACGACCATAACCATCAGCTGCATATTGAGCCAATTCTTCTTGATCGCCAATAGCCCATTTCATCCATTTAGTGGAACCTTCAGGAACCAAGTTAGGATTTACTTCGTGTACTTGACCGATAACTTGTTGACGTTCAAATTCAACTTCAGCAGGAGTCATAGCAGCAAGAAGAGTTTCGTCGGACAATGGAGATTTAACGACACGGCCATTTTCATCAGATTTTACTAGGTCACCAGGCAAGAATGCACCATAAGCAGAACCCCAAGGGTTTTGTTCAGCTTTATCTTTAAATAAGAAATGAGGCAATTCTACCATTACGTCAGTTTTAATAGCACCAGGAGTCATGCCGTTCCAAGCGTTTTCATCACGAGTAGCTTCGTTACGGGACATGATACCGATAGGCACGTTACCAGCACGATGAGCCATGGATGGTTTACCATTTTCTTTTAAAAGACCAGTAACTTTATCTTTTTCTAAACCAGCATCAGTAGCTAAAGCACGAGGGCCTTTACCGCCAGCAAATGGTTGATAGAAATCAGCAGTATAAGCTGCAGCATTTACTGGAGTCCATTCAACATCGATGTTTTCCAATGGTTGACCAACGCCGACAGGAGAAACAAGACCAGTAGCAGCATTATAAGTATCGCCAGCTTTACGCAAACGAACAGGAGAACCGCCGTTAGCAAGTGTTAATACGTTTAAGAAAATTTCAGGATTTTCTTTTGCAGATTTTACGTCAGGATCTACGGCTACGATACGACCTTTTGGAATAACCAATTGATTGTACATTTCAGCGTAGTTGTAACGGAAAGCAACTGGCAAACGAGAATCCAACCAATAAGATACGTTAGAAGTGTCATGGTTTGCAGTGTTCAAGCGAACTTGAGTACGTGTTACACGACGTTCTTCATTATTGAAAGCTTTGAAGCCAAGGCCTTTGAATACTTTACCGTTAGAACCAGTGGTGAAGCGATTAGGGCCTTTACTAAGATCAAAATTAGGCATTGTAATAGAGCTCCTTATTATTTAAAATATTTGTAAAGATCGGATAAGGATTCAGTTACTTCGACAACTGGCTTAACCTCAGTTTTCTTTACAGGATCTTCGACTTTGGAAGTGGAAAGTTCAATTGTTTTAATTTTTTCTTCCAAGGATTCTTTAACGGCTGTTACATTGTCTTGTAAAGCTTTTTCGCTTTCAGAGCGCAAAGTTTCAAGACCTTCTTTAACAGTTTTTACAGAATCAATTGCTTCTTGCAATTCTTCTTTAGAAGATACAACAGCTTGAAGTTGTTCACGAACTTCATTTTTATAAGCTAAGAAATCAGAAGCTAAATTTTTATAATCTTTTTCTACTTGTTCTTTCGCTTCGATAAGCTCTTGAACTTTAGCAGATAATTCTTCGAATTTAGTATCTTCGGATTCTTTAACCTCAGTAGGTTCTTCAACTTTAGCTGGAGTTTCTGTTTCTTCAGCAGGAGCTGGAGTTACTTCAGCAGATTCTTTTGCTTCGACTTCTGCTGGAATTACTTTAGGTTCTTTTTCCATGTGTTCTTTAACGACAATTTTATTGCCGTCATGTTCTCCTTCTAATGAGCTAATAGGAAGAACCGGTTCAACTTGAGCCGGCTCTGCATTATCATCATATACTTTAATATTCTTAGCATATGCATCAGATGGAACAATAACGTAGGATAGCTCTTTAGGTTCTAATTTCTTAAAATCCCAATAGCACATCTCGCCGTCATATTTAGTTCCTCGAGCATGCTCACATAGACCGTCGTTCGCTAAATCTTGTCCACAAATAGAACAACGAACTTCGTCGCCGCGAGCGCCAATGCTTACAGTATCTAACAAACCATTTTTAACTTCTTCTTGAGCGTCAGGTGTTAAAATATCGGCAGTTAATACTAATGCTTTTGTACCAGGTAATCGTTGAGATTCCTTAATTTCGGCATTAATAACGCGACCAATTGTTTCACCGTCTTCGTCGTTATGATGTTTAATAACTGGAATGTTATAAGGATAAGTCCATTTATGCAACGACTCTCTCATTGCAGATTCGTAATAACGTGTATCATTACGAGTAGCATACGGATAAAAATGTAATGCTTCTATATCTACTTTTAATCCTTTAGCTTTAACGTTGTTAGATAAAGAATGAGAGTGTGCGACTGCGGACTCTTTTACGTCTACAGGATTAAACCCAAGATATTCACGGAATTCCATGTTTATCCTTTCATAATCGGTTTAATTGAGCACTTACAATATGGAGTGTAAGCTGGAATATCTTCGATAGTAATCTTATCGATATCGAAATGGGTCATGCGGCCATTTTGATGATCGCTATTCTCGAACTGAATTTCGATTGTTTTTACACCGTCGGTTTTACATTGTTGAACGTAATTCCACCAGTAAGCTTTCTTCGTGAGATAATCACATAAGAATCTTAATCGATATTCTGTTTTCGAGAGTTGATTATCGATGTATATTTTATCTTTATTGTTTTTTGTCGCAGATTTTAAATCTTCGATTATCTTATTAATTTTTTTTGAAGAATAGTCTTCAAATGAATCGACTATCGGATCAATTATCTTTCCATTAGTTTTATTGTTCGCATGTGAATCGTTAACACCACGCCTTGCGGACTCTACCAAATGTTTATTTAACTTTTTTAAGAGTTCGGTAACTACAGGCTTTGTAGAGCCACGACTCGCCAATATATTACCTAGTCGATTGTAACTTGCGTGTATATCGCTAAAATTTTTCTCATAATCTTTAATATTATCTTCTAAAGATTCCTTCATTACGAATTCTTTCGCAGTCGGATTATCTTGAATTGTATTTTGATTTTGAGGATTTGCATCGTTAGAGAAATATTTATTCGGAGTCGATTGTTTCTTTTTTCCGTTGAAGCTACGTTCATCTAAGCCGTCATTACTTGTTTGCTGAGAAGATTGTAACTGCATAGTTTCTTTAGACGCTTTAATAGATGCATCTGCTTGCGCATCGATTTGTTCTAATTGAGATTCCAATGTAACTTTAAATGCATACATGTCAGTTTCAGATACTTCGTTATCGAAGCCAAGTTCACGACGAGCTTCATCAAGAGTAATAACGTTACCTTGATATTTTTGAATAGTATGGGATTCAACTTTAATTTTTGTATCGATCGATACTTCGTTAAAGTCGAAGAATACATAATCGTCTTTATTAGTTAATGGATTAAATCCACCTTCTAATAATAATTCCGTAAATAAATATTTTTCGATAAAAGCAGAAATTATATTCTGGAACGCTTTTACTTCGTCATGCATTAATGCTTCCGTATTGTCGGCTGAGGATTGTCCACCACCTCGACCCATCGAAGATTTTGAAGCATTGAGACCAGTAAAAATACGTTGCTCCATATACGATAAGAAATTTAATAAATCATTAGCTTTCATATCGGGGGTAACGGACGTAATTGTCGTTCTTTCGTTTGTTACGATAAAGCCGTCATTAGGCATATCTTGGAAAGCATTTCTTGCGTCGTCAATTTCTTTTTGAGTAGCATATTGACCTTCAGCAATGTTACCTACTTTTATATGCAAAATAGGAGTGGCGAAACGATATAATATCGTCATAACCAATCCTTCAGCTTTCCGCAGCATAGATGCATCCTCTAGAACGGTAAACATTCTAGAGGTGCCATACTCGGCATTATTCATTTTATCGATGTACAAATGAATTACATCGTTCGGAGAATACTCTTCTCCATCGATTAGGTAATGATCAATTCTTCCATCGTCTCCTCGTTGTACTGTGACATTACAAGGATCTGCTAAGAATAAACCAGAGATCGAACCGCCTTTATAAATTTGATCTGCTTTAACTCCAAATTTTTGCGTATCATTATCTCTAGTTTTTATTATATACGAATTTGAGAAAGTATACAAGTCTTTTGCAATAGAAGTTATTAAAACATAAAAAGGAATTTTAGAACGGAATTCTATAATACGCAATCTGTCATTAATATAGTCAGCTGCTGCTTCGTTTTTAGATTTAATCTGATACCCAGCTTTAGTAATAAGTTGAGAAAACTTTCTAATTGCTACCGACAAATATGAATCGGTAAGAATTGCATTTTTAATTCTTTCTAAATCGTATGTACGAGAACCTGGATTAGATCCTCGTCGATTAAACTGACCAAAAGCTATCGCCTTGGCTTTAATAAGATTCTCCTTGACAGTACTAACTGCTCTGCCAAGGACAGAATCTTTTTTCTTTTTGGGCTGTTCAGCCTCATAAAAATCTGATATTTTCATTTACTTTCCTTGTAATGAAATGAACCCGGCGTAATTTGTCCAACCACCCATTTCGTGGAAGTCGCTACCATGAACGCCTTTATTTTGTGAAGATGAGTTACCATAATAACCGCCTTGTCCGTCGGCAATAACGACATGGTTATAACCTTCGGCATCATTATGATATACTATTATATCACCTTTTGCCGGTGTTCCGCTAGTTACATGTTGTAATCCGGCAGCTCTAGCATTTTGCATCAATACGTCGACGTTAACGGTTCCTTTAGATAATTCATCGGCTAAGAATTTAGAGAAATAGGAACCGAACTTCGTAGCAAATTCTACGCAGCCAACTGATCCATTTGCCATAGTAGAACCAACCAAGCCAGATGCAACTGCTTTCGTAAAGTCTGTATCGATGACTCCAGTACCTCCGCTACCATTTATAATTCTATCAGATAATGAACCAGGTTTCAAGTTACCATAGTTACCGGTACTCGATAATCCGTTAGCACCAACCTTACCAGGATCAGGAGCCAAATTATTTAAATAAAAGACTGGATCTGGTTCCGGCGTTTTCTCGAACGGATTAATACCGTTATTAATTAAAACGCCTTTAGCAAATGCACTATTAACAGTTAAATCGAATACGTCTTTCGTTAATTCTGTCGAAGACATCAATAATTTATTATACTGATATACACTATTAACATACTTCTGATCATAGACTGCACGATTTTCTCGCAAGAAATCATTTTCGTATTGGCTTAACATTGTCGGGCAATACGATAAAAATTCATGATTATAATACTCTTGACGAGTTTGTGCAGCCGCTTCGATTGCTCGCATGAACTTAATTAATTCATCAGCACCATATAGCTTAGCCATCATCTTAGCCTTTTCACGAATCATTAAATCGTTACGAACAATACTGTCATGTGCTACTTTACATTTCTTGCCAGATACAGTTTTAACAGCTAAACCATCGAATACTAATAATAATATCGTTAAATCTTCAGCTCCACATAATTGAACAGCATGAAACATTTTAGATAAATAATCTTGAAGATAATCTTTTAACTTATCGATCCAATGTTTCTTAATACGGACTAAGTTACTCTTTGTCCATCGATATACAAGTTTATCGATCTTCTCAGATGGCTCTTGTTTAATATCGACAATCGGAACATCGGGGAACCCGAATGGGTCATCATGATTAGGTTCTGGTTTAGGAGCAACCGGTTTCGGTGTCTCCGGAATTTTAGGTTCGACCGGAATAAAAATATTTGGGTCTTCTGGCTCTGGAGGAAGAGGAGTTTCTGGATCTGGAGGATCGATACGGACAATCGTATCGGTCGTAATTGTTACAATCATCGTCTCGATAATTGGCCTAATCTGAATCGGAAAGTATGGTAACAAATTATATACCGTCTTTAAATCGGCTAATAATTCATCGACTTCACTTTTCTTAACTTCTTCTGGTGGTGTCCAAGGAATAGGATCATTGAACACACGAGAAGGAGTTCTTTCAAAAGTAGCGTCACTTTCATAATGTCGTTTAGGCTGTATATCGGGACGATAAATAATTTTATTATTGTCTTCCATATTTTCCTAAAATAATGTACGACTAAATTTATTTCGTGTATGAGATAACCTTCTCGATGGACGATCGAACGATTCGCCAGGGCCTAACTTACGCCAAGCTTCATCGGAAGACTCATACGTTTTCTTTTTATCTTCCCAAGGATTATCTAAATCTCGTTTTTCGTATGTCGGTAAAACAGATCCTCTATTAATAGAGTATGCTATATCGTGAGACGCTTTTTTAACGAGCTTAGTTAATTCAGGGAAATGTTCTACGAATGCTAAATAAGCAAGTCCTAACGCATCGACAAAGTGTTCGTTATTACTATTGTATACCGGAACACCGGCCGCCGTAATCTTTTCAACACGATAATCGATTAACTGTTTAAAAATTACGTTATCATAAGGACTCATAATTAAGTTACCACGTTCAATAAGAATAGACAACTGATTTACCATAAACGGTTTTAAATGTTTCTTTTCTAAAGTACCTGTAACAGGATCTTGAACGTCGATTTTTTCTGAGAACATCCAGCCTTTAACTTTTTTATCGAGTCCAGTTTCTGGATGTTGTTTACCGTAAATCTTTAACGATTCCATCTGATATTCCACGTTGTTATCCTAGGAGCTTTTTATCTCCTAGTTCTTATAGTTTCCTATAAGGTCGGCATACTTTTTCGTGTTAAATAATGTGAATACACGGTGCGGGCTCTTGGCAAGATTATATCTTTTCACTTGCTATGCTCTGCCCCTGACTTATTTAAAATAAGCCTTCGGTTCGAGTTACCATATTAATTATTTAACTTAGGCTTCTCGCTTAATACCGCACTACATTTATACCATATAATTCACTTATAATATAAAGGGCAAATATTTACCAGATCCCCTATCTATATAAATATAGCTAGGATTATAAATAGCATTTAAATCTATTATCTTTTTAACAGCCTTATCAAATGTAAAATCAGAAGATTCAATTTCTGTACGATTAATAATTCTAAATTTATTAAATGAAGGATCATACTCTAACACCAGAATAGATGTTGGAGCCTGACTTTTGTCCCATATCTCAAATTACATTGTATTCGCTACATACAATATGCTTAATATTACTATTAAGATTAGACTATATCATTATCCTTTTAAATAAAGGATACTTTCCGCTTCGGGCCGCTTGGCTCTACTCTCTTTCGAGATAGTCGTTGAACGTCTCTTATAAAAAATAAGATTTCGCTGCTGATTGTCCCATAAGGATGTTCCAGCAATTCAAAAAGTTTTCATTTGTTAATTACTTAACAAAGGGACCGGGATTAATCCACGCCTATCGTTCTAAATGGATTAGGCGTATAAATTCTTCTTCCCGGAGGAAGTATGTGAACTTTTTTTACGTTAGAATCGTCTAAATCCGGCCAAACCGGTTTATAAAATTCTTTATCGAAATAAGTATAATTATCTATACGAGTAGCTGCTTCTAATTTATCCTTATCGAATACACCAGCTTCTTCGACACCGAACTCTGCTAATACTTCATGTGCATACGCATTTTGATCGTATGTGTTTCTAAATTCTTCTTCCATCGCATCCGACCACATAGGATTATGTTGTGTCGGATGGTAGTGCTCAGTGACAGTTTTGTTACGATTGTAATCGCTACTTACAACCTTCTATATATTCCTATATAGCTCAGACTATATCATTATCCTTTTAAATAAAGGATATCTTCCGCTTCGAGCCGCTTGGCCCTACTCTCTTTCGAGATAGTCGTTGAACGTCTCTTATAAAAAAAATAAGATTTCGCTGCTGATTATCCTTACGGAACTTCCAGCAGTTCAAAAGATTTACATTTATTGATTACTCAATAACGGGGCTATTTTTAAGTTTTTTATTTTTACGATTAATATCTTTATTTAAATGAACTAAATATTTATCATATTTTCTAGTTAAGAATATAAATGAATAGGTGGATGATAATGGGATTGTTCGTTTAGTGATGGAAATTAATGAACTTGCTGAAATGCAACGTGATAGAGGGAAATGCTTTGAGTATTTAGCACTTGCCTATTTTCAAAATGAACCAACATACCAGAATGGGTTTAAGAATGTATGGATTCTAGCAGATGTTCCATAGGAATTTGGAATACCTAAACTTGATACTGCAGTAGATTTAGTTGCGGAAAAGTTTACTGGAGAATTAGTTGCAATTCAGGAAAAATTCTATACGCATGCAATCTCAAAAAAAAGATATAGATTCATTCCTAGGTGAATTTGGGAAGACTATTTCGAATCAGGTATTATCGTAGCTTCAACCGGTAAATGGGGTAAAAATGTTGAAAAAGC